TGTACTTCGTTCATTTATCGGAAAATTCAGGTGTTTAACCGTTTTCGCATTTATCGTGAAACGCTTTCTGCCTGCACTTTTTCATTGTCGGCGAGTGTTTAACCGTTTTCGCATTTATCGTGAAACGCTCGTTTTTCGTGCGCCCTTCCTTCTGGACTGCTCTACGCAATTTTAAATGTTGACCACGCCATTCGCATTCTTTCTGCGCCTTGACTGCTAACTCTATTCCTAGATGCAAGTTAATGGTTTGCACCTCTACAAGTGTTATGCCACACTGCCACCTGGCGTTAGTTTCGGAACAGTCGTACTTATCCTGAGTAGAATCTGAATAAGCCTAGTAGAGCAGGTAGGACTTGAACCTACGATAGCCGAATTATGAGTTCGGGGCCTTGACCAACTTGGCTACTGCTCCTTAAACCTTATTTAATTGGAGTAAACTGAATATCCCAACCACAAGACGGTGCTAGGTGGATTATTACATCCATATATATATCCTTCTTTTAAGTTGTATAAATATGATGTTCCTGAAGTAACCGCATCTGCACTAATTACTTTTCCATCTGAATAACTTATATCATTTCCTTCCAGCATCCCAGCATAATAGCAATTTCCATATGTTTGCCAAGACACTTTCCAATTACCTTCACTAAAATATTCTGATTTAGTTCCTCTAACGCTACCACTTGCATTAAAGAAACTTCTTTTCTTAATGACTGTAATAGTTTTTCAGTATTTTTATTATGATCATCCCAAGAGATGCAATCTCCACCATTGCTAAAAATTCTCCACTTGCACAAGGGCTATCATTTTTATTTAAAAAAATAGAATCAACTGCCTTATATATTCCAAATGGTATTGCTAATACTAAAGTATGGCAAAGATGCCAAGTAAAACATCAGAAACCTTCGGTTGTTGATTGTCTGTCATTACTTTATTCCTTCCTGTAAAATTTTTAAATTTGCTCTCTTTGACAATTCTTTTGACCTTCCTTTTGAGCAGAATTCATTAAAAATGTTGCGCCAATTGCTGATAAACAAAAACTCCAAAATAAACTAACATTAGACGATAAAAGATATATAAAAGATCCTACCCAAACAATCAATGGAAAGATTAATGATTGAAATATTCCAACACCATTTTGTTCTTTATATAAGTTTGATACTTCTTTTCTTTTTCTTTTGCTTGTGTTTTTTCCTGCTTAGATTTAGGCTCATTTACAAAAAATCCAGCACCTGCTGGTTTAGCAAGTTCCATCAATCCAAATATAATTCCAAATGTTGTAGCAAGAGCAAGATGATTTAAGTTCCAGTTAAATATTTCATTAAAAAAATCTGCATTTACCCAGCCAATGCCGAACATTAGCGGGGCATTAAAAACAGCCTTGCTTGTTTTGCTCCAGTCCTTATATTTTTCATTCTATATCTTTCTGTTAGGTTTATGTGCTTACAATATTAATTATAGAACAGCATAGGTTGAATGTCAAGTTCTTCGATTTTCATACTTTAGATACCTTACTTCATTAATTATTTTATTACACAACGCTACCTCAATCATTTCATGTAATAACTACCTGTAATAGGCTTGGCAGAAAAGTAAACAACATAATATATATCTGGGTATTTAACCTTAATCAAGGCACCATTTGCTATAGCCTTTTACGTTATCTGTTCTTTGTGCCCCTGGTCTTTTTTTAGCATCGTCTCGTCCACCTTTAGACTCAACATATTCATCTCTTTCTCCATAAGCAATAAAATCTACCTCACATCCAGTTCCAGGCATGTAAATATTTTTATCTATCTTATTAAAACCACGAGTTTGTAAATCTTTTAAAACAAAATCTTCGAATTCATCTCCGCTTTTTTAGAATCTGATTGAAAATTATATTCCATTATCTTCCATCCTTCTTAAAATTTCGGCAGTATTAGGATCGTTCATCATTGTTGATATAGCATCTTTAACTGATGGCTTTTATTTCTGGCAGGGTATACAAATCATTGTTCGTAATCTTATTTAGCAATTGCCTCAATCTTACACAATCGTCATGTCTCCACCATGTATAGCAAAATAGTTTTCCATCAGCCTCAACTATATTAGGACAAGACTTATACTCTTCAATGATCTGGTCTATAACGACCTTCTGTGCCCTTTACAGCCATTACAGGGGCAAACCCAGTTAGACACCCTTGGCCTTTTTAATTACGTCTACCACAAGCATTCTCATACCTAAAGCATTTAATTGTGCACCATTACTTTCAAGAGGTATTTTTTCTATTTCAGCAATAATTTTATCTTTAATTTCTTTTACAACCTTATGGGTACCATTACAAACTGGATACTCAGTTGAAAAACCACATCCACACATACTCATTATTTCTCCTCTGTTTTCTCTGATATCATCTCAAGTATATCACCTAAAGATTTTTCTGGCAAATCATGAAAGTAGTAATTACCATCATCTTTAATTGTCCATCCACGCCAACCATCTACATCATCCCAAAAAGCAGATGCTGTCTTCATAGACTCTGGATCATTTAGAATGCGAGTAAATGAATTATAAAAATTAACCTCATCAAAAAGATTGCAACTCTAAGTCTTTCCCATTTAAAAATAAAATTAACAATCTTATCTACCACGAATTAACTCCCACTCACCCGTCTCTTTAGCAACGAATACATTACCATTTTCTCTATCAACGAGGAGATATTTTTCTGGACACTTTGTTCTTAAAGTTACAAGTACCTCTTCTTGAATTTCTTGGAAACTCTACTTGCTTCCTGCTCATATCAACACTCCTACTAAGATACCTATGATAAAACTAAATAATCCTACAGACCAATAAAAGGTATTTTTCATATACTGCAGAATAATATCTTTAACTACTTCAGTAGGTATGACAATCTCATACCCTTCTTTATCTGGATCTGGAAAACTATAGTTTTCATTTATGCTCCTTCATATGTCTATTTAGTGTATCATGTGCAAATATACCCCAACGCACTTCAGTTTCTTTTTTGCACACGGGACAAATCACAACCTTACCAGTCATATATTACAGTATACAGCAAACGGACTATTTTGTAAAGTTATCTTCAGAAAATGCTTCAGATATAATACGAAGTCTTTCTTTTATTTCCCATCTTTCATGCTTAGATAGATGTGGTTTGTCAGCAAGCCTATCTTTATTTTTCTCAGACCTTTTGCGTTGAGTCTCTGATCTATTTTCATTAGATTGTTTCATTAAATATGCTACCCCATATATTTAAAAATAAAATGCCTGTCGCACACATCAACAATATGACCAGTATCTTTATCTGGCTGAGTAAATTTAGCAAAATCATCACATTTAATGCATTTAGTCTTTTTGCCATAGCAATTTGTGGCGGGACATAGAGAGTCCTTATCTTCAATATCTATATCTACCTCAAAGGAAGTACCACAATGAGAACAGATCTTTTTAACTTGTAACATACTATTCATTATACACCAATTCAATTATATGACATTTTTGCCATTTTTATCTTTTGTTTTAACCCAAGAACCTATCTTACATTCCATAACCTTTTGCCTCAAGGTTTCTCCAAATGATGGGTGAGTTATCTCAGATCCTATGTATTCTTGACCAGTCTCTAAGTCTATGACAAGCCATTTACCAGGAGCCTTAGTATGAATAATAAGATCTATTGGATGGTCAAAAGAATCTACTTCTGTGCCATCTTTTAATTTGCGTTTATTCACTAACAATCTTCTCTTGATGATAAGAAAGACTTATCGATATCTTCCCAGCATCTTCCATAGATAGTATGTCTATTACCATTTGTAACCTTGGTAACTCTATGCTCAAACTCTCTATATAGAGGAATATTTATAAGCATTCCCACTTCTGGTTTGATAACATAATCTTTATTTTTAAACTCTAAGATACCACCATCAAAGTTATCGTTTAAATATACATTAAATGATGCAGTAATAACAGTCTCTGACATTACAGCATCTTTAGTATCTGAACCTGAAACTATTGTGTGCTGATATTCTTCTGAATCCTCGTGGTCTCTTTCGTAATGAAAGTCCATGGCCCAATCAATATCTTTTACCTTAAGGTCTGGACTCCAAGAAAGAGGCTCATCTTCTGGAACCTCAAAGAAAGACTGTAATGCTCCAGCACCTGCAAAATATTTAGGTAGGACTGCCTCTAATCTCTGTTCAATATTTCCTAAATGAGGTACAGGTATAAACTTTGGATTATTTTTTGGATGCGGTGGAATTAAAACTCCATCATCACCATACTCAGGAACATAGCCAAGAAACTTATTTCTAATGTTACCACCGTATGGGGAACGCATTGTTGGATACCAACCTTCAGGATCGTTGGCTTCCTTATTAAACCATTCTATTTCTTCTGGTGATAGGAAGTTGCGAATGACCCATAGATCCTTCTCAATGTATTCCTTTTTTGGTTCCCAAATCTCTTTTAGTGAGTTTAGTTTGTCGGGATCTCTTGCTTCTAATAAATCGTAGTTAGGCATATAAAGATTATATCATATAGTTCTTAAATCGATTTTTTTGACGGGAGTTAAAGTTCGGCGGAAAATAGAAATACAAATCCCCCTATGCTCTAAACGAGCACTATGGATTAATATAACAAATATCGCCTGTCTGCTATACTATCAATAATGACAAACCTTTATAGATGTGGTAAATGTGGTAACAATATTCCTTCAGAAACAGATGATGGTTTGATATGTCATACATGTGCTAATAATACCTTTACTCAGGTTACTGAGGATAACTCAGACAAGATCCCATTTCCTACCCATCTTTATAGTTATGGGGATAGGGATGAAAGTGTTTGCAATGATTCATCTGGTTTTTGTCCATGTGGGGAGTTTATTACCCATCCAAAGAATGAGCCATGCAGCATTGATAAAGTAGATAAACAACCAAGAACTTGGGATTGCCATTGTAGTACATCATCTTGTCCTTGTGGGGCTTATGTGGCTCATAAAGTGGATGAACCATGCACAGCCAAAAATCTGACGGTATAGAGAATATACCCACTATCCCCTATATAACCTATAGAGGTATCTCATTAACTGGTTCTTTAGACCAATGGATATATGATCTGATATATACGGCTGCATAGGCTAAGGCTGAGAATATAAAACCATACTGGTTTGTTATAAGAGCATAAGTTATCCACAGGCATTCGTTGAACAATAAGACAAACCATCCCCATTTGTCCTTACGACCAACAAAGTAAATACCTGCTACGCCTATAACTGCTAATACCCATGACCACCACATATATTCATTGTAGCATATGGTCAATTGGTTTATATACCGTCGAAGTTATCCACAGGTTGATAGATGGTTTGGTATAGTTATCCACAAGTTATCCACAGATAAATCTTACTGATTATATTATTGGATAGGGTTAAAGTGGAGTAAAGTGGAGGATAGTGGTGTATGGAACGCTTTTAACGATGGCGTTCGTAATCCCAAACCACAAAACCATATATCCATCAAACCATCATGCCATCTTATACCACAAACCATCATATCTGTCAAACCATTATATAAAGGTTTGGGCATTATATCTGCAAAACCATGGTTTGTCAAGTATCTTCGTAATCTTTTATGCAGGAAAATTGCCAAATTTCTGGGAAAAATTCCAGAAAGTTCGTAATACTTTTAAAAATGTTTTAAAACCAGGAAAAATGGTTTGATATGTATATATAGGGGGAATTAGGGTATGATCGTAATCTTTTTATACCCGCCGTTATTTGCGGTGCCCGCAGCCCTCTGCCTTTGAGCAGCAGCAGGTGCAATTATTGGGCGGGCATCCACAAGGACAATCCTGTGGAGCATTATAGATAGGTTCGTAATCCTTTTGATACTCCTTGGCTGTTTTATAGAATGCAGGGATGAATGGTTTGATAGGCCACTTAGCAATTGTATATAACATACCCGTCAAAACCGTCATGTCTTTCGTAAAGGAGTCCCAATCAGATTGCTGATCATGTCTGTGTTGGTTTTTGTTTTGATACATCTTAGAAAAGTGACGGGGACTCATATAACCATTATAACACTGGTTTGATACCCGCCTAAAAACGGCGGGGAATAGAAAAGACTCTTCGTAATACCCCTAGTACTATATACAACTATACACTAGGATACTATGGTTTGACAAACCAAAAATATTATGATATAAGGTTTGGGGAAAATATGGTTTGGATCGTAATCTTTCTGGGAAAAATTTACAATGGTTCGTAATCTATTTGCAAATTTGGTTTGATGGTTTGTTATATGCTAAATGATGATCTAGGCAGCCCCCGCAGGGGGACTGAGATTTTTACTCTTCGTCCTCTAAATTAGATTCAACAACCTCAAGGACATCATTGAGATTATCCAAACCATCAACATCATCTTCGGTTAGCGATAATGCTGCCAAGAATAACGCAAAGGTTTCATTTACATAGTCTTCAGCAATAGGGTTTGGTGTTACTACCCCTGTAGAAATAAACCATGACAAAGGCAAGCCAATGTCGTTGTAGGAGATGAACTCTCCAAGTTTTTCGTCATCTCTGTATTCAAACCAGAACTGACCTAAAATACCACACTTATCTGTAAAGTCTATTGACATGCTCTTCTCCTAAATAGTCACTCATAAGTTTATCATGTTCTTCCCCCGCTGTCAAGGCGAGAACCTCAAGGCGGTGCCACACGATTGGTGGGTGATTGCGAACCAGATGATAGCCAACTGCTTCCAGATTTAGCCCCATGTCTTCATTAATAATCTTGGCTATTCTGCTTGCTACCTGTATTTCTTTTGTATTTTGTGGTGCTCGCCTAACGCTGTAAGCCATAGTTCCTCCTATTAGATTGTATCAAAAAAGATGTGGGAGGCAAGCCCGTAGACAGTCAGGCCTGCCCCCTTTTATCTGCAGCGAAGGGACCCAACCTCCGCTTTACGTAGTGACCGTCGTCACAAAACCAGGGATCGATTAGTCATCGCTAACGTTATATTCTCCCGTAAAATCAATGACAACAAGTCCGACTCTGCCATCCTCATTCATATGGGCATATACAGGGTACAAACCGTCACCATAGCCAGTACTAAAGGCAACAGCACTCGCTCCACCCAACTGACCAAAGCCCTTGCTAATGGTAGCCTCGCAGGCCCCAAGATAGCCGTATTCTCCAGCCTTATTCTTATGCTCATCAAACTTTACAGCCTCTGAGTCCCAAGGCTTCCAATCCTCTAAATAGCACGGGTCCCCAACAATAGCCTGTCCGCTATCTACTGAGAATTCACCAATTAGTTGTAAGTTGTCTACTTTAATCATTCTGTCTCCTTGTTGTTTTTATCCATAATAGCAAATGAAAGTTGATATGTCAACCCGTATAAATATGCAAGAGCGTCTACCTGTCCCTCCCAGTACTTACGCTCCATGGATTGCATAGCGTCTGAGTAATCATTATCTTGTTCAATCTGTTGGGCTTCTTCCAGTTCCCGCTCTGCTTCAAGTAATAATACTTTTAATTCCCCATGCATAATATCCAAACCAGATATACGCATATCGACTGCTAACTGCAACCTTGGGTCTAACTCATTAATTGCTTGCATGTTCTTCTCCAATCTGTATAAAGTGGCGGGTAGCAATAGATTGTCCTGATAGGTAATTATATTCAAAGTCTAATTCTTTACAAGCCTTAGATTCAGGGTCAAGAGATTCCATTTCCTGTGCAATGTTCTCTAAGTCTTGTTCTAAACTAATTAAATGTATCTTCATGTATTCAATAAGATAATTAGACATTAAGTTGGTCCTTTCTATAATCGGGTACGTTATCTAAGTATATCTTGTGGTCCTCACATTCCGCAACTTCTTCAAGGTCTGCCTCGCCCATGTAGTGACATTCATTACAAACCTCACCACAGCCATTGTCACAATACTCAAGACTATCTAATGAATCGCAGTCTCTACACTTATTGTTATAAACCTCTATCTCAGTTCCGCTACCGTCGATAAATAGATTTTCTCCACCCCAGCCAGTTTCTTCTTCGTAAGATAGATTAAACTCTACATCAGGGTACTGTCCAGACAAAGCCTCAATCGCAGGTAGAGGTGGAGACCACGCAGTATTGAAACGGTATGCAAGAGAAGTATCACTCTCCTCCATTAGTTCAGTCTCAGGATAGTCTTCTCCGTCTCTAACGGCTACATCCCATTTGGTACCCCACTCACGAACATTGAAATCGTACCAATGGTTGCCCTTAAACTTCATGGCTTCCTCAATTGGTAGGGAATGGTCAGGTTGCTGAATATATTCCTCATCACTAATACCAGCCTGTGTATGATTATATATATTATGAAATGCAAAGACAGGATTAGAATAGGCTGTCTCTGTTAACTCCATTTTACCTGTTTCCATGTTCCATTGGTCATGCATTATGGTAAATGGTTTGTTAAGTTGTGTTTTGATAGCAGAGATTTCTTCCTTGCTACCTTCGATAGATAATGAGTTGTAACACCAATTTGGCATTCAGGGGTCCTTTCTTGTGGGTTCGTAATTAAATTTTAGCAAAAATGCAACGGTATGTCAAGTCCTACTCTCCCCAATACCTAATGATAGTATTCATAGTATTGTGTAAAGCACAGTCACAATCTCCACCATTCATGTTCTCCATGAACTCAAAATGATCTAAATTGTCCTCATAGATAGTTGTAACTAATTCATCAATTGTGTAGGGTTTAAAGGTTTGTCTCATGCATATTCCTTTTCATAGGCAGGTAATGATGTTACTGTCAATTCTATCATCTTGTCAGGGTATTGGTCAACTACCCAATTAAGAGCCTGACCAGCAGTATCAAAGTCAGATATACATCTACTTGATCCATAGCCTTGTATATTAACCTCCCAGCAATCTACACCACCAGGGGATACGGAATATTCCATTTCATATATTTCTACTTTTAGGGTCATGTATTAATTGTCCCACAATCCAGCAAAAAAATCAAGTGCTACGTAATAAAATAAAATCAAAAATACAATGTCCGTTTTGTGTGGATTTTGGTTTATCTAGCAAATTTTTTATTTTTATTTTATGATCTGCAATTGCAAAATAAAAAAGTGAACAGTTTATACTCATGTTCAGGAGTTGCGATTACTTATGCAATCGCTAAAGTATTTTTTACAATACTTAGCAAACGATTTTTTTCTGCTGTAATTGATGGGTCAAAACCAGAAGCAGCAGCAAGCATTGCCTCAGTATTTCCACCACGAGCAGAACGATGCCAGTCAAGGCGTTCAGTTAGTGCATTGAAAGCACCCCATGCGTTACCCGCAATCATTCCATTGAACTCACCTGTGTAGATGTCATTGATAACATCAACCTTATTAGTCCAACGAGTAAGTGCGCCCTTTTTTTCTTCATCAGGCTTTGGATAAGCAGCAAGCACAATGTCATTGAACTGTTGCGCTGTGATTTCTTTCTCAATCATAGCCTTAGCCATAACATCAAAAGCGTCCATGTACTTATTAGCAAGACCAAGAGTCTCACGAGCAACTTGTACCTTACCACTTGCGGTCTGCGTGTGGCGTATCTTGAATGTCTGCTTGATAGCATTTTTTCCACGCTTAGAACCTAAAGCAAGGTTAAGAGTATTAGCGCACACAACACGAACAGGTGTTATGCTTGCTTGAATAGCGATAGAACCATCATGTGATGTGTTGATAAGCAAATAAGTTTTTACCTTATCGGCAACACCATTAGGGTCAAGAATTGTCTCACGCTCAAGAGCAAGAGAACCGAATACGACACGACCTCCACGAATAGAGCCAGCCGTTTCCCAACGACCTCCGCCGTCAAGAATGTTATCACCGAATGAGAATAAATCTTCATTCTGTAAAACATGGTAACGCTCACCGACAACACCAAGAATGTCGGTCTGTGTATTATCTGTAGGGTTAGTACGGATAACGTATTGATAATTCTTATCTGATGATAAGTGAGATGGAACATTTACGTCCTCAAGACGAACATTCCAATTGTTTAGGTTAGCAGCAGATAACATTTCTGCTGTTGTTTTTTCTTCCGTGAATACTGTGCCAAGACCATGCCAAGCAGGCTCACGGAATGATGCGAAAGAAGCAACGCCATTTTGCGTTTCTAATTCATGCGCCATTATTTTGTCCTTTCTGTAAGTGTTTTAACAATCTTAGCATAAACAACCGACAAAAGTCAAATAGGCTTAGTAAAAGGGGATAAATTGGACGTGACGTAAAACACATCTTAAATACTTGACATTTTGAATTTTTGCGGGCTAGGTGCCTAGGAAATTTATAAAGCAGTTTACATGGACGTGCTCAGGTCCCTTACGGTCCTATTTAAGAAAGGATGAAAGATAGGATCCGTATACATTGCAGGGCCTTTCATGAACCCTGCAAATTTTTAAATTTCTATTCTGTCGACACTGCCTGACAAATAGGTAATTGCATCGCCGTTGTATGAGACTGAATCAAAATCAATATCATAGATTGCATTCTGTGCCTGCTCTTCATTACGTGCATTAATTGTAATTGAGTACTGGACGGTTACCTCAGCCTCAAATTCCTTGGCTAATTCAAAACCACAAATGCTTGCAATTTCTTCTGCCTGTGATTCAGTGATTGAATCTTCATCCAATTGCTCCAGGGTCCATTCCTGCATTTCATTACGCATGCGATTGCGCTCTGCAGATTCAGTGTATGAACGCTGAGTTACTACAGAAGTATGCTCCTCAAGTTGCTTGATTCGCTCATCCTTCTTTTTAATTTCTGACTTTAGAAAGTCTTCTGTTGCTACATATTCTTTAATTGTTGCATTAAATGGAGTTTCCATTATTCAACATCCTTTCCCATTGTTTCCATTTCTTTAATTGTATTAACCATATCATCTATTTCTGCTTCTGTCAATAATACACTTGTTACTAATGTAGTTGTTAAAGCAGCCAACGTTCCTGAATACATATATAAGGCTTGGGCAAACTCATCTGGAGACATGCCGTCTTTAGTGTGATAAATGGCACGAGCCATATTCATTATTATTTCGTCGTGAACTGCTTCTTTTGTTACATTCTGTAGGGCTATTGCGGTACTAATCATTTAATTATCCTTTCTTAAGATAATATAATCATAGCATTTTTATGGGGGAAAATCAAATCAAGTACGTAAATCATCTCACATAGTGGACTATGATTTAAATCACACCGCCTAGGCGATTTTTGTGGAGCAGTTTTACATCATGCTCAGGATGATCTTTCCAGGAATACCCGCAAGGACTTTCGCCACTTCATTTTTTAGCGGGGCTTATCAGGAAAGAAAGTTATTTCTTACGAGTAATGAACCAAATAAGCAATAGAATAATATCTACAATTGCCCATAACATCATTATTAAAAACAAACCAATTCCAGTTCCTGCTTCACAAGCACCCTGATATTGTTCTGCTTCGCAGTTTGCACCTGCAACACCAGCAACTAACCAAAAAAACAAATAGTGCCTGTATTCCAATAATAACTTTTTTAGCATGTTATTCCTTTCTTAGTAAGTCTTTACCATTGCGAAACGAGTTTGGTTATTTGCTAAACGAAGCATAACCTTAGTTACATTACGAGTTTGTGGAACAAACTTTTCAATGCGACCTGTAACTCCTGTTTTGCTTGTTGTGAATAAATCACCGATTTGGTAAGTGTATCCGCCTAATGTCATTTGTTTTGCCTTTCTATTTATTGGGTCTTGTATTTATTTTACCAAGTTTGGCGGGTGTTGTCAATAGCCCACGCACCCGCCATCTTGATTATAGGTATCTTGCGATAGCGTTGTAAGTAGAAGTAGAAACTACTTCCTCATCTGTCATTTTGAGAATACGAATTGCGTTCTCAATTTCCTCAACCATTTCACGATACTGCCAATCGTTCATTGTCTTATGCTCACGCTCAGGTTCAGCAGGTAGGTCAATAAGACCAGCAGGTATGTTGAAGTCAATGTTGATTTCATTGTTGTATCGCTTATTAGCAGAGAAGTTCTCAGCCTTTGCGATTTGAGCAACTGCGAGTTTTGCTACTTCTTTAGCCCATGCTTTACGAGCCTTATCATACTTAGCCTCGTTTGCTTCTTGATTTGCGAAATCTTTGTTGATTTCTGCTAATTTAGTTTCTAAGGCTTTGATAACCTTAGTTGTAGCGATTTTTACATTTATCGCTTTTCCTCTTGCCATTTGTTTCCTTTCTTAGTGGGTTTGGGTTATGTCAAGTCTAACATTTTTTAGTTAGAAAGTCAAGTGAGCAGTTTTAGTAGTCATACTCAGGACTTTTCTCGTATTGAGAATTACTTTGCTGTCCAAGTTGTCCAGCGTGGTGTGCCATTTACATCAAGTTTGACACGAACAGATGAGCCGTCTTGATTTGGCTTGATTTCTGTAATTGTGCCTGTGACCTTTGACTTCTGTGAAGTGTATAGGTCGCCTACCTTGTAAGTTGCGGTTGCTACTGACATTTTTTCTCCTTTGTTGTTGGTTATACTACTATTATGACATTTTTTCTTGCCGTGTCAAGTTATTTTTGACATTTTCTCACATTTTGAGATTTCTCTCGTGTGATTTGGGTCACTTTAGGGGTGGGTAGAAAATTATCCCAATAAAGATAGCCCACAAGATTAGTAATAGGATTTTCATTTATCACTTTTTCTTTGCGCTAAACACTATGTCAGCCTTGTTGCTAACACATAAATTACATTTTACACAAGCAGACCCCTCTTTGTCAATTAGGGAATAGCCTTTTTATTCTCAGGGCACTTAGCCCCTACCTTGCCTATCATTGCCTTTAGATCAGCCTGCCCAATTGCGAAGGTATCTGCAAGGTATGCCAAACGAATACCCTTTTCCTTATTTAGACTAATAGCAATCTCTTTGTTGTCTTTATCCGTAGAATAGTATAAGCTAAGATTATCAATTCCCTTGAGTATGTCTGCAGCAGAGGCTACACGAGTATAGACCCAGAACTTTACATCAGGATTATTAAGAATAACGTGTCTTCCATGCAAATGCATAGTCATCACTAAAGAAATCACCGTCCCAGTGGATACGGAATAGCATAGGAGCGTCTTTCTTTTCACAATCTTTTCTAAAGTCTGCAATCATGTCCATGAGCAATGCTTCCATAGTGTCATGGTCAGCGTCTTTTAGTAATTCCCAGTTATGAAGTAAGACAGCCTTTACGCCTTTGTAGACTCTTTCAAGTTTTCCTGCGTAGCAAACGCTCTCACAAGTGTTAGTGGCACCAGGGCACGAGAAAGCCTTACCAGCAGGCAATCCAAAAGTGTTGGCAATTGTTGGGGTTTTTCCGTTGGGTGAGACAGCATTAGTTACCTTCCTATCCATGCTACGTTTTAGTTTCATGGGGTCCTTTCTTTATTTTTATTATAACATTTTTATTTTGATAAGTCAAATTTTTTGTGTTTAACTTTACGGGAGTAGGCTTTTTTGTTCCTTAATGGAGTTGCAGCATTAGACCTGCGTAATTCCATAAGTCTGCGTAATTCCTCAGCCGTTTTTTTCATCATGTAATAATCTTATCATAAAAATAACAAAAATGCAAATGTCCGAATATGTCCGAATTGCCTAGGCCGGTTTTTAGAAGTTTTCTATATACAATTTAAAATTATCATCTTCACTTACATCAACAAAATCTTTTTCGCCAAAATTATTTTCTATAGCAAGATTAAATCCATAGTGAAGTGGTGAAATTGCAAGCACCTTTACAATCTCTCCACCGATACCAATTAGATCTCCTACTTCTAACTGGTCGGCATTGAGAATATCTACAGCAGTGAAGTCTTCCATATTCAACATTGTATCAGACATTTAACGCATACTTACATTTCCATTTTTATTAAATACCTTAGTGTGCATTTTGCCATTAGGTTCTGATAAGTTAATTGTTGAGTATTCTACGGCAGTTCCCCAATCAACAAACTTTTGATAACTTTCAACGGCAGATAGACAATCGCTAAATCTACCAATCCAACGAGGTGTAGCCTCTCCGTCATAGGTACAAGTTACTGAGTATAAGTATTCCATCTTAGTATTCCTCTCTTTCGATAATCCAAGCATTTAGGTGGTGTTGTTCAATAATAGCCCATGCTGGGGCAGTAGTCAAACCCTTATAAGATACGCCTTCAGGCATCTGAATATCTAAATCCCACAGCCCTGCGTCATTAACGGCATCGATAGCCTCAATACAAGCAGGTATCATGATAGCGGGTACGGGCGGGTAGTGATTAGACGATAGGTGTATCCCTATCTGTTGTTCAATAGTTAAGTTAATACCTAAATCGCTTAGAGTACCATCTGCCATTTCTGTTGCCATATTGCTTCCCATTAGTTAGCCTCCTGTGTTATAAATAATTGGTCAATCTGAGTATAATCTATCTCAGCATTATTAGCAAGATAGCAAGTGTAGCAATAGAGTTCGTCCCACGATACTCCATTTTCATTACAACCGATACAAGTATCTCTTTCAGGATAGGTATATCCTAATTCTGGTGTTAGTTGTTCAGGGTTACAATCACACCACTCAATATCAAAATCCTCGCCATGCGCCCAACCTTCATAGCCAATACCACTACATAATTTACAATTAGCAATAGTTTCAAGTGCTTTTTTCTTATTCATATTATTTCCTTTCTTTATAAATAAATCCTATCATGTCGGGCTGACATTTTCAACCCGACACGCTCCCTACCATGAAGAACTGTAGGAAAAGGACAAATCGGACAATTGAGGCAGGGCAAAAATCCTGTCCAATTGGGCAATAGTATTCTTTAGGTCTTGCCAATACCATTCGTCAATGTCTGTTCCACCAAAGAAAAATCCTTCTTGTGGTGGCAATAGATTAGGGTCACGATTATCCAATGCCTTTTGGCATAGGTCACGCAATTGCTTTAGTTGGTCTTGTGATACATAGTATTCACCGCAGTTATCATTACCCTTTTGTATTTCTCTTACAAACCAAGCATGAATTTGATTAGCCTTGCGCCAATAAGCACAAGTGACTTCTACTGTTGCTCCATAGATGTCTGTTGCAACATTAGGATAATTGTGTCAATTCCATTAAATCATTAAATTGACGGAAAACGGCTTCAGGTGAATTATAAGATAGTTCATCATTAGCCTGTAATGCTTGCCAATTAATCTTGGCAAAGTGCTTCTTAGCACTAAGATACATGTCTAAACCCATTTGAGTTTCCTTTCTTTATTCTTACTCCGTAAGTCTATCATTTTGTACTGACAAAATCAAAACGACACGCCGTAAAATCTGGGTGTGTTTTTGATCACATCTTAAATGACCTGTGGATAACTTAGTCTGACCTTGTGGAAAACGGCCTAGGAAAAATTTGAGCAGTTTTAGATCATGCTCAGGATTTTTTTAGTTTTGTTTTCTTGATTTTATTTCTGAATAAATTATAAATAAAATTGGAAGCCACAAAAATAATTGAACAAGGGAAGTTAAAAATCTGTTCATGCGTCTATCAATCCTAACTCATCAACACCGCAAGCCTTTTTCGAATTTTGCTTTATCAAATCGCTCGTTATCTGCTTGAAAGTATTGAGAGAATTCCTCTACTAAATCCTCAAAGACTGCGGGATGAATTTCCTCGCTAAATCCTTTTAGAATGTTTGAAGTTTGGACATAGTCTTTTCGTGTCATCATTAGTTATTTTCTCCTAACAAAATAAACGCATGAGTTCCGCCCTCATTTACTCGGTCCAATTCTGATTTAATTTCATCAAGTGTGAAAGTTGATAAATTCATTAAATCTGAAACTGCTTGAATGTTCATTGTTTCAAATACGCCTGCTGGCAAATCAGCAATCTGTCGTGCGAATGGTGAGTCTGTATGTACTCGTGAAATAAAATTTATTCCTTGAGCATTGAATGGGTAGTCTGTGTATGTAGTCATTAGTTAATTTCCTTTTCTTTTGTTGTTTCTACAATTTTAGCGATTTTCTCTAAGTTTGTCAATTGTTGCGCTTGGCGTTGCGACTTTACTAATTCTTGAAATTCATGTAGTTTCATTAGTCACCAACCTTTACTGCTACTGAGCGATAGGTATAACCGCCATTTTCATTTCTTACCTCTACACGATAAGCCTCTGCGCCGTCATACCATACGGCTTCAGGGTGTGGCTCTGCTGAAACGATTTCACCCGTCAAAGATTTTTGAGCGATAGATTTTTCCTACGAGTAGGTTTTCGATAGTGTATAAATTGGCTGACATAGTTGCCACCTTTCTTAGTTTCTAATAATTCTATTATTTCATTTTTTTGTTATTTTTTCAAGTTACCCACGAGTATTCTCAAATAATGAGACGCTCAGGGCGTGTGATTTGTATCACTCATGGATACAATTTGATTCGATTTCATGACCGAATTCATCTACTAATTCCTCGTAGATTTCGTCTAAATAGTCTAAATAGTCCATTTTTAGTTATCCTTTCTTTATTTTTTAACTATGGATAGTTTAACACAAAAATCTCAAAAAGTCAAATCGACACGCCGTATTTCGGGGAAATAAAAGTGTGACCTTAAACACATTAGTTATCCACAGCCTGTGGACGACACGCTAGGAAAATTGCCTAGGAATTTTTTGCAATTTTATTTTGCAAAAAACTTTTTATTTATTTTTATTTTTCAATTTCATCAAGTAGATCCCAAAGTATTGGCTCTAATTCTTTTGCAACTTCGTCTAATTTTTCTTGAAGTGTTTTCATTAGTCAATTTCCTCAATTTCAATCTCAAAGCAATCTGTTTTTAGTTCGCTTAGATTTGTATTATAGATACGCCAAGTTGCTTCATCTTGATCCTCAGCAATTACCTCAACGGCAATAGAATAAATAAACTTTTGCATTACTGAACCTCCTTATCTTTTAGTATTCCAAGAATTAACTCTAATTGTGTTGCGGTAAGTAGTGCTTGAGCACATCCCCACATCCATGCAAGGTCATTGTCACCATAGTGCTTAGTAGCAAGAGACTTTATCTCTTGTGTCATTTCATAGTTAGTTATCATTAGTTTTCTCCTCTAATTGTTCCGCTAATTGCTAATAGGTCACACTCTACTTTTAGCGAAGTTGTTTTGTTAAGGTGTGAGGGTAGCGCAGAAATAAAACTACGCACTTGCTTTTCTGTATAGAAAGGCATTTTCTTAGTATTGCCATTATAGGAGGTAAGTGTAAGAGTTATCATTAGTGTTGTTCCTCGCAATTCTCATCATAGTTAAACTCGCAATAGTAGCAACCCATTGCCTCACCATGCGCTTTACACACATAGCGGAATTGGCTTTCGCCACAACAGAAACGCTGTTCATCTTTGATAAGATAAAACTCGTTTTGGTCAATGTATTGTGTTATCATTTAGACACTTTCCAATCTGTCCACATAGGTAGACGCTCAGGGTCAGTATCGTCATACCAACGCTCAATGTTATTTTCACAATCTTGACAGAAAGTAAATTGCTCATCTCCGATTTCTGAGATAGCAGATTTCATAGGGTTGTGCTCTCGGCACATTGTTATTTGTTAGTGTAGTCATTTTAGACCACCTTTCTTTTGTTTATCTTACTCTGTAAGTCTAACACAGGGGTCTGACATTTTTGCCTGTTTTTCGGGCGTGTCGGAAAACTATTTTTGTGATAAAGGTCACATAAGTTATCCACACATGAATGGTCTGACCTGTGGATAACTTTTTCCTAGGCAATGTGGGCTAAATCACATACGACACGCCGTGCTGAGAGTTGATTTTGTCAGTCCTATCTGTTATACTTCCAGTATTAGATAGTTAAAGTATAACTACTAAACGAAAGGGATACAAAATGAATCCATTTACAGCAATCATCGACTGGTTAGACACATACGCAGATGTAGCGGGACCTATTGGAGCCTTTATAGGCGTAGGCTTAGCGATTACCCTATGCTTCATCTTTGGAGCGTGACCTAAGTCACATCAGACATTGGCAAATAGACCCTCTTTTTGTCAGTCCCATAGTATAGAATAGAATTATTAGATAAAAAAAGAAGAAGGTTATCAAATGATAAACTCACTACAAATTATAGACTGCGATACCTGCTCAGGCAGAGGAATTATTTTTTATGGCGATAACGAAGATTACGCTATCGAACCTTGCGAGTGCGTGTTATAGTGGCGGGGTATAGCGAGGAGCAACTAAGGAGAAAGGCTCACCTATTGAGTGGAGGCACTATTGCTAACTATGACCGCTCACATTACGGCAAAATAAATGATAGAATAGAATTAGGAGAAAATAACAATGATACAAGTAAAACTAACAACAGTAACGGGTGAGAGCAAGACTATCCCGTTTTATAGCAAGCAAGCGGTAGATAAGTTTATCGGTTTCTTTCCAACACAATTGACGGAGGGGTTGCTGTATGTATTGACGCACCCCTTGTAGGAATACACAATGGGTGGATAGTAGGCAAGAAGCCAAGGCATGAGTTAGAATAAACTCAATGTAACAAAAAGATCGTGGGCAAAAATGTGCTCACTATTATTTTGTTATTATTCTTTTTATTTTCCGTATCATACACTTTAGCAAAATATTCAGATTTTCCTGAAAACGGAATTTAAAAAATTTTTCAGATTTAGTGTATAATAAATAGCATGGGAATCTTAGATAATCTAGAAAACGCCTGGGATAATGAGGCAAACTTTGAATCAGGCAAGATAGTAGAAACTGATGCCATGAGCAGAGAGAAATTCTGGGAAGACTTAGGCAGACCCGAAAATGATGGTTTGGCACTCAAACTATTCAAAGAGGAGTGTTGTACTGAATGCTCCTAAATCAAAATAAGGAGATATAATACGATCATGACAGAATTATCATTAGAACAGAAGTGCTGCGCTGGCTGCACATGTACAGATCCTCATAGATCAAAGCCAGATACTTCGGCAGAAGCACAGCCTGAAGTAAATGTACAAGAATCTTAATAAAAATGAGGGGGGTCATAAATGACACTAAAATCTATATACGACATTGACTTAAATTCAGCAGAAGGTACTCCTGGGTTTCTAAATCAATATAAGGGTAAAGTAACCCTAATCGCTAACACAACAGTTGGCTGCGGTAACGCAAATCAAATGGAAGTTTTACAAATGCTTCAGGACAAATATGGTGATCAAGGATTCCAAGTAATTGCTATCCCAACAAATGATTACTGTGGTCCTGGAATTACAAAGGGTAAGTGGTCAGAAGGTATTACATGTGGTGCTGACTCACAGGCATATGGAAAAGATGTTTATGGAACAACATTTGGTTTTTCTGAAATGGTAGGATCTGTCCCACATGACAAGGTTAGCGAAACTCCTGGTATCAATGGATTAGGAAAAGAAAACCTTCCTCCACATGATCTATATCTAACAATACAAGATCATCAAAGACAATTTAAGGCAAAAAATATTGCTGAAAACACACCAACAGAGTCTCAAGACTATTACTCACATTGGCTTAACCTAGGTTTTGACAATGGTGACTGGATGGGCGGTAACTTTGAAAAGTATTTAGTTGACAAGGATGGTTATGTTGCAAAACACTATCAGTGCACAACTCTTAACTATGATATCGAAGCAACACTAAAGGAAAACCAACCTACTGCTGGAATGGGACTTGGAAGATCTCAAAAGATTTTCGAAGAAGAGTTTGCAGTGGTTTGCCAACATATCGAAGAATTACTTGCTGGTGCAAAGGCTTCAATCAACCCAAACGTTGATACAGAATTGCAGCAGTTATCTTCTTCACAATCAATTTCACTAGCATAAATAAAATAATACTCCAGTAGAATATAACTATTGGAGTATTTTTTATTTTTTAAAACAATAGATTAAGCAATAACGCCATTAGTCTTTAGTTTGTCGTATATATTACCAAACATAAAGATTAGGGTTGGTTGACTTTGTGAAATTTGTGTTTCTGCATCTGACTCACTAATTCCAGCCTGCTTGCACAACTCTCTATTGTCAGTATTCATGCTATCAAGCATTAACTTAATAACTTCTTCCTTATTCATCTCTCACCACTTTCCTATAGGGCATTTAGCCGATCTTAAAGTTGTCTTAAGTTTCATAAAACAACCACATTTCTTACATTTTACCATACGACGATTAAAGTGTTCGCACGTATTGCATATTTCAAGGCGGGACTCAATTAAATCTCTATCACTTCTTGGCTGATTAGGATCAAACAAGTCACTAAACTTAACATCGTCTCCCATATATATATTCTATCACAGCCAAATGCTATAATCAATATATGAAGGAAATAACAACTATCTATTGGTCATCATCCCTAAGAAACCCATCTAGCCCAGATACATGGTTTCTCAAAGAGCCCTGAGCCAGTAAAGAATTATTTCGTAAATAATATACCAGAAAACAAAGATGATGCCGATATGGGGTTTTTCGGATGTCCAGCCTCTGGTGCTTATCTCAAAAACCTTTTTACCTTCAAAGCCAATAAATCCGATAAATGTGTTTGGCCCGAAGGGTATTTAAAATCTATTGCACATAGAGGCGTAGGAGAATTAGACAACTACGGCAATAATGTAACTATCAGACAATCTCGCAAACCAGCCATAAATGGTTATGTAGATCTTATATATGATGTTAACTATGTTATGTTTGCCGATAAGCCATTAACCATTAGGATGTCGACTCCTAACTACCCTCCATCTTCCCCGTCAAAAAATGCTATGTTAATTAGCGGAGAGTTTGACATTGGTAGATGGTATCGCCCTGCTGTATTAAATTGGTTTGTTCCTATCGACAATACTGAGTTTACAATTAATGAAGGAGATGACTTATTTTATTTCCAAGCATTGACAGACAATAAAATAGTTTTCCAAAAGTTTATGATGACTGACACAATTAGAGAAATGGCTCAATCATTTTTAAGATCCATTAAAAGAGATGGTCCAGGATTAACTCTAGAAGAACGTTATGAAATAGCAGAAGGCAGAGATAGCCAAAACCAGATATTAGAGGAAATAAAGAAAAACCTTATAACATCTTAATCTGATAACTTCGCATATATTTGCTGCGTGAGCAGCATAGGTAATGCGTATTATCTCTGTCGCCGATGTTAAAAATTTCGAACTGTAGTGCCACCCGCCGAACTTAGTTTTATTTTTTAAAAACACCGTGTTATAATTTTCCTGTTATGTTCGCTTCCGAAGGCACAGCCCTACTACTCGAAATTATAATCGGTGTGTTTACCATTTTGTCTGGTATTGCCATTTCAATCAAGTGGCTCGTAAAACATTATTTTGCCGAAATAAAAGCAGAGTTTAAACCAAATAGCGGATCGAGTTTAAAAGATGCAGTTACTAGATTAGAGTCAGATGTATCACATCTTAAAGACCATATGTTAAAAGAAGAAATTAAGCAAAATAATATGCAAAAAAAACTTGATCATATGTATGAAATTTTTTAGATTTTGTAGCAAAGAATAGCAAGTAATTCTCTATATATTATATATAAGTAATAAGTATCTCTGAGGGAAAGTCCCCCCTCCCCCCATAGATTTTTTATTACATCTAATGGTGAGAAGTGAGTGTATCTCTAGTGCAAAGTCCCCCACAAACCCTGTAAATACTATACCACAAAGTTTTTTCTGATGCAAACATAGATGTCCGTTTTGTCTCTTATGATATACTTTTAATTGCTTGCCCCCTGATCTGTCTCTCATACCCACCGATCTTGGGGCAAGTCCATATTTCATGGTATAATCTTTCTATTATGGCTAACTTATGCTCTCCCGAAATTTTTGGTGCTGACCCAGTGTCACTTCAATGGAGAGTTGTTCGTGGAGATAGCGCAACATTAAAAATAGAATTTTTTGAAAATGATGAAACTACATATTACAGTACTGAAGGATGGACTTATAAAGCAACAGCATATGATCAGTCTGGAGATGTATTAGATGCATTAGATTGCAACGCCTCAGACGGATACGTTACAGTTACCGCTCTTCCTTCAGTAACAGAAAATTGGGGAACTAAATATTCGTCAACAGTTGCAGAACTGCCATTTGATTTACAGGTAAAGATTCCAGATGATCAGGATGATATTATCTGGACTCCAGTTATAGGTACAATTTATGTACTTGGAGATGTAACTCCTGGAGGCAGTCTATAATGCCAGTTATTAAGGTAAGCGATAAGAAAGATAATATTCCATCAGTAATAAAAATAAATGGAAAAACCTACAAGGTTAAATAGTAAATAATTAATATGTCTTTTTTATATATCTGTCAATAATATTGTGAGATAATGTCTACATGCCTGTATCTAAGTCTATGGATTTTCCTGGTGCAAAAAAATCAACTTACGCAGATCAAGTAGTACAAACACAAACAACAGGATCTGATACATTAATCAACTATATACCCGTTCCTGGGCCACAGGGGCCTGCAGGAGTGGCTGGGCCTGTTGGACCCCAAGGACCTGCTGGAAAAGACGGTAGCCAGGGTCCCAAAGGCGAAAAAGGTGCAACTGGTAAAGACGGTAATGATGGAAAAAGTTCTTTATCCTCATCTGGACAACAGGCTGGTTGGGCAGCATACTTTAACTTAAATAAAAAACCAATAAATTTAGGAGTAAGTTACGGTGACGAAGGGTGGGTAAGCCTTTGGGTAGATTCAAAAGGTAAAGATACCAATGAAAAATATATACCAGAAGGATGTACAAGTCTTTGGAATGCAGAACAGAGAATGCTTAACTTCCATGGCTTAAAGGTGGGGTCACAGGTTTTTGTAACTTATAACTTTGAACTAACTACTGAATATAATAATACTGAGGTTTGGATTAGGACTCTTTTCCCTAAATCTACCACCGAAATATCTCAGTTTGTAGCATCACTAAAATATCAATATGTCTATAATATGTATGTTACTCAGCACTTTTTTATAGAGAATGAGGAGATGTGGAATTCTGGTGCTATACCCCAGATTAGAACAGACTACGACTCTTCTGTAATTTTGAATTCTATATACATCGGCGTGGTATAATTTACGAGGAGGAACCATGGCATTTCCAGGAGAATTAAATATAAATTATTATAAGGGTGACACCTACGAGTTTAACATATACCCTAAACTAGCAGGAGGCTCTGCTATGGACCTAACTGACTATACGGTTCAATTTAAAATTGGTGAATCAAGAGGAACAACAACCCTTATTGAATGTTATTCGGTAATTCCAACTTTAACTGGAGGCGAAGATTTTCCTAACTATGTAAAGTGTGCTATTACACCAGCAGCAGGAGAACAACTAGATCCAACTAAAACATATTATTATGACGTTGAAGTAAAGAAATCATCCACTCCATATCCATATATTTACACTTTGCTTACTGGAACTGTTTCTGTTACTGATCAGGTGAGTAGGCCAGCATGAGTGAGGTTTTACTTTCTACAGACGATCTTTTAGTTATAGGTCCACCAACAGAAATAACTGTTGATTTAGACTTAGGTGCAAAAGGTCAACGTGGAAGTCAGATATTTTTAGATATGGGAAAACCTTCAGAAGTTTTTGAAGGAACACCATTACCATATGATTTATTTTTTAATTTAAATCCACTAGATAGCGAATACCTAAATGTATACCAGTATGTATCTGTTCCAGTTATTGGAGGTACTTGGGTAAAGGTATTTAAAATTTTTCCAAACGAATTAAAGAAAAACTATGCATTAAGTTTTATAGAGGGAACTGCAACAAAGGTAATTAACGTAACAGACATTCTTCCATTGTCATTAGTTTCAACAGTAGAATCAGAAAACTTTAATATAACATACAGTGTAGAAAACCAAAACCCAGTAGCGTCATCCATAGACTCTATATCGGTTGTAGTAGATGAAGAAACAGAGTTCATTAATTTAGTAATAGTAATAAAGGCGTTGGAGTATAAGGATAACTCTTGGATACCGTTGGGATCTTCAGATGGAGATACTGGAACAAGAACCGTACACTTCGATATACGAGTGGTATAATCTAAGGTGGTGATGTTAGGTGGCTTCTGAAGATATTGGTAATGTTTATAAGACGCAGATCCCAGGTTATGAGGATGCTGCTGATATTCAGGCTGCCCTTCGTTTATATCATTATGGAACAACTACAGTACCAGCAACAGAGTCAGAATTAATAGCAAACTCTACAGCAGGACACATAAAAGCATTAGATACAAGATTAGATGTTATAGAATCAGATCCAGCCAGATCAGCATTGTCTAATGACGAACCATCAGGATCTCTGTTAGTTAATGGGTATATTTGGGTAGATGGAGATTCTGTTACTGGAAATGCTCCAACATATGGAACAGCAACATACTCAACAACCGCTCCAACAGAAAATTTAACATCTGGAACTTTATGGGTAGATTCAGACTCTTCTCCATTAAAATTATATGTATGGTCTGGACTTGAATGGCGGGTGATTGGTGAATAATGTCTAACGAACAAACCAATCAAATACTAAAAGAAAGAGCCATAGCAAAATTAGTTGCTTTGGGCTTAACAGAAGCAGAGTTGCGTTCATTGGGGTTGACATCAGATGCCAATTAATAGTGACGGTAAAGTAGCATACATTTATAAAGATGGCACATGGTATGCCATCAGTGGTGCTATTAATACTAATGCTTCCTATACTTGGACTGCCTCACAAACCTTCGCATCCCCCGTTACTTTTGAAGAAGTTTTAATATCAAGAGCAGGCATTAATAATTTCCAGTCTCCAGAAACTCGTGACATTGCTATACCAAACCCAGTAGATGGATCAGTTTGTTTTGTAAGACAGTCTACAACTGGTGGCACTGTAATAAATCAATTGCAGTATTATCATAATGGATGGAAGAATGTATCAGGGTATTCAAATGTTGTATCAAAGTTAGGCTCTTATAGTATTGATTTAAATGATGCTGGGAAAGTAATTACTGTAGACAGTTCTTCTGCTTCTACAATTGCCCTGCCAACAAATGCAGAGTTACCAATAGCAAATGGTTTTAAGTTTGATGTGGTTAGATTAGGAACTGGTACAGTAGTTATTAGTTCATCTGCAACAGTTCTTAGCAAAAATCCTAGTGCAGCATATATTGATTCTCAATACGGCAGAGTTACTGTTATAAAACTAGATACTAATACTTGGTTAGTTACTGGCGATGTATATGAAGGATCAACTCCTTCTCCCGCTCCTGTAGCGCCTTCACCAGTTGCACCATCACCTGCTCCTGTAGCACCTGCTCCTGTAGCACCTGCACCTGCTGCACCTGCTCCTGTATCACCTAGCCCAGTTGCTCCAAGTCCTGTAGCGCCTTCACCAGTTGCACCAGTTGCTCCAAGTCCTGTAGCGCCTTCACCAGTTGCACCAGTTGCTCCAAGTCCTGTTGCACCAAGTCCTGTTGCACCCGCACCTGTTGCACCAGTTGCTCCAAGTCCTGCACCTGCCCCAGCACCTGCCCCAGCACCAGTAGCAGCAACAAATTACTTTGGATATTGTGATTTAACAAATAGTCCTAACGGTCCTTTTGCAACATCAGCAACTTGTGCAGATGCATACGCTGCTCAAGAAAATGCAAATGGTTATCCACCAATAGGTTGGGTATGTGGATCAACTCCTCAAAGCGGAACACCAAGTTGCGGTGCAAGTCCAGCACCTGCACCTGCTCCTGTAGCACCATCTCCAGCACCATCTCCAGCACCATCACCTGCACCTGCACCAGCAGCACCAGTTGCAGCATCATGTAATCCTGCAGATGCTTGGTCATACACTAAGTCTATGTGCCAGGCTTGCGGATACTACTACTCAGATACATTTGGTGAATGTTCTACAACCCCATGGACATCACCTGCCCCAGCAGCGCCAAGTCCTGTAGCACCTTCACCTTCTGCTCCATCACCTGCTCCAGCACCAGTAGCACCAAGTCCTGTAGCACCTTCACCTGTAGCGCCAAGTCCTGTAGCACCTTCACCTGCCCCAGCACCAGCACCTGTAGCGCCTACACCTGCACCTGTCGCATCATGTGATGTAAACTTGGCTTGGTCATATAACCAGTCTAAGTGTCAGTCATGTGGATATTATTGGAGCACCAACTTTGGCGAGTGTTCTTCAGAGCCATGGGCATCCCCTGCTCCAGTAGCACCTTCACCTGCTGCACCATCACCAGCACCCGCACCTGTTGCACCTAGCCCAGCAGCACCTGTAGCACCTAGCCCAGCAGCACCTGTAGCACCTAGCCCAGCAGCACCTGTAGCACCTAGCCCAGCAGCACCTGTAGCACCTAGCCCAGCAGCACCTGTAGCACCTAGCCCAGCAGCACCTGTAGCACCTAGCCCAGCAGCACCTGTTGCTTTACCAACTGGCGGAGGTTCAGGATGTACTTGTGGATATTGCTGGAGATGTAATGTATGTTGTCCTGGACAAACCTGTGCTTGTTAGTGTATAATGTATAAATAACTATACAAAAGTAGGGAAAAATGTCAGAAGAAAAATCAGTATGGCAAAAATATAAAGAAAGCCTTGGAGATACTAGACCATGGGATCTAGTTAACCCTGAAACAGAATGGGCATCAAAAGAGGTAGCGGAAGAAAGATATTCTATTTGTCAATCTTGCCCAGAACTAATTAAACTGACAAAGCAATGTAAAAAGTGTGGATGTTTTATGTTTGCTAAAACTAAATTATTAAATGCAACCTGTCCACTAGAAAAGTGGTAATATGCTTAAAAATGAAATTGCTCCAGGTATTGTTTCTTATAAAAATGTGCTAGACGATAACATTATATCTACTTTAATAAATGATATTGAAGAAGGCGCTGCATCGTTAAATGTAGAATGGAATAAATCTCTAGTACAAAACAAAGACGGTATCGAAGTAGATACTAATGCTAGAGATACAGCAATTATAGGTGTACCATATAAAGGCCATATAGTTGATGATTTTATGACTGTTAGTGATGCATTTTATGGAAACTTGTCTAATATATTTTTTGAAGCATTTAATCCTAGAGAAATAGACTATAGATCAATGTTTTCATTTGAAACCACTTGGCACGATGACTATGGTATTTTAAAGTATGGTGTTGGTCAAAAATTCACTAATCATATAGATGACCACACAAATCATCATAGAAGAATGTCTACAATATTTTATATGAATGATGAGTATGAAGGTGGAGAGATAGAGTTTCCAAGGTTTAATGTAAGTCATAAACCAGAAAAAATGAATTAATTATTTTCCCATCAACATATATGTATAATCATTCTGTACTTCCAGTAACTAGTGGAACAAGATATGCAGTAGTAAGTTGGTTAAGATGATACACGTTAAAGATCCAGTCATTATGGATAAGGTTTTTCTGAAGAAGAATATAATGAACTTAGCAGTTATTTAAAAAATAAACCAAAAAATCCAGAAGACTATTCTGCTGGTTTTGGAAGATATTGTTTCAATGATTCGCTAATAGATTCTTATGCAGAAAAATTAATACCAATTGCTAGAAAGAAGTTTGATAGTGAAACACTTATTCCATCATATTCTCTTTTTGCACATTACGAAGGACAGCAAGCAAATCTATATAAGCATATAGATGATAACGCTTGTACATACACTATAGATTTTTGTGTTTATCAAACAGAGCCATGGGATTTATTTGTAAAAGATAAAGCATATACATTATATCCAAATCAAGCCCTTGCCTATTATGGAAATGAACAGTTGCACTGGAGAGAAAAATTTCCAAACCCAGATTCTGGAAATGTAGCAATGATATTTTTTCATTTTGTTGAGCCAGATCACTGGTGGGTACAAAAAGGTCCAGGGTATTTAGATGTAATTCGTAACACTATAACGGAGGAACAATGGAATCAAAGACAGCAATAGTATTTGGCGCAGGAGGATTTATTGGAAGTCATCTTGTTAAGAAACTTAAAGAAGAGGGCTTTGGGTTCGTGGTGTAGACCTCAAATATCCAGAACACTGGAAGACATATGCTGATGATTTTGTAATTGGAGATTTAAGAGACCCACACGTTGTAGAAAAAGTAATGCCAATAAGATTTGATGAAGTCTATCAATTGGCTGCTGATATGGGTGGAGCAGGATATATTAACTCTGGCGATAATGATGCCGAAGTTATGGGTAACTCAATATTAATAAATGTTAATGTTTTAAAACAGGCAGAAAAAGTAAGAGTTAGATCTATATTTTTTTCATCTACCGCTTGTGTCTATCCAGAGTATAATCAGATGGACCCAGAAAGTATAAATACAAAAGAAGATTCTGTTTATCCAGCAGCACCAGACACAGAGTACGGCTGGGAAAAACTTTTAGTGAGCGCTTATATCTTGCATATAATAGAAATTATGGTATGAAAAATAAGATAGGAAGATATCACAATGTATATGGGCCATATGGCACATGGGATGGTGGTAAAGAAAAGGCACCAGCAGCAATTTGTCGCAAGGTAGCAAAGGCAACAGATGAAATAGAGATATGGGGCAACGGAGAACAACATCGTTCATTCTTATATATAGATGAAGCGGTTAAGGCTACAATAGATTTTTATAGAGAAGAAAATTACTTTGAGCCAATAAACATAGGATCTGAAAGAAATGTTTCTATCAATGAGTTGGTTGATATAGTTTGTACTATTGCTAATAAAAAACTTAACAAAAAATATGTTCCTGGACCATTAGGCGTACATGCTAGAACATCTCACAATGATTTAATAACAAAGGTTTTAGGGTATAGACCAAGCGAAGATTTAGAGTATGGAATGAATGAAACATACAAATGGATAAGCAGTCAAATTAATAATGTCAAATAAAATTTTTTTTCAACTATATAATCCTACAGGAATGATAAATCAGGTCATGAGTTTAGAGTTGGCTGTAGGACTTGCACACGAAACAAAAAAAGATTTGATTGTTCACTATGTAAGTAATACAGGAGATGATTTATACAATTCTCGAAATGTTCCAATATTTACACCAAGTAGATGGCATAATGAACAACGAAAAGACTTTACAAATCCAGATCAGTTTCCACATCTTTTAGATTTAATGAACTTTAATGAAAATTTAACTTTTATAGATACGAAGATTGATTTTTTTAAACAAGAAGAGTTTGTAATTGATGATACTCTTAATGGATATTATTATAGCAAGGAAAATGAAATATCTGAAAATGAATTCTTATTTGCTGAAGGAAGACAAAGAATTCCATTAGATAAGAATCTTCATCTTAAAAAAACACTTGGTTGGTATAGTAGATTTTTTTACAACAGAAGTCAAGAACTAGATAATGCTTTAAGGTCCGTAAGATTTAAAGATGTATATGTAGACTTAGCAAAAAAAATATCTAACTCTTTAGGTTCTTTCCAGGGAATGCATTTAAGACTTTCAGATCATATTAAAATGTTTAATACAACACAAGATATGTTTGAGTCTTGGCTAAGCATATATGAAAATAATAATTTACCAATAGTTGTATCTACTTGTGAACCAGGAAATAAAATGATACAAGATAACAAGCATAGATTTATATTGCTTGATGAGTATGTTGTCAATAATTTTAGAGATGAATTTATGTCGTTGCCATTTCAAGATGAGGTTATTTTTGGTTTAATTTGTAACCTAGTTTTACATGATTCTATAAACTTTGTTGGTACTTCTGGAAGTACTTATTCAGCCTACATACATAGAGTACGAAATCAAAGAGGTATAGAGACGTGGGACTTTTTTGATAACCCACCAAAAGCAACAGGAGTTCCTTATTCTTGGGTAGGATATCCATTAGAAGGCGGTAGAAAGATGTGGTGGAGAGAATGGGAGGAGTCTAAGTTAAAATGATAAAAAGATTAATTCTAAGATACAGAATGTGGAAAAAGTATAGAAAGATAAAAAAGTCTAATCTGATATACTAGTTTTTATGTTTGATGACCTATATATCCCTGGTCCAATACCACATGTTGGATATAATAAAAATACTAAGAACAGAAAATATAAAGTTAATGATCCAATCATTGCAGCACATGCAGAAATACCTAGACCAGAATATAGTTATCAGTGGAATGAGGATGGACTAAGGTCTATAGACTTTGCACAAAAGCCAAACATAATTGCTTTAGGTTGTTCCTTAACTTTAGGTCAAGGACTTCCAGAAAATCTAAGATGGTCTAATTTACTGCAAGAAGAATTAGGATATAGTAAACATCTAATAGGAAATATATCATATAGTGGAGCAGCAGTAAATAAATTAGTTTCTAGTTTTTTGGATTAATAAATAAATACGAATATGTTCCAGAAGTTGTTGTTTGTAATTTTGCAAACTTTGAAAGATTTTACTTTGTTTCTCCAAATGCAGAATACATGCAAGATTGGTATATTAATTATTCACCAAAGAAAGCCAAGGTTACAGCACCGTGGAACTATCAAGAAATTTTGCCTTATGAGTGGGTGTATTATCAAAATTTAGATCATATAAAAATGTTAGAAACATTTTGTAACTCACAAGGAATTAAACTTATTTGGAGTACATGGTCAAATGCATTAACAGATTCTGATGAAGCATTTTTAAAAAATAATTTTAAAAATTATTTTCAAGATACGACTAGAGCACAGTTTCCTACAAATTTTGAATTTGACATTTATGGAGATACAACAGATAAGTTACTACCACAATATAAAATGATAAATTGGGATTCTATTGAATGCCATAAAGAATATTTTGATAACCATATGGATATTTTTGATATGGCTTATGACTATCATAAGTTTGCTGGGCCATGGGGTCCAGGATCAAATAGACCACATCCTGGAATACATAGACAACTCCATTGGAAGGATATGTATTATAATGAATTAACATCCAGGGGATGGTTATGACAGATATTGTCAAAGAATTTAAAACCATGGATGGATTAGGTGCAATGCTATGGAAAAAAATATATGCTATGTCATATGCCAAGTACCATAAAAAAATATTTAAAGATACACCAATCGATTGGTTTTTAATTCATAAATCTGATGGTATTGATGGAGAAGATGATCCAAAATATAAAGATTTAATGGATAAATTTAATAATGTTTTGTATAACCCATGGCAAAATATTAATTTTGATGATATACCATATAAAAGTTTATGTAAAAATGTTGGCGCAGGTGCAGACGCTCCAGGTTTTGCAACTACAAACGACGATATTGATTTTTAAAAGAAGCAATACATTTTAATAAATTTACTGGTCAAACTCACAATTCTATAGTTATACACATTAGAAGAGGAAATGCTATACCAGAAAATCCAAGGTATGTCGAGGATGAATTTTATGAAAGGGTTTTATTACAAATACCAGAAATTATAGATAAATGTAAAATGGATAACCCAGATGTTATTATTTGTACTGATTCTGACACTAGTACTTTTACTCCAAAGGGACATGACCAAGAGCGTATGTGGAGACAGCCACACTTATATCAAAATGAGTCTGGAGAATATGAGCATACAAGCATTAACTTTGATTTGCTCAAAAAGGCATATCCAAATATAATAATAAGAAATGATATGGACACATATAGTTCATTTATTTTTATGTTAACTGCCAAAGGTCTTAATAGTTGGAAATTCTGCATTTAGTCAATCTGCTGGACTCTTATCTATAAATAGTGTTATTGGTATGCCTGCAAAACACGGAATGGATCCAAGGCATAACCACTTTAAGAATAAAGTAGCAGCCCTGGACCCATCTGGTGTTTTATTGTGGGAATCCACCCATTAATTGTTTTGTTCTTGGAGTAATGCCCTTCCAGGCAATCCAATTTTCTCCACCGTTAGACATGTGGAACGCAACTTGAGCATTTAATACTGGATTAAATAACTCATAGTTTGAATGTTAAATTAAACTTATCTCTACGCTCAGGACCAAGGTCGCCAATCATATTTATTTGAAATAAGCCATAAGAACTATCTCCAGTTCTTTTGCTAAGGTTTAATGCCATCGGTCTACCGCCAGATTCTTTCTTAGCAATAGCCCAAGCCTCCCTTAGTTGTTGACCTTCAAAACCTACTAATCTAAGTAGATTTTTTAAGATCTTTGTCGAGATAGATTTACAGCATTTTTGTATTTTTCTAACTGATCTTCTTTAGCCCTAGAAACACTTTTGGCCACTTTCGTGGCCTCAATAGTCTCTTCAAGCACGATAGTTTTACTATCGTCTAATCGGTTTTCAGAAGCATTAGCCACATTTGAATAAACTCCAAACATAGCCAATATGCTGAGTGTGCCAATGATGTTCTTGTTATTATTCATAAAAGTAATCATAGTTTCCTCCTTAGAAACGGAATGACACCTTGTTAAAGGGTGTCATGTTACTTCCTAGTATAACATGGATTTCAGACCCATGTCAAATATCTTAAAAGTGGTATAATAAGTATATTATGGCAACTAATCAGACATCAGGTCAATTTCAGATAGCATTTCCAAGGTCTACAGACCCAGTAAACGTACACGGAGACTTAGAACAATTAGCGGGAGATGTAAAAGAATCACTAGAATCTATAGATGTTTCAATTATACAAATAGATGTTAAAAATATTAGTGGTTTGACATTACCTGCAGGCACTCCAGTTTATATATTTAATTATTCAGACACCGTACCTGGAATAAAACATTATACAGAAGATTTATGGTCATCTGGTTCAGTAAAGCCAGTACTAGGTTTATTAAAAACATCATTAAATAATAATGCAATTGGAAAGGTTGTTGTTGCTGGAGTTCTTGCAAATGTAAATACATCGTCTTTTGTTACAGGAGATGTCCTATACGTAGGCAGACCAGATGGTGGTTTGACAAAGATAAGACCAGCAGAAGGTTCAGGTGCAGTAGGTATTGTTGGATATGCACATGCCACAAATGGTGTAATTATTGTTGAGGCAAAAGGCAACGGCACATGGGGAGCATTAAAGGCTGGATTAGCCTAATATGATATAATCAACACATGGCAAATTTTCGTGGATCCGCTTCTTCATATGATATAGGTGAAAAACCACCAACAGTTATTTGGACTGTAGTTCGTGGAGACACATCTGGTTTTAAAGTTTATGTTGTTGATGATGCTGGCGATCCATTAATTATTCCAGATTGGGATATTAATATGAAAATTAAAAGACCTAATAATTCAGCAGACTTGGAGTGTAATTACAGATAACTGCAACATTGGTCATGGAGTTAAACCCAGAAGCAGACGCAGATGATTTGGTTGGAGAGTTTACTGTTTGGCTAACTTCTGCAGAATCTTTTATTTTAGAAACAGGAGACATCTTTGATATTCAGTTATCTGACCCTACAAGAGTTTGGACAGTTTGCCAGGGTAGCATGAAGATTCTTGAAGATGTAACTGATTAATGGCAAGAGCAACACTATCAAACATACAACATAAAACCAAATATATAAAGCCAATTGACTACTCTGTAAAACAAATAACATTAATTAACCCAACAGTTACAATTAAGCATGACTTACCATTTAGGGTAAGATTTAAATCTATACAAATTGAAGGATACGGTCCATCTAATCCCCAGCCAATTCCACTGCAGGTTATTGGTTTTAGTAACTGGATTCTTTAAATATTATAAAAGGATGTTATAATAAGCACATGGCAAAAATCTCAATCCCAACACTAAAGACCAAGTTTCAAACTGGTGATCGTCCTACTCAGCAAGACTATGAAGATTTAATTGATTCAACCTCAGCCCAATCCACAGACTTAGGTACATATGGGTAATAATGAAAATACAATTACTGGTATTGAAAATGCCACAGTAATTGATAATTTTGATGCAACAGAATGGCGAATGGTTAAATATATTGTTTCAATTGCTAAAGACATCAGCAGGAGACAATAAATTCTACGCAACAGAATTGACCATCTTGGTTGACGGTACAAATGTAAATGTCAGCTGAATATGGCACGATAGACAATGATGGGAATATTGGCACCATTAGCGTCTCTAAGGTGGGGATCACAGTAAATTTAACTGTTACTCCAGTATCCTGGAATTAACGCCAGTCACAGTACGATTATGCACGTATTGGACTTAAGGCGTAAATAAGGAGATAAAAAATGGCAACAGTCAACAAAAGACTTTAAAGTTAAAGAATGGTCTGATTGTTGAAGGCACAACAGGTACCATCAACAACCATGACATTCTTACAAAGAAAACAGACGATCAAGATTATATCGTCAATCTTAATTGGTGGAACAGCCACATCAGCAAATGACAGCAGATACAGTTGTTAAGCGTGATGGCTCAGGCAATTTTGCTGCAGGAATAATTACAGCAGATCTTACTGGTGATGTAACTGGTAATGCAGATACAGCAACTACACTTGAACTTCTCGTACAATTGAACTTACTGGAGATGTTACAGAGTTCTGTATCATTCAATGGTTCACAAAATGTACACAATTTCAACAACCCTAGATGGTTCTTTTGCAACAGATGCAGAAGTTGCTACCGCTAAGGAGAAGCAATTTCAGATGCAGCAGCAGATGCTACTACAAAGGCTAATGCAGCCCAAGCAGCAGCAGAACTTACAGCGTCTAATGCTCTTTCTTCAGCAGTAACAGATCTTGAGGGTCAAATTGCAGATGCAGAAACAGATGCAAACACCTATACAGATAATGCTATTACAGCACTAAATCTTGCTGAGTACATGATGATGCCCTTGGTGCTGCTTCACAAGCACTTTCAGATGCTAACTCATATACAGATGAAAAGGTATCAGATCTTGTAGATTCTGCACCTGCTCTTCTCGATACACTTAATGAGTTGGCTGCAGCAATTGCTGATAATCCAAACTATGCAACTGATGTTGCTAACTTGGTTGCAACAAAGGCTGACACAACTTATGTTGATTCAGAAATTTCTGATGTAGATTCAGCAGCACAACGGTTATGCAAATGCAGCACAGCTCAAATGCAGAATCATTTGCTACAACCGCAACAAACAATGCTCAATCAGCAGCAGAAGATTATGCAGATGGTCTTGCAGTAAACTATGACGCAGCAGGTAAATCTGCTTCAGCAGCACAGACAGCAGCACAGTCTTATGCAGATGGTCTTGACTCAGCAACAAATACTCGTATTGATAACCTTGATACAGACGATGTTGCAGAAGGCTCAAACCTTTATTACACTGCTGCTCGTGCAAAGGCTGAAGCAGCAACGCTTCTCGCTAATGCAACAAAGACTAACATTATAATTACAAAGGATGGATCAGACAATCTTACAATTACCGCAGAAAACGGTGTTGCAGATTCTGATACTGATGATCTTGAAGAAGGTTCAACAAACCTACACTTACAAATGCTCGTGCAGTATCTGCTCTTGAGGCAGTCACCCGACTTCCCTGCAGTAGAAATTGCAAGCATTGCAAAGCAGGTAGCAGCAGAGGCTTCTAAGTTGCAACTGCAAGCACAAGCACAGCAGTCTCATGGGCTAAGGCAGATTACAAGTCTGCTGAATTCCTTGTAAAGATTGCTCAAGGTTCACATACTGAGGTTTCAAAAGCTTATCTTGACTCTTGATACTTCTGACAATGTGGCAATCACAGAATATGCGATGGTAGGAACAAATGGTTCACTTGGATCTGTTTCAGCAGATGTCAATGGTTCAGATGTACGCCTTCGTGTAGCAACTCTTAACAACAACCTCAACAGTGGCTGTTGTTGGAACACTTTTAAAGTAATAAAAAAATTAAACAAAAGAGGGAGTGGTAATCTTGGCAACAGTCAACAAGGACTTCAAGGTTAAAAATGGACTTATCGTCACTGGTGGCGGTGAGTTCCGGAGGAACGGTATCAGTAGGAACACCTACATTAGATACACATGCTGCTACTAAGGCATATGTCGATTCATTGGCTAGTGGCATGGTTGTCGGATCTACCGCTCCCTCTACACCAGAAAATGGTGATTTATGGTTTGATACATTAACATCAGAGTTAATGTTCTATTATTCTGGTTCATGGATGACAATGGCATCAATTGATGACACATTAAATCTACCCAGCATATTCACGATACCGCAATTGATGGAACTGGTTTCATAGTATCTCAGTTTGTCACTGGCGGTAGTTTTAATGATCCACAAGGTTCTCCAGTAGATGGCGGATCCTATAACACCAACTCGTGGACTTTGGTTTACGATGGCGGTAGTGCAGTAGATAATTTCAACTAAAAACTGATGTTATAATAAGCACAGAAATAAAACGGTAGAAATACCACAAGGAGAGATAAATGGCAACAAGAATGCAACAGCGTAGAGGTACTGCAGCACAGTGGACCAGCGCAAACCCAATTTTAGCAGCAGGTGAAATCGGTTTTGAAACCGACACAGGCGCATTTAAGATAGGTAATGGATCATCAGCATGGTCTGCCCTTAAGTATTTTACAGACGCAAGCGGTGCTCCAGAGTTATTGGACACACTTAATAGAACTTGCAGCAGCACTTGGTGATGACCCACAGTATCTCTAATCACGTAAGCGCTACCACAAATGTTCACGGTATTGCAAACACAGCAAACCTTGCAACTTTAGATGATCTTGCAGATGCAATTTCTAACGCAGAAGTAAATCAGTCAACACTTGCTGGTGAAGGCATTGATTGGAACGCTGGCACAAGTCAGTTTGATATTGATAATACTGTTGTTACATTAACAGGTACTCAAGAGTTAACGAATAAGACATTAGTCTCAGCAGATCTTGGCTCAAACTCAGTAGCAACAACTCAAAATGGTACTGATAATACAACAAAGATTGCTACAACAAGAATTTGTACAAGGAAGAATTTCATCACTTATTGCAGGAGCACCAGAATTATTAAACACATTAAGTGAACTTTCTGCTGCTATTGCTGATGATGAAGATTTTGCAGTAACTATAACTGGTCTTGTTGGAGAAAAGGTTGCAAAGGATGGGGATACAATGACAGGTGTTCTTACCTTATCTGGTACACCAACAGAACCTCTTCATGCAGCAACAAAGGGATATGCAGATAATTTAGTTAGCAGCCACAATGATTTAACACAAAATATACACGGAATTTCTAACATAGGTGATCTTGCAACTAAGGACTATGCAGATACTGCAGCAGGAACCGCAGCAGTTGGTGAAGTAGGAACTCATAACTTACTTACACAAAATGTTCACGGAATTTTAGATACAGGTGAACTTGCAACAGAATCTTATGTAACTGATGCTATTTCAACACATGGATCATATACAACTAATGTACATGGAATTGACGATACATCAGCATTGGCCTTGTCTTCAGAAATTGAAGATCATACAGAGCAGACACAACAAACATACATGGAATTTTAGATACTGCAGATCTTGTGCTTACAGACGATGCTCGTTTATCAGATACAAGAACACCAACAGATAATACAGTTACAACTGCAAAGATTGTTGACTCCAACGTAACCGCAGACAAACTTGCGGAGACTCTGTGAACAACATCAAAGATTGTTGATGGAGCCGTTACATCTGCAAAGATTGAAAACGGACACAATTGTAAATGCTGATATTAATGCTTCAGCAGCAATTGCACAGTCAAGATTGATGGACTTTCAACAAGTCTTTGCTGCAAAGGCAGATCTTGAATCACCAACATTTACTGGAACAGTATCTGGTGTTACAAAGTCAATGGTAGGTCTTGGCAATGTTGACAACACATCAGATGCCAAATAAGCCAGTATCAATAGCACAAGTCAACAGCAATCGCAACTGCAAAGTAGAAGCAATTGCAGATGCAACATCTCAATAAATGCAGTAATCGCATCTGCTCCAGCAGCACTCAACACTCTTGATGAACTTGCAGCAGCACTTGGTGACGATGCAAACTTTGCTACAACTGCAACAACTTCTCTTGCAGCAAAAGCACCACTTGCAAAACCAACATTTACTGGAACAGTAACCGTTGCAGCAAGCGGTGTTGCATTTACGAGACGGAACACAAACAAAGGAAGGTGTACCTTCACGAACACCAATTATTCAGAAAAACAGCGTAGTACTCTTGCGAGCATTACTCGAAAGAGATTCACTTATTGAGGTTTCTCACACTGGTGGTTCAGCAGTAAACGTTACAATTCCTGCAGTCGACCTCGAATTTCCCAATAGGAACTTCTATCAGATGTTCTTCAGACAAATACAGGCGCAGTTGCAATTGCAGCAGGCGCAGGAGTAACTGTAAATGCTACTCCAGGATTAACTCTACGTACACAATGGTCATCTGCAACTCTATTGAAGAGAGCAGCAAATACCTGGATTGTTTACGGAGATCTTAAGTAATTTACAGTAAAGGGGAATAAATAATGGCAACTAAAAAGTAGGTAGAAAGTCACAGCAGCAAATGACTTCTTGGAGCCAAAGCCACCAATTAAGTGTTGTTCCAACAAACATGTAGTGGTAGAGCATACAACGATGGTGCTGTGTCAGTTGCCATTTGAATTACCGCAGGTTCTCCTCCAGCAACATCTTATACAGTTACAGCAAGCACTGGTCAAACAGGAACTGGAGCATCATCTCCAATTACTGTGACTGGAATTGCTGCAGGAACAACACCTACTTTTACAGTAACAGCAACTAATGCTTCTGGAACATCAGCAGCATCATCTGCTTCATCTTCCGTAACAGTTACAACAAGACCAAACAATCCTACAGGTGTTTCAGCATCTGCTACATCTGCTAACACAAACACAATATCATGGACTCTTCCAGCAGGATCAGCAACTGGAGGTACTGCAATCAACATCAATCAGAATCACTGGTTCGGATGGATCAAGTTATACTGGTATATCTGGTTCTGCACATCATATACTGCTAACGACCCTGGAGTATCCCAGGTTCTCAAACTTATACAATTTATCTTACAAATGCATGTGGAGAGTCAACTGGTGTAACTACAAATAGTGTTAATACCACGCCACCATTCTTCCCGTTCTTCCCGCCGTTTTTCCCATTCTTCCCGTTCTTCCCATTCTTCCCACCATTCTTCCATTCTTTCCGTTCTTCCCATTCTTCCCACCATTCTTCCCATTCTTCCCATTCTTCCCGTTCTTCCCACCGTTCTTCCCATTCTTCCCTTACTTCCCATTCTTCCCACCGTTCTTCCCTTACTTCCCTTACTTCCCATTCTTCCCACCGTTCTTCCCATTCTTCCCGTTCTTCCCATTCTTCCCACCAAGTTTCTCACCACCACCATCTGGTGGCGGAGGCGGAAGTTGCTTCTGTGGATATTGTTGGAGATGTAGCGTATGCTGTCCAGGAAGATCATGCGGTTGTTAAAATTAGTGGGGGTATATGAAGATATGCCCCTACTAAATAACATATGCTATAATAAAAGTACTAAAGGAGATTATTAATGTACGCAATATTAGTAGAAAACAATGATGCTTATGATGTTATTGGAATATATTCAAGCAATAAGCCAGAGGTAATGGATAATCTTGATACAGTTTATGAAACTGGAGCAACTATTTCAGCAATTGATGCAAGTGCATATAAGCAAACAGCACTTCATGGAGCAACTTTCAATGGCTCATCATTTTCTGGAGGAACTGCAGGTCCCTAATCTATTAAATGCTACACAAGAGCAATTAGATTCTTTTAATTTGTATGCATTCTTATCTAACAATGTTGTTGTTGCAAGAATGGCAGTACCGTCAGAAGGTCCAAAGGCAGAGATGTTTGCTGCTGCAAATGCTGCAGGTATGATCTTAGCAAAGATTCCAGAAAGACAAACTGTATATGTTGGACAAACATACAACAGGGACGGAACCTCTTTTAGCACAGTAGCATAACTTTAACTTTGAAAGGTTAGTCAGTATGGAAATTTATGATGAAAACCAGAATCCTTGGTTTACTAAAGATCGTTCAGAAACTGCATCAAACAAGATATCCAACAAAAACTTTACCAAATGGTATAGTTGTAGAAAATCCTGGACTTGGGTTAAACGTCTATAGAAATGTTTTTAGTAAAGATGATGCTGACAGATATATTAAAATACTTGAATCAAATTTAGATGGAACAAAAAGATACAAATGGTCAGAAGCACAGGTTACAAACTCTACAACACCAATTAAAAGAGCAAGAGATGCTGTAGATTTTAAATACAAGCAAGAAAATCTTGGCCCCAGAGATGAGATTTAATGGAGAACTTATGACCTACATGAAGAAATTTATCAAAAATTAAAGTTTTGTATAGATGATTATGCACGTTATTGGGGAATTAATGTTATTTATTATGAAGCATTTAATTTTGTAAAATATGAAGGCGAAGGAAAACACTTTAATATTCACGCAGATCATGGTCCAGCATATAATGCAACTGTCTCTGCTGTTATCTATATCAATGATGACTACGAAGGCGGAGAAATACAATTTCCAAGATTAGACGGCTATACTCTTACACCAAAGGTTGGAGATATTGCTGTATTCCCATCTAACTACATTTATGAGCATGCGTCTCTTCCTATGAAGAGCGGTACAAAGTATTGTGTCGTAATCATGACTGATATTAATGAGTTAGGTCATCAGCATGTCCGATGATATAAAAAGTGTCTCTTTTAAGACATACCGTCCTTGGCTAACAAAGAAAGCAAATCTGCCCCAACTCCTACACAAAAAGAAATACCTCAATGGTATAAGGATGCTGATAGGTTTGCTAAAAATCCAATTAATGGAGAATACTATAAGGCCCCAAAGAGGTTTGTCCATTTCCAAAATCTGGAACTACAGATGATTATGGAATGATTCCTACATGAGAAAGCATGTCCAGCAATCATGGATGCCTTTATAACTGGATATGTATTTAGAACTCAACTGACATTACATTTACTAAAAATAATAAAGGATCTTTAGATTTTAAAATAGAAATCAAATGTATCGAGATTTTTGTACATCTAGACCACCAATGGCACAATTTGAACATCCTCAAGGATATTACAAAGATCATTTTGCCTGGATGCCAGACTGGGGCATGAAGTTACCAGAAGGCTATAGTGCATTATTTATGACACCTATGAATAGGTTTGATCTACCTTTTATGAATACTACTGGCGTAGTAGATTCAGATAAAGTTGAATTATTAGGTAGTTTTCCATTTTTATTATTGAAGGTTGGGAGGGAACTATACCAGCAGGAACACCATACTTGCAGATACTCCCATTTAAAAGAGAAAATTGGGAGACACGAACTTGATATTCTTGATTCATCAACGGTATATGCTAAAATAGTAGATAACGCAAATATTTATCGTCAACCAGATGGCGGGGTATATAAAGATAAAGTTTGGACAAGAAGAGAGTATAGGTAAAAGGAGATATCATGTCAACTTGGACAGAAAAAGAAACATTAGGGTTTGGAATTACTTGCTATAGAGGTGTCATTAAGCCAGAACTAAATATTATAGAAAGATTAGAAAATATTTTGGGTTCTCCAGCACCATGGGGCGGAATTATCTCCAGAGGGTAAGCCTTATCACTGGCTACCAGCATATGTAGGATATCAACAATTAATGCCAGACTATCGTGACTGCTATGACTTTAAGTTTAAGAAAACTGATATTGAATCAGATCCAAGCAAGGACTCTTTATTGCTTCAGGGAATTTGGCAAGATGTATATGATGCACAGGCAGCAGCAGTAGATGATTATCGTAGAGATTACAACATTATGCCGTTAAAATATTGGGAAGCCTTAACTTTATCAAGTATGGACCAGGCCAACACTTCAAAGAACACCATGACCATGGATTCTCTTATAACTGTACCGTTTCCTTAGTTGCCTATATTAATGACGACTACGATGGTGGAGAGTTATACTTTAGACTGCAAAATCTAAATATAAAACCAAAGGCTGGAGATCTATATGTTTTCCCGTCAAATTTTATGTATCCACATCAAGCAATGCCAGTACACTCTGGAACTAAATATTCAATTGTAACAATGTTAGATTACAGGTAAAAATATCATACACCAGATATGTATGATCCAAAGTGGGCAAATGAATAATGTTTAATATTACTGTTGAAAAAATGCAGGGATGTATTTTTAACATCGAACCAATGTCAATTAAAAGAGATTGGATGGACTTAACGTCTGAAAACCACGCATATAGATGTTTTCCAGTAACTCAGTCAAATGTTATAGGTTGGTATCTTTCATGTTCAGAAGATATAGTTTTTACGTGGGATGGAATAAATGATCAGACAGACCAGCATATAAAGATTGTAAGTCCATCAGGTTCATACTCTGGAAGAGGTCAATCTTCAATAAGTTTAAACACTTCTTTGGTTTTTAGAACAGATCCAGATGTTAGTATTTGGACAATACATCCAGTTAATTATTTTAATGATGACTTTGAAACTATGTCTAGTGTAATAAGTACTTCATTTTATGATAACCCGTTGCCTCTTGCTCTTAAGGCAAAAAGGCTAACGTAGAAACTATTATAAAAGCAGGAACTCCTATTGCAACAATTATTCCAATATCTTTAACAAATTTAAATAATACATCAATTGAGATTGTAGAATATAAAGATGTAGATCGTTCTAGAACAAATGCAAACATTGCCTACGGAGAAGCAGCACAAGTGCTTAATTCATCTGGCAACTGGACCGATTGGTATAGAAATGCGGTAAATGAAAAGAATGAATCTGTAGGGTCTCATGAAGTAAAAACCCTAAAATTATACGTAAAAGATAATACTATAGGATGATATAATAATAATATGATACCAGAAGATGCAGTAAAAGTAATAAGACATCCATCAATCACCCCATCTGGGTTTTTTGGCTATGGTGCTGAAAATATAGTTGAGTTAGAAAAATTTTATGACTGAAGAAGAAGTTGATTTTTTAGAAAAAGCAGCAAGAAACATAACTATCTGGGATGTTACTCAAAGCCATATAAATGAAAAATGGAACTGTTATTTATGATTCAAGTTATTGGAAAGATAGAGTTGCAACTGCGCCATCTTTAAATGCAAATGATCCAAAAATTCTTCCAGTTTTAGTAGGATTATTTAGTAGACTTCAACCAATTATTGAAGATTTTTTTAAGGTCAAAGTACAGTCTACAGGACAAACAATTGTTAAGTGGAATCCAGGACAGTTCCAAATGCCTCACGCAGACAAAGAATTGCATTTTGGATCAGATGCTGGATTACCAAACGATTTTCCATATTATGATATTTCAAGTTTATTTTACATCAATGATGATTATGAGGGTGGAGAGTTATACTTTCCATATCAAAAAGTTCAATTTAAACCAAAACGTGGTTCGGCATATTTTTTCCCAGGAGACATGAACTATGTACATGGAGTAACAGAAGTCACAAAATCTTTAAGATATACATGTCCGTTTTTCTGGGAAATTTTAGAGCATACTGGAGATGTAAAACCAGACCCAAATACAAAGTACCATAGAATTTTTCCTACAGAAGAAGAAGTAAAGTCTTGGGATCCAAAAAAAGGAATAAGGAGATAATAATGGAAGAGATAGAATTATATGAAAACATAATGATATATAAAAATGTTAATGATCAACCAGAAAGATTATATGAGATAGTTAAAGAATCTGCTAACAATAATTCAGATAGAATTTTAGGAGAATGGTCTGATTGGCAAGGTTTTGGTCGTTATATTCAGACTGCTTTTCCAGAACTTTCTAAATTAAATCCAAAAACAGGAAAGCCTGCTGAATTTAATTCTCAATTGATAAATGACTTAAAAACTAATAGTAAAATACAAGAAGATCAAAAATATCTTTTGTTAGAAATAAGTAATGGTTTTAATAAAACTATGGACGCATATATTTCTAAATATAAAGACATGTTTAATTATAATGAAGAAGAAATAACAAAAGACCATGATGGAAATTATTTGCCTTTATGGAAAAAAGAAGGACCTTCTATATGCAGATATAATAAAAATATAGATACTGTAATGTCAATGCGATATCATTCTGATTATGTAAGAGAGCCAGTAAAAAGTCCAGGCTATAAGTTTGCAATAACTGCTAATTATTATTTTAATGATGATTATGATGGAGGAGAACTTGACTTTTATATAGATGGTAATCTAATAAAGTATAAACCAGTTGCAGGTGATTGGGTAGTTTTCCCTAGTGGACACCCAGATGTTTTAAATAAAAATAATCAACCTTACTTACATGGCGTTTTCCCATCTTTTAAAACAGAAAAATACTTAATAAGAAACTATTTGAAAAAATATGGAGATAGGTGATCAGGAGTGGTTTGATAAAGAAAAAGAACTTGGTACTGAAAGTTGGTCTAAATTACATAAAGAGATGATAGGCAAATATGCTGCAAATAAAGATTCAATCGAAGGAGTTAGAATTAGATGAACTTAGAAAATAAAGTTAGACTAACAAAAGATATAGTTGTTTATGAAAACTTTATTGATTCTGAAAACTGCCGATAAACTTATAAAAGTTTTAGATAAACATGCAGAAATAGGGACCATTAGTTGGATGCCTATATCGTTTTATGAATCTTATTCTTCTGTTTTGCCACAAGATAACGACGAGCATGTAATTGCCGAAGGTTTACCTTCTGATATTTTTACACAATTAAAAAGGGTATTGTAGAAGCAGTTGCCAGCGTTCATGATTTAGATTCAAAGATAATATCTCAAATTGGATATCATACTCAGAAATGGGAACCAGGGGCTTATGCTAGAAAGCATTCTGATAATACAGATGAACACGGAAACTCTGGAGCATTTACTAGAAGTAGATATGCTGCATTTTTATATTTGAATGATAACTTTGATGGAGGACTTTTGCATTTCCCAGATCAACAAATAAGCATAAAGCCTAAAGTTGGAATGCTTGCTGCTTTTGACGGGGGATTCAACAATATGCATGAGGTAACTCTTATAACTAGTGGAGTTAGATATACAATAGGTTCATTCTGGGATGATCGTGAAGAAGATGCATATCCACAGGAACTAAGAGACGCTTGGGCGCAAGAAATGAAAGAGACTAGAGCCAAGCAAGAAGTTGAAAGAGCAGAATGGCAAGAACTTCTAAAAGATGGATATAAAATAGATGAAGATGGCAATAAATATCTATTTAAAGGAGATGCTGTTTAATATGATGGATTCTTTGAAAGAAAATTTAAAAATAATAACTTAGAGTTTGAAGAAGTAACTCCAGAACTACTTTGGATTAAAGACTTTTTGACAAAAGAAGAATTAGATTTTATTTGGAATATAATTAATGGTGCGTCTCAAGAAGATTGGGAAGTAGAGTATATGGGAAATCTAAAAAGATTTTGTTTAGAAAAGTTTGGCAGAGAAGATGTTGACAACTTAGTCGCTGAAGGGAAATTTGAAATTACTCAAAATTGGGTAGATAAAAATTTAAATATTAAGCATCACCCAGAACAAAATGTTTTTACGGAAGACTAGCAAATATAATTCACCCTTCTTTCCCAGGACTTGAACTTAGTGGGCTTGCCACTATTCAAAGAATGCAAAAGGGAGTAGAACTGAAATCACATACTGATCAGCATACAGATCCATCTATACACTATGCAACAATAATATACATTAATGATGACTACGTAGATGGAGAATTATTCTTTCCAAATAAAGATATATCATTGAGGCCAAAACCAGGAGACTTATTGTTTTTTCCAGGAAATGAAGAGTATAGAGCATGGTGTAAAGCATGTAGGGGATGGGCCAATAAGATATGTTATAGTCGGCTTTATAAAAGAAATAGGTCATTACGAAAGAAATAGGTATTAAAATGAATAGAGAAATTCTTGATCCAAAAGTATATTATTATACAGACGCAATAGATAACTTTGATGTGTTTTTAAAAACTTTAAGTGAGTTAGATACCATGGAGTTTTATGATGATACAAAGGTTAATCTTTGGCAAAAGTGGACATCTTCTAATGACAAAGATTTTATTTATGGAGAAACAAAGACTTTTGATATAGATGCCATCTCAAAGTCTGGCGGTATAGTTGGAGAAAAAAGCAAATATATTTATGATTCAGTCATGACAACCCTATATAATGTATGTAAGGATTATGCAGAGTCACTAGGTGATTTTGACGAGCCAAGGCTATTCCCAACATTTAATATTAAGAAATATTATACTGGAATGGCAATGGGTGCACACTTCGATCAATTAGATGGCGATAAGACTTTGAGATACTCTCTAGTCATGTATTTAAATGATGACTGCGATGGTGGAGAGATATCCTTTCAATTAAAAAATTATGATGGTGGATGGAATAGCAAAGATGGATGGGTTCATGGTGCTCCACCAGTTAATTTAGATTATGATGATGCTGTTGCAAACAATGCAATAGATTTCGGAATAAAACCAAAAGCAAATAGCGTTATTATTTTCCCAGCAGAAGCGCCATATTTTCATACGGCACATACAGTAAAGTCTGGTGTTAAGTATATGGTCCCAGGTCATTGGATACATAACAATATGCAACTTAACCAGCAGCAAGGCATGTAGTGAAAACAGCCATCGTTACTGGTGCAAGTAAAGGTGTAGGTTATGCAACCGTTAAACTTTTATCTGAAAACGGATATAAGGTTATTGCTGTTTCGAGAGATGTTGATAAAATGTCTGGATTATTATCTGATAATGGTAGAAATTTATAAATTAGATATAACAAAAGAGAATGAAATTAAATACTTTTTTTGAAAAATATAAAAACATAACATTAGACTTATTAGTTAATAATGCTGGCGGAGGTTCTGGACCAACACATATTATTAATGAAACTATGGAAAATTTTAGAATAGCATATGATATTAATGTTTCTGGGCCAATGTACTTGTCTCAGTTATTTGCTCCATCTATGAAAAAATCAGAGTCTGCAACAATTATCTTTATAACATCTTTATGTGGAAAAGTTCCATTTAGAGGCGGAGGCAATTATAGTAATGCCAAACGAGGATCAAATGGCGTTAATAGATACAATGCGTATGGAATTTCCTGAATATGGAATAAAGATAACAGAAATATGTCCAGGGACAATTGACACACAAATAGAAAAAAGATAATGCCCTTACTGCTAACGACATGGCTGAAACAATTAGGTGGGTGGCCTCATTGCCAAAACATATGAATATAAATCACTTGGAGGTAAGTCATATATTTAACAATAAGTATATGTAACTAAAATGAAAATTAATAAACTATATGATGATGTGTATGAAATTAATAACTTTCTTACTGATGAAGAAATGTTTGAAGTTAATAAAATTATAAAAATACTTCAGAAGATAAATGGCTTGATGAAGAAATGAAAAAAGAACAAAATATTCCAGATTTTTGGTTTGGAAAAACTTTATGCTTTAAAGACAAAAATATTTTTGACGATATAAATGAAAAAATGAAAAATTTATTTGAGTCATATTCTTATTATCCAGATAAACTGCATTTACAGAGATATAAAAAAGGAGATTTTATAACGCATCATGCAGATCAATGGAGAACAGATATAGACTATTATATTGGATATGGCTTTTGTTTATATTATAATGATGAATATACTGGTGGAGAGTTAGACTATCCAGATATTAATATTACGGTTAAGCCAAAATCTAATTCTTTATATATACATGGAGGGCACATTGTTCACGGATCTCTTCCAGTTTTAGATGATACAATAAGATACTTCTCTACCGTTTTTATCCATGGAACAGAAAAAAACCGACAAGACTAAAAGGAGATTTATTTCAATGACACACATGACTACAAAGCAAGAAGAATTTATTATTAATATTTTAAATGGTAAAAAGAATGGATACTATGTAGAACTTGGGGCAGCACACTACAGCAATGGTAATAATACATACTTGCTAGAAAATGAGTATGATTGGACTGGAGTATCTTTTGAAATAATAGACTCTATGAAAGAAGAGTTTAATGCTAATAGAAAGAATCCATGCATGGGAGATGCCCTATCATTTAACTATATGGATTATTTTGAAAAAAATAACTTTCCAAAACAAATAGACTATTTGCAATTAGACATAGACGCTGGATATGATATGGCAGGAAGGCCAGTTGGGAATAGTCATTTGACGCTGCAAGGTCTTATAGCAATGCCATTAAATACATACAGATTTAGCGTAATTACATTTGAACACGATTCGGACATGTATTGGAGAAATAGTAAAATTAGAGATGTACAAAGAGAGATACTTGATTCATTTGGATATGCCCTTGTTCAAAGATCTTACAATGAAGATTGGTGGGTAGACCCAACAGTAATGCAGCATGGATATTTTAGAGAATACCTACATTGGCAAACTCTATAACTATCAACCTAAATAATAGCATTAGAGTTTGTCAAAATTAAAAACTCTGGTATACTTTAATAATTACAGTTTCTTAAGGAGAATAACAGTGTCTGATTTTTTTAGTTTTCGTTTGTCTAGAAGAGTTCGTAAATAAGTATAAAGACAAAGAGCCACCATTCGGATTTACGGATGCTGGAGGCAATTCACTTGGGAGAGATTACATTTATTCGTACCTACTCTCGTGTGAAGGAAGATGGAACTAAAGAACGCTGGCATGAGGTTTGTCAGTCGTGTAATCGAGGGTATGTACTCAGTACAGAAGAATCATGCTAAAGAAAATCGTCTACCATGGAATGACAATAAGGCTCAGAAATCTGCACAAGAAGCATTTCAAAGAATGTTTGAATTTAAAGTGGACTCCACCAGGACGTGGCCTGTGGGCATTTGGTACTCCTATGACTATGGAGAAGAAAAATTCTGCTGCCCTTCAAAATTGTGCAATGGTATCTACAAGAGATCATTGATCAAAAATGATCCAGGAGCACTATTTGCTTGGGTTATGGATGCATTAATGCTTGGTATTGGAGTTGGATTTGATACTGTTGGACAAGAAAAGCAATTTGCCTATTTATGCTCCAACAGAACCAGCATCTATTTATGAAATTCCAGATACTCGTGAAGGTTGGGTAGAGTCTGTAAGAATGTTATTAATTCATACTTAAAGCCAAATCAAGCAATTCAAGAGTTTAACTATGACCTTATCCGTCCTCTAGGAGCCCCTATTAAGGGCTTTGGAGGCGTTGCAAGCGGTCCAGCAGCCACTTATTGACCTTCACATACACGCATTCGTGACTGTAATTGGCGGTAGAGCAGGAGAAACACTTGATTCACGAGCAATTGTAGATATCGTAAATCTTATTGGTACCTGTGTTGTTTCAGGAAATGTTCGTCGTTCTGCCACCCTTGCACTTGGGTGCTGCAGGAGATGAAGATTTTATTAATCTTAAAGAATGCAGAAGTATTTCCAGAGCGTAATTCATATGATCCAGAAAATCCAGGTTGGGCATGGATGTCTAATAATTCTATTTCTGCAACAGTAGGCACAAAGTATGAAGACTATGTAGATCTAATTGTAGATAACGGAGAGCCAGGATTTATCTGGCTTGATGTTGCTCGTAATTATGGTCGTCTTGCAGATCCAGCAGATGGCAAAGATTATCGTGTTATGGGCTTCAATCCATGTGCGGAGCAGCCATTAGAAGTCATACGAATTATGTACTCTAGTCGAAGTACATTTGAATCGTCATGAATCTAAGGAGGACTTCCTGCAGACACTCAAGTTTGCTTATCTTTATGGAAAGACTGTTACATTAATTCCAACACATTGGCAACAGACAAATGGAATCATGCAACGTAATCGTCGTATTGGAACATCTCTTACAGGTATTGCATCATTCTGCAGATAAATATGGCTTGCCAGTAGTTCGTGAATGGATGGATGAAGGATATAAAACTATTCGTAAATATGATCACTCATATTCTGAATGGCTATGTGTTCGTGAATCAATTCGTGTAACAACTGTTAAGCCATCAGGATCAGTATCAATTCTTTCTGGTGCAACCCCAGGAGTTCACTGGGCACCAGGAGGAGATTATTTCTTGCGTGCAATTCGTTTTGGGAATACAGATCCAATGATTGCATTTGTTTAAAGCAGCGGGATATAAGATTGAAGCAGACCTCGTATCTGCAAATACATCTGTAGTTTATTTCCCAGTTCATTCTGGACATCCAAGATCTGAAAAGGATGTAACATTATTTGAGAAGATTGCGCTTGCTGCTACTGCTCAAAAATACTGGTCTGATAATGGTGTTTCTGTAACGCTTTCATTTGACAAAGAAACTGAGTCAAAGCATGTTGCTCCAGCACTTCATATGTACGAAGGACAACTAAAGGCTGTTTCATTCTTGCCAATGGGAAATCATACATATCCTCAACAGCCATACACTCAAATTACTAAAGAAGAATATGACTCAGTTATATTGGAGCAATATCAAAAAGATTGACTGGTCTGCTATTTATGACGGAGCGGAAAATCTCGAGGCACAGGGAGAAATGTACTGTACTACAGATGCTTGCGAAATAAAAATCTCGTAGTGTGATAAAATAGACTCATAATGTCTATCCAATCTAACCTATATGCAGAAAAAGCATTCGCAATTCATCAATCGCTCTTTGGTCTTTAGATGATAGCGCAGACTATTTATCATTAATATCTGACGCTGATAGAAACATTTATAGTTGCTACAGAAGGATGTTCAATTGAAGAAGCATTAGGGATAATTGGAGAACCTTTTACAAATTCTAGTGTAACTAAAATATCTGGTAATGTAATATCATCTGATAGCGGTTCTTTCTCATGCGTTAGTTCAAGCATTTTAGATTTCTCTGATATTAATAAAGATTTAGGAACTTTTTGTATAGGTGTTTATGTCTATTCAAATAGTGCTTATATAACTAGTTATGAAATTGGTTATGAATATTACGATGTACCACTAGGTGACTGGGTAAAAAGACAAAAATATTTAATACAACAATAATGGAAAAGTGGATGTTCCTTTCTAATTCATTTACTGTACCGAATATTAGTGGTGAAATGAGATTAGTATTTAAAGCAAACTTTCTTGGCGGGTATTCTGATTCTGAAGAAAACACAATTTTAGTAAATGGTTTAACACTTGGACAATGGTCAGAAGAGTTTGCGTCAACATCTTTAGGAATTACTCCAGTACAAATACCTACTGGAATATTTGATGAAACCGAGTACGGATATCCAGCAAGATCTTATGGATTAGAAGAAAACACTGGGTACTATCTTATTAAGAAAAATTCTCTTGTTGCTAAAAATGTTGGAGCGCCAATGGTTTATGGAACAGAAAATTGTACAGTTATAACTCCAAACGATGGCAAACCATCTTTAATTCTTCCATCTGAAGGATTTTTAAATGATAATGGAAAGTATAGAACATATACAGTTGAAATGTGGCTAAGAATAAATTGTAATGCTACAGAACCTAAAAAGATATTTGGAAGTTTAGTAAATGACAGCGGTTTATATGTAGATGGTCCATTTTTAGTTTTAAAGATAGGTAATAAGTCAGCATCACATTACATTGGGAGTGGACAAGACCAATGCTTGTTCATATTTTATATTTAGACAACTCTTCAAAACTTTATATAAATGGCGAAGAGGTATTGTCTTTATCATATAAAACTGCTGATTTAGAGTTTAACTCTACAAAAGAATGGCTTGGGTTCTGGTCATACGAAGATGTGTCACCAATAGAAATAGATTGTGTGGGGATATACCCATATAAAGTTTCTAATATTGTAGCCAAAGAAGACTAGTTTTTGGACAGGGTGTTCAAGCACCAGATAATATAAATACAGCATATAGTGGACAGTCTTTGCTTATTGATTATGCATTTGCTGACTATTCAAATAACTATTCTTATCCAGATATAGGAAATTGGAATCAAGGAATAAATGATAATTTAAATTATGAAAATAATATGCTTTCTACGCCAGACTATAACCTTCAGAGTTTTTAATTAATTATCAAGGAGCAAATAGTAGTTTATATTATAACGACTGGCTATCCATAAACTCTCAGTTACCTTCAGAATTAGGAGATGAATATTTTAAGGTAAGGCCAAACTCTGACTACTGTGCCCAACTATATTTTAATAATTTAAATTTCTTAGCACAAGAAGTTAAAAGTATCTACGGTGTATTTCAAGAAAACTGGATCTGCAAGTATATTAATGGTGTTGAGCAGCCTATGACTTTATTTAAAGTTATAGATCCTAATCAAATTATTTTCATATATCTTTATCAAGATGCAAAAAAGATTACATATGTTGTAAAAGTTTGGAGATAATCTACCTACAGAAATTGAGCATGAAAGTATAGAAATAATAACTGGTGAAAAGTTTTATGCTGGATTCCATATTGAAAATTTAATTAGATGGTATGGAGGAGAGGTAGCAGCGATCCTTGGAAATATTTCACAGTGCAAACTTTACATTGGAAATGATGAAAATTTTGCTTCATGGTTTGATGGGAATATTTATAAGGTTGGACTTTCAAATGCCAGGAATCATTCTTTAATTGCACCAGCATTTGGTGCAGATGGACTTCCATCAGATTATGACACAATTGAAGATTATATACATTCTATTACTTTGGACGGTGGGCTGTACAATCAACAACTCTGGGATTATATTTTGGATGGCGGTACTGCTGGATTAATGCTTTTGATAAAATATTAGATCATACTGCTAGTTATACATTAGTTGCTTCACGATATTTTGATGAATATCAACTTGATATAGATACAGTTGGATATTGGGAAGATTATCAACCACTAACATATTATGCACAATTTGTTGATGATGCAGAAGGAGACAGGGTATATGACCTAGACTTCTTGCAGTTTAACATAAACTATCCAGCACCATCTAAGTTTTTTGAAATAGAAACAGACCCAACAGAATGGAGTTATGCAGAACTTTATAATAAGTTTAATTATCCTAAAAAAAGAACATACGACTCTTTGGATAATTTTTTGTTTACTGGATATCGAGATTATGAAGATTTACAATATAATGTAACCAGAACATATAAATATGACACTAGTGAATCTCTTGTAAGATCTTTTGTAAGTTTTCAATACACTAAGGCAGGAGCAACTCAAAGCAGTTCTTTCTTTACACATATTGAACCAGCAGCAAAAGAAGGAACTGTAGAACCAGGAAACAACTGGGTAAGTAGTAAGTACGAAGTTATAGATAATATGATTATTTATCCTCCCTCTAACGTAGACTTTAATGAACTTTTCTTTGGTTACTCACCTAGAATTTAAAGTAAAAAATATTTTAAGAAACAAAAGTTAAACTTAAGAAACTAGAATATTGTTCTCAGGCTTTTAATAATAATAGCAACCCTATAGGAACAAGTCCTTATGTAAAGATGTATCCGTATAAAAAATCTGGCATTTATTATAACTACAAAGGAAAAAATCCTTACAGTATTTATAAAAATACATCGCCATATTTATATATGACAAGAACAAGTGGTATTCAAATTAGAGGTAAGCAAGATCCTTTAATCAATAGAGGTTTGCTGATTCCAATAAATGAAAATCAAACTTCAGACTTCGATAAGATTATGGCTATGCAACTTGCAGTTAGATTTGATGAAGACTACTTCCCATATGCGCCTCAACAAATATTTGAAATCACGAAGCAAAAATTCATACATTAAGATTTTATATAGTTGCAAATGATCAAACTGGACGAAGAGGAAAGATCTACGGAGTTAATGCATTAACTGGAAGAATAGAAAATGGAATAGCATTTTATCTCAATGGCAAGATTGTTAAGGACCCAGTCCTAACCATTAAACAGTGGGCGTTCCTTGGTATTTCTTTTTCTTCAACCTTCTTGATATTTCTGGAGTATTTGGATCTATAAAATTAAACGGACCATTGTTATTTAACAATATATCTTATTATCAATCTACCAACTTACAGGAAGTTCAAAAGGTTTCTAAGCGACCTTGGTTCCAGGTAAAGAGATCTGGGCCTTTGACCTTAGATTGGGAGTATTGGGTACCAGAGTTCTTCCTATGGAACGGTGTTCTAGTACAGTCTTCAATTAGTTATTATGGTGTAGACCCAGAAGATGTATATAAGAGTTACGTAGGAACAAATAAAATAATAACTGGTACAGATAAGGTTTTTGGTATTGGTGAATGTGAGTACAATATCTACCAAGACGTTTTATGGCAACAGTCTACCTCATCTGCAGTATGATATGGTATACTGGTGGTTATGAAACACAAAGATCAGCCACTTTTTGACAAAAAAGGCAAGCCAAGAATGCCTGGCCAGATAGGCGAAACCAAGGTTACACTAATCGACAAGCAGTATGACTGGGGTATCTATGTTTGGAAAAGTCTAACGGTAAGTGGTTTACTGATGGAAATGGAAACATATTAAACATTCCATCAATGAAGGGTGATCTTGCAAGAATTGCAGAATTAAAACAAGCAGCAGCATATTATGGAGAGCCAGATGGGGAGCCATATTTTTGCGGGTATGGGAAGAGTTACTGACGAAGAGTACAGTGAACAAGTAGATAGAATGAAGGCTGGATTAATTCCTAACTTAAATGACCTTGGAGCAGTACAAGCAGCAAAAGATACTATTGCAAAGTATGGAGACGAAGAATAATGTCAGAAGATCAAGATTATATTCTTAGAGCAAGTATTGATAATATTATAGAGCCAACTGACTCTTTTAAAACATCAGATCCTTTTAATAAGACATGGACAGAATTAAAGTCATACTCTGGTTTGGATAATAACTTTAAAAGAAGAACATCACGTTTTATGGAAAAGTCAGCAAACGATCCAGGACAAGGTTATATCGATAGCGCAAGAGCAGAGCAACACGGACTTGGAGATGCAAAGTCAAAAGAGATTAATCCTGGAACAGTATACAGAAATGGCTATGGACTGTTTGATGTAATTACACCGCCATACAATGTTTATGAACTTGCAAATTATTACGATACATCTTTTGCTAACCATGCTGCCATTGATGCAAAGGTAGAAAACATTGTTGGTTTAGGTTATCGATTTTGAAGTTGCACCAAGCACAATGCTTAGGCTAGAATCAAATAATGATACAGGATCAAGTGTCAAGAGCACGTAAATAGAATTGAACGTGTAAAGATTGAAATGCATGAATGGCTAGAGTCATTAAATGATGATGATTCTTTTACAACAACAATGATGAAGGTTTACACAGATGTACAAGCAACTGGAAACGGGTATCTTGAAATTGGACGAACCACTCGTGGAGAGATTGGATATGTAGGACATATACCAGCAACTACAATGCGTGTTCGTAGATTGCGAGATGGCTACGTTCAGATAATCGGAAATAAGGTTGTCTATTTTAGAAATTTTGGTGCAAAAAATCCGAATCCAGTTACAGCGGATCCAAGACCAAATGAAATAATACACTTTAAACAATACTCTCCATTAAATACATTTTATGGTGTTCCAGATATTATTGTCGGCAATGCCAACTTGCTCATGGAGACCAGCTTAGCGTCACAATATAACATTGATTATTTTGAAAATAAGGCTGTCCCAAGATATATTATGACCCTAAAGGGTGCTACAACTATCAGCTAGATGCAGAAGATAAAATGTTTAGATTCTTACAGACAGGTCTTAAAGTCTCAATCACACAGAACTCTTTATATCCCACTTCCTGGAGATACAGATAATAACAAGGTTGAATTTAAGATGGAGCCAATTGAAAACGGTATTCAAGAAGGTTCATTTGAAAGAGTATCGTAAAGCAAAATCGTGATGATATTTTGATTGCTCATCAAGTTCCTACTTTCAAAGACTAGGTGGTGCAGATGCAGGTTCAATTGCAGCAGCACTTGCTCAAGATCGTACATTTAAAGAGCAGGTAGCAAGACCAGCACAAAAGAAATTGAGAAAATAATTAATAAGATAATTAAAGAAAAGACTGATATTTTAGAACTTAAGTTTAAGGAACTAACTCTTACAGATGAAATTGCTCAGTCTCAGATTCTTGAAAGATATGTAAAGACTCAGGTAATGCTTCCAAATGAAGCTAATGAACTGCACTAGGACTTCCTCAAAGGGAAGGATGGAGATGAGCCATTTCAATCCTAAAGCCAGAGCAAGCAGCAAACGATAATGCTGATAGAGCACGGGATGCAGAAAGAACAAATAATCAGTCCGATGGGTCAGCCACAATTACTGGAAGAAATCCAAAGGGTGAAGGTCGATCATCTCAGTAATTGAGATATCGCAAAAAAGGCTCTATAATATATTCTAGTATGACTATATCTAAAGCCCATTGGGATACCACTGGCGACTCAGTAAGACTTTCCCTTCCATTTGCGAAGGTTGATAAGGAGCGACGTATCGTCTCTGGTTTTGCATCTCTTGATAATGTTGATAAGCAAGGACGATATAGTTACAGCAGAAGCATCACTAAAAGCATTTTCAAAATTCCGTGGAAACATTCGTGAAATGCACCAGCCACTTGCTGTTGGTAAAATGGTTAATTTTAAAGAAGATAGATACTTTGATCCAGAATCTAAAAAGTTTTATTCTGGTGTTTTTGTTTCAGCATATGTTTCAAAGGGTGCACAAGATACATGGGAAAAAGTTTTGGACGGTACACTAACAGGATTCTCTATTGGTGGTCGTATGAATAAGTGGGATGACGGTTACGATGAGAAGTCAGATTCCACAATTAGAATTATTAAAGATTATGATCTTGTTGAGTTGTCATTAGTTGATTCTCCAGCAAATCAGTTTGCAAACATTATGCAAGTTGAAAAGGTGGATGGAGTAGATGTTGTTAAGGGACAAGATGTTGCATTAGAAAATGTTTTTTATGATGAAGAGTCTGGTTTGGTTATGGTGTCAGAAGAGGAATCTGTAACAAGTCCAGTTAACGGAAATGAAATGAAAAATATAGGGTTCGTTGAAAAAACGGATAATGAAAAAATGGATATAGTCAAATTCTTAGTAGATAGTGCTAAAGGCATTGATGCTAAGATTAAGAAGGAGGATAATCCTATGGCAAAAAAGACAAAGGTTGAAGAAACCGAAGTTACTAAGTCAGAAGAAATCGCTCCAGAGGCAGATGCCGTAGTTGAAACTACTGTTGCAGAAGTTACTGAAAAATCTGAAGAGGTTGAAGTAGCAGAAGATACTGTTGAAAAGTCTGAAGAGACTCCAGCAGAAGAAGTTGCAAAGGCTGAAGAATCAGTTGAAGCACCAGCAGCAGAAGTTGCAACAGAAGTATCTAAGTCAGATGAAGCAATTGTTGAAGCAGTTGCAGAAATCAAGAGTACAATTACATCAGCCTTTAGCGATTTAGTTGAAACTGTAAAGTCTTTGCAGGCAGAAGTAGAAATGCTTAAGTCTACAAAGGTCGATACAGCAGCAGTAAAGAGTTCACTTGATGCAGTCGCCAAAGACATTGCTGCAACAGTTGAACATGTTGATAAGTTTGGAAAGAGAGTAGATGCAGTAGAAGCAGATACTGCTTTCCGAAAGTCTGGAGATCTAGGCGAGATCGTACAGGATCGACCAGAAATGGTTGAAAAATCCCTATGGGGCGGACGTTTCCTCAAAACAGCCGACTTATTTAGTAATTAATAAGCAGAATCACTTAGGAGGTGACAATATGTCGGAAGAAATTAAGAAAAACCAGCCAGGAGAATCAGGCCAACTCGGTGGAACAACACCAGGTTTATATCAGGGACAAGGTGCATTCGCATCAGGTTCTGAAGCAGGATCAAACATCCCTGGCAATTATACTGATGGTGGCGCACTAGGAAATATTCCTAACGCTAACCTTGGTGTTACCACTGGTCCTAATGCCGTAAACCCTTCGGGTGATGCTGCAAGCGGAATCCTACGCCCTGAACAGGCACGTCGTTTTATTGACTACGTTTGGGATGCTACAGTTCTCGCTCAAGATGGTCGTCGTGTGACGATGAGAGCAAACACCATGGAACTTGAGAAGATCAACGTTGGTGAGCGTGTAATTCGTGCTGCTGCTCAAGCAGTTGGAAACTATACAAACACTGGTGCGACATTCTACAAAGGTAGAACTTACAACCAAGAAGATTCGTCTAGATTGGGAAGTATCTGCTGAAGCACTAGAAGACAATGTCGAAGGTGGTGCATTAGAAGATCATCTCGTTCGCTTGATGACAAATGCATTCGCAAATGACATTGAAGATCTTGCTATCAACGGTGATGGTGCAACAGCGCCACTTCCTTTCAATTATGCCTGGCTTCATCAAGAAGCACAAGGATAATGGAGACTCGCATGAAGCAGCAATCACTGTTGCTGACAATGCTTGGACACCTGCAGTAATGCAGGACATCATTCTCGCTATGCCACGCAAGTACCGTGCACTTAAGAATAATCTTAAGTTCTATGTAGGTACAGATGCATTCGCAGGTATCGTTAAGAATAACGGTACTCTTTCAGATGCTATCGCTGAAGCACTTGGCAAGAATGGTAATACATACGCCAACACACAGTCTTACTTAGACGGTGCTGGTCAGACATTCGGTGGAGCACGTACAACTCGTGTTCTAGGTATCGATGTCCAAGAAGTTCCTTACTACCCTGCAGGTTATGTCGACTTGACATTCCCACAGAACCGTGTTTGGGGCTTCCAGCGTGATATCATCGTAAACCGTGAATACGTTGCGAAGAAGGATACAATTGAATATACTGTATTCGTTCGCTTCGGTATCCAATGGGAAGAAGAAGATGCAATCGCATGGGCAGACTCTGCAGCAGAGTAATCTGTAAGCAGTAACCTTTGAGAGGGGGAAGGGGTTAATTCTCCTCCCCCTCTTAACTTTTATTATTCTGTTATAATAGTCACAAGGAGGTAAATAATGGAAGAAAACAATAATGCAGAACAACCCCAGGAATTAAACGCTTGGGAAAAATACAAGTTAGAAAACAATCAGCCATCAACTAATGTTGAAGCGGTTGCTCAAGAAAAATAATGTTGAGGCATCAGTTTCTGAAGTACCAGAGTCTTCTGATGCTATTACAACAGCAGATCTTAGCGCATCTTCAAGTGATACAGTTCAGGCTGTAGGATCAATAGAAAATGGCGTTATTGGTGTTGCTGAAACACCACGTCCAGTCAAGCAGGTTGTTAATAGCTTCTTCAGCGAAGCCAAAGAAGACAGTAGCAATCTATTCTACAAAGAATGTAAGTTGGAGTTCAGTTGGTAAGGTATATCGTGGATATAACATCGTTACACCAGATCAGGCTGAAAAGTGGTTAACACGTAGCCACGTTAGACTTGCTACACCAGAAGAAGTAGCCAAGGAGTTTGGCAACTAGATGGAAATTCTAAGAGTTCCGCCATATAATTTAAGCGTTATGCTTGATGTTGCTTTAGCAACTACAGAGTATGAATACGCTATTACTGATATGGCGGACTCTTCAGAAACTCACAGGAGAAGTTACATCTAATGCATCAGGCAAAATAACTATTCCACTATCTTCAAAATATGATAATCAATATAAAATCACGGTAGATGGAGAAGATACATATGTAGATGTAGTAAGACCATACTCAAACCCAAATGATAATGGATCAACTGCTACAGAGATAGAGTCATATAAGAAAAATGAAGAATTGGCAAGAGCAATTATTGATGCATATTTGCCAGATCAAGAATTTTATTATAAGAAAAAGGTAATTGAAACAACAGGTTTAGGATTAGATTACATCCCACTATAGGTTAATGCAAAAAATATTTTAAAAGTTTATGAAAATAATGTTTTGTTGTATGATGCTGATGATATAGAAAATTCTTTAGTAAAATTTGAAATAACTGGAGACGGTTCTGCATTGACAATGACATATGCAGGTTTAATAAATAAGAATGAATCAGCACCAATACTATATCCTGGATCCCCAACAGACTATATAGATTTTAATTTTTCTCAAAGAGGATTTCCAATGGGTTGGAATTATCAAATAGTTTTAGAAGTTGGTTATAATAAAGTTCCATCAGATATTAAGAGAGCAACAGAGTTATTAATACACGATATTGATTGTGGCAGATTAGATTATTATAAAAGATATATTGGTTCATATAATACAGATCAGTTTAGAATTCAATTTGATAAAGCATTATTTAGTGGAACTGGTAATTTAATTGTAGACAAGATACTTTCTAAGTATGAAAAGCCTATCAATTTTGTCGGAGTACTATAATGACAATATGCGAAACTACAGACTTCGCATTCCCAATGCAAGCAGATGTTTATCATCCAATAGTTGAGCAAGGTATTTATGGAGAAGTTAAAAAGACTTGGATATTAGATAGAACAATTGCATGTTCTTTTGCTCCAGCAGGTACAGCATTTAAAGAAGAAGTTATTCCAAATATAAATATAACACAAGATAAAACATTGCTTGGACGTGCTAAAACTGATATTAGAATTTCAAGTTTAGAGGCTCGTAATTCAATTACTAACGTTATCATTACAAACATTCGTGATAAAAATTGCAACGAAATATATCTAGAAACTTCAGGTCCTCGTGCAGGAAAATCTACAATATTTGAAATAGCAGCACAGGATCCATTCACTGGTCCGTTTGGAAGTGTAGAATATTATAAATTGATTATTCGTAGATCTGAAAATCAGGCGGTAGATGTTTAATGTTAAGAGTAAAATTTAATAGCAAACAGTTTGAAAAAGAAATGAATAATATAATGAACTACTCCACTGGCTTTATAGAAGGAGTTAATCGTGGCAAGAGGGCTATGTACACAGCATTAGGACCACAGATATCAGAATTAGCAGGACAGTTTATAGATGCTAACGCAAGAGTATCTCCAGAGTTATTGCACCATGTGTATGAATGGCATAAAACTGGAAGTCCAGAAGCAAGATTATTTGATATTGACTATACAATTAGTAATATTGGTTTAACATTTAGATCATCATTAAAACAATCTACATCAATTAAACAATGGATCTAATGTTCCATTTTATAATAAAGCAAGAAGTTATGGAAATAGGTATTGCCGTAACAATTAAACCAACAAAAGCACTAGGCACTAAGGTTTGAAATAAACGGAGAAGAAGTATTTACTTCAAGAGAAGTTAGCTGTAAAGAATCCTGGAGGACAGACAGAGGGACACTTTTGCAAAATGTTATTTCTGAACTTCTTTGAAGTATATTTTAGACAATCATTCTTAGAGATCAAGTGGCCTTGGACAATACTTTAAGTAATCCAAAGGTTTATAGCAAAAAACTTCAGAATGCAGGAAAGCGTGGCGGTAGCATCTGTAGGACTTAAGGCTGGATATCAGATGGGTAGCATAATGCGGTGGGCAATTAAATGACAGAATCAATACATCAGTATTAAATACACCAGTGCTATGGATTAACACATACCTGCAAGAAAAACTTAAGCCAGATTGTAGATCCAGATAATACAGGAAATCTCATTATTAATATTTCCATTATTCCCAACAGGCCCTTCTAGTCTTGAGGCACTTCTAATACATCATTTCCAGAAACTCAAGAGTCATGGCTGTTAATGGGACAGAATGATTTAGAATGCGTAGACAGGCCATTTCCACATCATTAAATGTGAACAGGTTTTATATTATTATTTATGCACAGGCAGCTAATCCAGTACCAAACAATGATACATAACTACAAGAAATAGTACTGAGATACTTAGATCGTGGAGATGAAACAGCTCAAGAGTTAACACGCATGGGCCAAATCAAGAGTGACGCAGGTGGTATTGGTGGCATGTTGTGTAAGTTCTACTTCCATAACTATTAAAGTCTATCAGTTAGAAGAGGCAAGAGACTATAGTCGACTTCGGCAACAGCCCGAACTTATGCGGGGAACAAGATCATCATAGACTACGATTACCATCAAATGCAAGACGTAATAGACTCATATAAACTAATAAAAAGGCTGTATAATTATCAATGAGGAAACATCGCCAAACTTTTATATTTACTATACAAGGAAGAGGTGAAATACATGGCATATACACGTGGTACTAGCAATAATATCATCGTTGGTGCAGCAGCACTGCTTCACATACGACAGATGGTGTTCTACCAGAAGCAGGTGTACAGCATTCTAGGATACTAACTGCAGGTCGTATCATACAAGACAACTCTTTCCGATGAGGCAGGTTATCCGTAACGTAGGTTACACAATGAATGGTCTTGGAACTACAGTTCCAGCCAGACTTCGGTGAAGTTGCAGGTTGACCAGGTTCTTGACGTTGCTAAACTTTACAAGCAGGGCATGCAGGTAAACCTTGCTACTGCATTTGCAGAAGCAACACTAGAAAATCTTCTTATTGTCTTTGGCATAGTCAAAGATCAAAGATATCTGGTACAACAGTCTGCAGGTAACGCAGCACTTAACCTTTCAGCAGGTGACATTGGAGAATGTCCAGTTGAGCGTGGTATCGTTGCAGTTGGTCCAGGAACAGGTGACTGTGTATGATTCTGCATACAGTAGAACGTGTTTACACAGCATACCGTGCACTCTCAATTGAGAATGTAACAGTATCTGCAAAGCGTGATGAGGCATCAATGTTTGAAGTTTCATTCCGTCTGCTTCCAGAGGACACATCTGGTTCATACGGTAAGATCGTAGATCGTACATTCACACCAGCATCATAATTTAATATAATTATACGACTTAGCCCATCTCTTCGGAGGTGGGCTTTGTTGTTATGGTATAATAGATATAATAGGCTATGGCAACTACTGTATATAAAAGTGAAACATATTAGAACTTATTAGATGGTAACAGAACTGATATTAATCCACTTAAAATAAAGTATCTTACGTGAATTTATGGAAGCATTTGCAAAATATTAAAACTGCAAACCAACGATGATGAGGCTATAGATGCTTTTGTAGAATGTACTAGATATAGCAATGAAGCAGTACTATCCAGAAATATCAACACTATAGAAGAGTTAGAAGATAATATTGATTTGCCAACAATATATAAAATTTTAGATATTGCTGCTGGAATTAAAATTAATAAAAAGTCTAGAAGAAACAGTAAAAGATCAAGCACAGAAAGCGGATCTACAGTGGGATGAATTAGATCTTAGCAAAACTAGAGTCAGAAGTATTTTTGCTGGGTATTTGGAAAGATTATCAAGAATTAGAATCATCATTATCAATGCCAGAATTAATGGCAACATTAGAAACAAGTAGAGAACTTAGACTATTCCCAGAAAGAAGTTCTTGGCTGCAATGCAGGGTGTAGATTTAGATAAAGCAAATAACAATAAAAGGTCAGATAGAGTGGGAAGAGATGAAGGCTAGAGTATTTAGTAGAGGTAGCAACAAATGACCCTAACGATGTTACTGCATTACAGGGATATAAATGCACAAAAGGCAGGGTTTGGAATTGGAATGGGTCTTAGATTACGAGGATCTTACACAAAAATAAAGGCTCACTATGGTATAATTAATTCAATACCTTAAGGAGGAAAAATGGCTACGACAAGCCATAAAGAAAATAAGAAATCAATTACATTAATCGATAATACAGAGATTCAAGTAAGAGCACTTGAAGATTATCTCTTTTAAGACCATTCATGCTAAAGTTCGATGAGTTAACTTCAGTAGCAGAAGACAACGAAAAGTCAATGGATATTTTAATGGACTGTGTTCAAATTGCAATGAAACAATACAAGCCAGAATTGGCAGAAGACAGAGATCAACTTAGAGGATACTTCTAGATCTTCCTACAGTTTATCAAATAATTGATGCAGCATCTGGTTAATCCAGAATGCAGATGCTCAGTTGTATCTGGTACTAGTAAAATAAATAAATAAAGAGGTGTTAAGGAATTGGCAGATGTAAATGCTAATATTAGTATTAATTTTAATACTGCCGATGCTTTAGCAGAATTACAGCAGATTACAGGCAGGCCTCAGTAGGTTTCATCAACAACTTGCTGAGGCAAACCTGGCTGCTGCAAATGCACAAAAAGGTTTAAATGCTCAACTAGTTCAAGCAATAGGTGCTACTGGTAAGTTTGCAGCTAAGTCAAGCAAAAGTAGCATCAAGTACATTAGCGTTTACTGACAGCATTAGAAAAAAATAAACTATCTCTTCGTGAGTACTTCAGATACAGCATGGCTGCTGCTACAATACAAAAACATTTGGCAAATTATTTGCTCAAGAATGTGACACTATTAATTGTGCACGTAGAGATAGACGTGTAAAAGACATTACAGACTCAATACATTCAAGATGGGTCGTGATGCCCAAGGTGGCATTATTGAATGCAATGCATGTTATGCCAACTCTACAAATGGCATGTAATATTACAGAACTATGCTACAAGACAGTCAATGTGCTGCACAAAGACAAGCAATTATTTAATCAATTAGTTAAAACAAGGATCTACTAAACCTTTTAAATTTTGGTAAGAATACACAGTGGGCTGGTCGTCAGTTGATGGTTGGTTTTACTATTCCACTTACAATGCTTGGAACACATGCATCAAAAACATTTATGGATATTGAAGCATCAAGTAATTAAGATTTAAACGTGTTTATGGTGATATGTTTACAACAACTGCAGAAACAAATCAAGCATTAGAAAATATTGAAAACTTGCAAAAGAATTTACTAAGTATGGAGTTGCAGTTACAGACACAATGGAGATGGCTGCAGATGCAGCAGCAGCAGGTAATTCAAGTGGGCAGACTTAACTAGCACAAGTTGACAGAAGCAACTAAGACTTGCAGTTCTTGGTGGAGTTGAACAACAGCAAGCACTTAGAAACAACAATATCATTAACAGAATGCTTTTGGTATTGATCAAGTAGATCAACTAGCAGAAAAATTAACTTTCTAAACGCAGTTGAAAACCAAACCGTTGTATCTATTGAAGATTTAACAATTGCAATTCCAAAGGCTGCACCAGTTATTAAACAACTTGGTGGAGATGTAGAAGATCTTGCATTCTTCTTGACTGCAATGAAAGAAGGTGGAATCAATGCATCAGAAGGTGCTAACGCACTTAAGTCTGGTCTTGCTTCATTAATTAATCCTAGCTAAAAAAGCAGCAAAGTTGCTTGATGAATATGGGTATTAATATTAAAGGAATTGTTGAAGCAAATAAGGGAGATATTAAAGGAACTGTTGTAGGCTTTGCTCAGAGCATTAGATGACACTAGATCCACTTAATCGTGCTCGTGCAATTGAGCAATTGTTTGGTAAATTCCAGTTTGCTCGTTTATCTACATTATTCCAGAACGTTATCTAAGGATGGAACACAGGCTGCAAGAGCATTTCAGTTAACTGGAGCATCTGTTGAAGAGTTAGCAATTCTATCTGAACGAGAAATGAAGAAGATAGAAGAGTCTGTTGGTGTTAAGTTCCAGGCTGCTTTAGAACAATTTAAGCAAGATATTATGCCACTTGGCAAGGCATTTCTTGAAGCAGTAACTCCAATAGTAAAGTTCTTTGGAAGTTTATTTTGAAAAGTTTAATGGGCTTAGTGATCAAACTAAAAAAGTAATAACCACCATAGTTGGAGTTGTTGCTGGTATAGGACCAGTTGTTCTTATGACATTCGGTCTTTTAGCCAATGGTTTAGCAAACCTAATTAAACTTTTTGCAACAATTAAGAGGCGGAATTGCAAAGTTAAATGGTCAAACAAATGTTTTAGGTGCAGGATTTAATTATGTAACATTAAGAACAATTAGAGCAGCAAGCAGCAGGACAAGCATTACACAATACTCATACTAGATTAACTGAGATATTTAATATTGAAAAAGCAGCAGCAAATGCAGTTAGCATCAGCGTATTCCTCATTAAGTTCTCAAATGAGATCTATGGCAGCACAAAACCCAGCATTGTTTACTGGAGGTGTTGGCGGAGCAAAACGTGCAGTAGCCAAGTTACCACCAGCAAGAAAATATGCTGATGGAATTCTTAGTGTTCCAGGACCAAAGGGTGCAGGGAGACGTTGTTCCAGCAATGCTTTCTCCAGGAGAAGCAGTTATACCTACAGAAACTACAGATAAGTATAGAGGTTTGATTACTGCCATGTTCCAGGACAAGGTACCAGGATTTATGGCTGGAAGGCTTCCAGGTGGACCAGGTAGGGGTTTGCCTCTTTCTTCATGGACCAGAAGCAGTTAGAAAAGCGCAACAGGCAAGAAACAGAAGAAGAGATGATGCTCGTCAAGGATACAATGAACCACATCCTGATAGACAGTCAGGTGCTACTTTGTTGGTATGCCTAAGTCTGCTAAAGAGGCATCACAGTCTAGAGAAATAGTTGAGAAGATTAGCAAAAGTATGCTAAGCACTGGAAAATATTGGAAATGTTCCTCCTACTGATTTTGGTACATTACTTCAGCCATTCTCTGGAAGAAGTTTCCCTGTCAGAGGAGTTGGCGGGGTATATAGAAAGCCTAATGGCAAGATTGTAGTAGTAAAACCAACAATAGATGAGAAGACAGCATTAGCAGAAGTTCGTGCTACACAGATTGCCAGAGAAGTGCATGGCTTGATATCTCCAAAACAAAGCATTAAGACTATGATTGACCCAACAGATCCTTCAGGTCAAAGAAAGTTTATTGTTATTGAGTCTCCATATGATCCAAGAATAGCAGCAATGGATGGCAAGTTCTCTCAATCTGACATGATAAAGCAACTTGTTGCATCAACACTAAGAGGCGATAAAGATTTACAAAAGGCAAATCTTTCTGGTAATGTTTTAGCAGATGTTGGAACTGCTGGAGTATTTGATAGAGCGTCTGGTTTTAGAGATTTCTCTAAGGGATTGCCAAGCATGGAGCAGCAAGCGTTGTCAACTTACTTGGTGTAAAGGGTGGTGCAAAAAGTTCTTTGCACAAGAAACATCAGGTCTTGCTGCAAACATGACACCAGCACAATATGATGCTGCTATAAAAGCAGAAATAAATAAATCTATTCCAAGATTAGAAAGAGTGCTTAAGTCTTGGGATTTGGCACCAGATGAGCAAGTTGTTTATAACGACATGCTTAAGAGACTTAAGGATGGCGCAAAGACAGATTGGTCAAGCACTTCAATCTGTTCATGCTCGTGCAGGCAATGGAGTTATAAAAGCAATTGATGGCATAGATCCAAAAGCAACAAGTTCAATTGCAGAAGATCAACTTAAAAGCATCTTCTTCCACCAGGAACACAAGAAAAAACTTTAATAGAAGAACTAAAGAGAACTGCAAATAATGAGTTTATAAAAGAACTAAGCAAAGTTGATCCTCAAAGAAGAGCAGTTATCGATGCAGCGTGGAAGGGTGGTGTAGCAGCAGTACCACCATCTGGGCAGAGAGCAATCTTTCACCTCTCCAAGACAAACACAATTTATGAATGAACTTAGCAAGATGCATCCAGTCATGGTAAATGGTGAAGTAAGATATATTCATAAGCAAGACCTAGATGCATTTTTAGCAGACCCAGATGGAAGAGCAAAATATTCTAGATCAGCAAGACAAGTTACAGACATGATGTTGTATCGAATGGGTGTTATTCCAAACGATAAGGGAAGACTTGTTTCTGGAGGAAAATTCCAGGGAAGGTTTGCAAGCATTGAACCTTTTGTAACAGCATTAAGATCAACTGGCAAGCAGGCTGGTGGCGGAAAAGCAAATATATCAAATATCGTAAAGCCATTTGCCACAAAAGAAATTCAAGAATATAATGCAAGAATTGGTAATCCTCTTACAACCAAAACAGGAAGAGCCATGTTGGCTGCTGGATATACTCCAGATGAAGTTAGAGATTTATTAAAAGAAAATCTTTCACATATAAAACAAGAAGTCACAGGTCGCCAAGGCGCAATAAAGATGAAAACTGGCGAAGCATTATATGACGCTAGAATTTTAAACAACTACATGAATGCAAAGAGAAGAGGATTAAACATACTTCGATATCTTTAATAAAGATAATGTACTTGGTTTATCAGAAACAGAAAACAGAGAATATAGAAAAGCAGCAGAATTTATGGCAAGAGGAAGCCATCCAAAAAATCCACAAGAAAGAATGTTGCTTGCAAAAGCAGCACAACTAGATCAACGTGTTATAGACTATCAAGCAAATGGTGGGAAGGTAGCAGGTAAGTTCTTACCAGCAGATTTAAGAACACCAAAAATGCTACTTACCTTATTATCAGATCCTCAATTCCAGCCAGGCAAACTAATAAATCTTGCTGCCCAGTCAGCAGATGAAGTACTTGTTGCTGCAAAAAGAGGTGAGAGTATTGTTAATAGAGACTTGACGGCTAAAGAAAAGATTAATAGCAGTAACAGTTCTCCTATGCCAAAGGGAACAGTTGGCGTAAATGAAAGAGGTAAGCGTACCTCTGACAATGTAGTTGTTAGAAGAAGACAGGGTCAGTCAATTGCAACTGCATCACAGGCTGGAAGGCTTAGGATGCTTCCTGGTTTTGAGGACGGAGATAAAACTTTAGGTGGTAGAGGGATTACTAATCCTACAGTACGTCAAGGTGAGATTGCATCAGACTTACGTAAGAAGGGGTATAGTCAATCAGAAATTGACAAGGCATTAAGAAAACTTGCAAAGAGTGAATTAAGAATTAAAGAAACTCAAGTTGCAGCAGCAGAAAAAGTAGCAAGAACTGAGGCAGCAAGACAAAAAGAACAAGCAGGAATTCAAAAACGACAAACTGAAACTGCAAGAAAAAGATTTTTAGAGTCTGAGCGTAGAGCACAACTTAATGCTGCACAAGCAAGATATTATGATGATGCAGTAAAAGAAGATCAAAAGAGAAATTTAAAAAATCTTAAACAAACACAAAAGAACAAAGAAACCAGCGCAAGATGGTTCGTCAAGAAAAGTAAATAGATTTTTCTGGCGGAGCCTCTATGGCTCTTGGAACTGCTGGCATGGGCTTAATGATGGCTGGACAGCAAACTGCGGGTATGGTTGCAATGGGTGCATCTGCAGTTGCTGGAATGGCCCCTATGCTTGCTGGAATGGGTCCTCTTGGTTGGGCTGTTACTGGTTTAACTGCTGCTGCTGCAGCATTTGTAATAACTGACCAGGCAGCAAAAGAAAGCAGCACAATCACAGTCTAAGTATGTTGACTCAATTACAGCAACTACAGAAAAGATGTCACAGGTAGGACAGTTAACTAATACTGTAGGTGCTAGTGAAATTTATGCAAGAAAGAGACAGGCTGGTGCTGCAGATAGATATACTACTGGTTTTGAAAGAGGTAAGCAACAGTTTGGTGAAACATTTATAGAAAGCGAAGTTGGTAAGTCAATATTTGAATCATTTAAACAAAACATGACTGCTGGCGGAATGGATGCCGTTAAAGCAATATCAGTTCAATTAGCAGCCTATGTTTCAGATGGAGTTATGACTGCTGAACAAGCACATAGCGTTGCTTCACAAATCGGTATTGAATTAAATAACACAACATTGATCTCACAAATTAGCGGACAACTATTAGATCTAATAGGTCCAGAAGGACAAGACTTAACTAAAGATCCACTAAATGTTAGAATGAATTTAGTTGCAGAACAACGATCCTTATCTACTACTGCAAGTAGAAATCTATCAAAAGAAATAGATAAAAATTTGCCAAGTACTGAAGAGTCTATTATTGAAAGATATAAAAGATTGTTTAATCCTAAAAAAGCGTGGGACGAAACATTTAAGCCTTTCCTTACTGAAACTGATGAAGAAAAGACAGCAGCACAGGTAGCAGCACTTAATGCCAATAGTCTAGAACTAAACTTAGCGCAACAAGATTCTTTATCAAAACAATATGATACTGAAATCAAAAAATTACAAGCGCAAAAAGCATCAACTACAGATAAAGCAAAACAAAAAAAGATCGATGATGAAATATTAAATCTTGAAGGTCGTAAACAATCAGGACTTGATGCATTAAGAAAAAAGAATAGAGCGATTTTAAATGATCAAATTAAATCATTTAGAACTGCATCTAAAAATGATCAAACTAAAGACGCATTTTTAAATTCATTAAACTCTCAAGTAACCACTAAATATGAAGGAAACCCATTTGCAAAAACATTCCTTGATAAAGCAAAAGACTTAAAATCAGAAGAACTTGAAGTAAAGATTAAAACAGTCGTTGCATCAGGAGACCTTAATGTTGAATCTGGTCAAAGACTTATAGAAATATTTGGTAGTGATGAAGAGGGATTAGAAAAAAATTTAAATTTAGCACTAACAAAACACGATCCAGGAGCAGTAACACAATTAATCAATAGTCTCGGCGGAGTAGAAGATGAAGTAGCCAAAAAAATTCTTGTAGATGTTTTAAAAAAGAATCCACAAGAGTTTGAAAAGACTGCCTCTGCAATAGCATTGGTTCAAAAGATGGCTGGCAAGGAAGTTAATATTCAGGCATTCTTTTCTTCAGAAAATGCACTAGCAAATCTTACGGATTTACAAAAGGCATTGGAAGAAATAGAAAAAATAGATACCCCAATAACAAAAACAGCATTAATGGAAATGAAAGAAATTGGAGGGGTTAACTTAGAAGGTCTTCTTCCTTTATGGGATCAATGGGCAAACCTTCCAGATGAAACTAAAAAAACAATATTGCAAGAGTATGTTACTGTTTATAAGACAATTACAGATGGTGACGTAAATGCTGAAGTTGCAAGAAGAGTAAAGGCTGCTGGTGGTGCAGGTACTGTAGCAGATTACTACGCCACAGAGGCTGGCAAAGAAGCAGTAAGACGAGACCTTGCTGGACAAAGAACAATGCAGGCAGTAAATCAAGACATTGCAAGCGCTAAGGCTGGAAATCTTACTCCTAAAGATAAGGGTGGAAGCAAGGCAGATCCATTTGCAGACGTAATGAAGCGTCTTAAGAATGTTAGAAATGCTGCTTTAAATGCTGCTGGTGGCTTTAAAGAATTACAAAAGGCAATGGAGGCAGCAGGCAGCAAGTCTGTCGCAAATAAGTTTGTTGGTGTAGAGCAGCAATTAATGAAGAAGGGTTATAGCCAAGACTTTATTGATTTTATAACACAGATGGATCCAGAAGAACAAAAGCAATTTGGAAGTACCGCTACAAAGGCTGGAACTAAGAAGTATAAAGAGTATGATTATAAAACTGGAAAGATGAAAACCAGAACTCAGAAATACAAAAAGGGAGATTTTGTATTAACTGATCAAGGAAACGCAATGCGTCAAGGAATGGACAAGGCCGTTGTAGGAGAATTCCAGATAGAACAACAGAATGTACTCAAAAAATATAGACGAACAAAATAAGGCATATGTTAAATTAAAGGCTGCTGGCCTATCTAATTTAGAAATAGAAAAGGCTATGGAAAATCAAGCATATGTTACAGCCATAGCAACTGGACAAATAACTGCACAAGAATTAAAGACAAACAATGCTTTAACTAAGCAGGCTGTATTAAGAGAACAAATAAATGGGTTAGTTGATAAAACAAAAACTAATCAAACAAGAATTGATGCTTTAAATAAAGCCCCAGAACTAATCAACTTCTTATCTGCCTTTAAAACATTAGATGCAGAAGGCAAGGAAGTTGCACTTTCTATTACGTCCATATATGATGCTATACAGGACCCAGAAGATTTAATTGCAATGGTTGCAGTAATGGATGCTATTAAGGCTGGAACGATAGACGCTAAAGATGGCATGAAGCAACTATTTGATCTTATTGCTAGTTCTGAAGCATCAAAGGATCTTGAAAAAATCTATTAACACCTCTTGAAAAGTTCCAAAAGGCTTACGATGCAGCAATGAAGATTTTTGATGCCTATAAGACTATGGATGAGTATACGTTAAAGGCTCCAAAAATTCAGTAACACCAGAACTTGGTGGAAAAACATTTAAGCAGTTGAGCAGAACAAAGACAGAAAGCGACGAAGCATTGTCAGCAATGAATGCTGAACTTGCAATTTATGAACATCAAATTTCTATGATTCGTGACGAGATTGCAAAGATTGAATCTGATATTGAAAATATGGATGTTAAGGATTTAAATCTTACTATAGACGGACAGAAGGTCACTGGTAAATTAAAGTATGTACTAGAAGATCTTAAGGAAAAGATTGACGACTGGGAAAGAGAAATAGAAATGAAGTATGAGCGTCCTATCAAGACGCTTCAGGATGAATCTAATGTCCTTTCTCATGACCTAGAAGTTATGGATTACCAAGCAGGAAAGATTAATGATAAGTATGACAAGCAGGCAGAGGCATTAGCAGAGGTCCAAAAGGTTAATGAATCTATTATTCGTCAACAAGAACAGCAACTTGATTTGGCCGATGCCTTAACTCAAGGAGATATTTCTGCTGCTGCCCGTGCTGCTCAGGCAATGAGGGCTGGCAACGCAGCAGATTTTGCTACTAGCCAAAGCGATGCATTACAGCAATCAAGAGAAAATGAAATTAATGGATTAACAAATGCTAATGGATTAACACGAGATCAAATTGAAGAAAGACGTTGGGAAATATCACAACAGATATATGCACTTGAAAATGATCCAGCAAGACTTGCTCTTCAAAAGAGTATACAGGAAACTAAGGATGCAATATATGCAATAGAAGAAGCAAGAGAAGTTAAACTACTTGCTATTAGAGCACATGAAGAAAGAATTTATAAAATTGAACAAGAAAAGATTCTTCCTTTACAAAATGCAATTAATCTAGAGACAACAAAGAATCTTGCTTTAGAATATCAGTTAGTGGTTCTTGGAAACATTATTGCTGCAAATGACAGAAATAGAATAGTTGCAGGACAGACAAGAGATCAATGGGAAGAGATGTTAACCCAAATGACCCTTATGGATGAAAAACTTAGAAAAGAATTAAAAGATGCATTAGATGCTTTCAATGGTCAAAGCGGTACAGCAGAAGAGATCTGGAAGAGAATTAAGGATCTTTATGATTCTATTAAAGATAAGACTGTAACAATTACAGTTAAGTATGTGACTAGTGGAAATCCTGATGGAGATACAGGCGACACAGGAGACACAGGCGATACAGGAGATACTGGAAACGGCAATACTGGAAATGGCAATACTGGAAATGGCAATACTGGAAATGGCAATTCTAGTGGAAGCAATACTGGTTCTACTGGTAAGACAACTGTGTCAGGAGTTAATCCAGCAACAATACCAACACCATATAAATCTACATACAAGAGTATTACTGATCCAACAGCACAAGCACATGTCAAGAGTTTAGAAGCAAATATATCATCTAATATTGCAGAAAACTCTGCACTGTTTGCACAAAAAATTGCAGAAAAGAAAGCAACAGAAAATGCTGGATCTGTTGCTGGACAACATCTTGCAGATCTTAATAGAATGGCAAATGCTGCTGCACTTGCTAAAAAATATGATGGACCTGAAGCAGCAAAGAAAAAAGCAGAGGCAGCACAGAAAGCAGCAGCAGACAAGGCAGCAGCAGCAAAGAGAGCAGCAGACCTTAAGAAGTTTGGCGGTAATGCTTCAGCAGCCAATTCATTTGCTAACTGGGGAAAGAATAACTATGCTGGTGGCCTAATACAAAGATTTGCTAAGGGTGGCCCAATAATAGGAACAGATGTTATTCCATCAATGTTAACTCCTGGAGAATTTGTAATGAGTAGATATGCTGTTGAATCGTTCGGTGTGGATAAGATGAAGGCTATTAATAGTGGAGAGTCAGTTGGTGACTCAGTGTATAATTATAGTATTAATGTAAATGTTAAGTCTGATGCAAATCCAGAAGAAATCGCACAGGCTGTAATGACAAACATAAAGAGAGTAAATTCTCAGAAGTTAAGGAGCGTTAGGATATAATGGCAACTAACACATATATGAATGGTCGTAAAAAATATGGTAGACCACAGGCTATGTTGTGGTCTGAAAATTCTGGCAAACTAGAAAATGGTTTGTATATACCCAATGGTCTTGAAATTAATTCTAACCCAGGATCTGAAGTAGATCCAAATAACATTGATCAATTTTTAATTTTATCAGATGATAATAGATCTCCAATAGATTTTGGAAAAATAAGAATTGAAAATCGTGAACGTATGATAAATGGAAGAATGAGATCTTATCATGTAGCAGATAAAAGAACAATAAGCCTTAGTTATACTAATTTGCCTTCAAGATCTTTTGCCTTGAGTCCAGATTTTGATTCTAATGGACAATCAGAAATGACTGGACAATCTGGATTACCCAATTCTCCAGATGCACAGTATACAACCGATGGAGGTGCTGGAGGAGTAGAATTACTAGATTGGTATGAAAATCATCAAGGATCTTTTTGGTGTTATCTATCATACGATAAGTATTCTGTATTTGGGAAAGATGATTCTGCTTATGCACACCTTCCACAGTATAACGAACTAGTAGAAGTTTTCTTTACTGACTTTTCTTATACAGTAAATAGAAGAGGACCTAAGTTTGATTTTTGGAATATATCCATAGGCTTGGAAGAGGCATAATGTTTTATAATGAAGATTTAAAAAACATTTAGAGACATCTTCTGTAGTTAAAACTAAAAGCGCTGTCATTGCTGAATGGAATTTGAACTCTCCAACCAACATTTTAAAGATTGGTAACTATAGATATAGACCAACTAGACAAGACTCAGTATATAAAATTATTCCAAGCAACTTTGACCCATCAGAGACTAAAGAAACATCTATACCATTTTACTATGGTGCAACAGATGCAGATGTAATTATTGATGGAGGCTATACAGATGATGGTGTTCCAGTAACTCTGAAGGCCAATAAAGAAAAATTAAAAATGATTTATTCATTAGAAGATTGCTTTAAGCAATTTAGACCAAGATCAGGAATTAATAAAGCAGTATATTTACCAGGAAATTATTTACATCACTCCTAACATCAATATGGCAAGCCGTCCTAGATATTACATGCCAGATGTTAAAGATTCTTTAAATACTGGACATCGTTTAGAACTGAGGATGGATATAGAGTATGGCATATCACTTTCTAAAAATGGAGAGTTTGCTATTGAGGATACAGCGCCATTTATTGTGTATAAAGATACTGTATCTGCAAATAGAGTTGTTGTTAAAATGCAAACACACGTTGGCAGTGTAGACCTTGGAACTTTTACTTCTGCATCATCATCAATATCTGATCCGTTCTACGGAGACTCAAAGAGGGCAACTCCAGTTAGATGGAAGGTCCAGGCTTTAAAAAATAATTCATGGGTTGATTTATTATCCTTTAACCAATCATCTGTTAGAAAAGATGGAACCCCTATTATAAAAAGTGACGGTTATGTTGAGTTGGCTTATGGGTTAAAGGTTCCACAGCCGTACAGGGATATATTTGTATATGCAGAAAAATATAGTTCTATTACATTACTTCCAGAAAAGTCTGTCAATGGTTATGCCTATTTAGTTTGTACTAATGAAAATGACATAGGTGAATTTCATATTTGGATAGATGAAATTAATGACTACAAGGTTTTACACCACAATATGGGTGGTATTTAGAAGAGTCAGAAGTAGATAGACTAACAAACTTTGTAACAGATATGACAAACCCTACAAAATATATAAACGCTGGTGGCGCTGAGGTTTATAGAGAGTTTGATAATATTAAAGGACTTAGAGTTGTCGTTGATACAATGAACAAATCAAACTGTACTTTTGATCTTATTGAAATGTCTCCTAGATTAACAGCAGATATATCAGACAAGACTTTAGATTTTTCTGTAAAAAAGAGTGCCTCAGATTTAGGTGTTAGTGGAATGCCAGTTGGACAACTTCTCGCATCAACTGGATCTCTTTCTATATTTGATTACGATGATGCTTTTAATGAAAACAATACACAAAGTATAATTAAAAATTATATTAATAGACATATACAGATTAAGTTTTATGATGTTGTTTTTAATGTAGATGGATGGGATTATTATATTCCAGTCAAAACATTATATTCAGATGGATTCCCAAAAAGCAATAAGTCAGATCAAACAGTAGAGTTAGAGTTACGAGATTTGTTTTTTTATTTTGAAAGTTTAACAGCCCCACAAATTTTAATGACAAATGTATCACTTAGTTCTGCGGTAGCATTTTTATTAGATTCTGTTGGATTTGCTAACTATACTTTTAAAAGAGTAGCAAATGAAACAGAGTTAATAATTCCATATTTTTATGTAGAGCCAGACGTTAGTGTTGCAGAAGTTTTAGAGCAATTGGCAATCTCGTCTCAATCAGCAATGTTCTTTGATGAGTATAATAATTTTGTTATGATGAGCAAAGACTATATAATGCCAACAGCAGATCAAAGACCTATAGATATTTATTTATCTGGAAACGAACCTGATTCAAATTTAAATATTCTTCCAAATATTATTGAAATTGCATCAGAAGAAAACCAAGTATTTAATGATGGCAAAATTAATTATTCTGAAAAATATATTCAAAGATCTGTAGGAACTATTAAACAGGCAAGCCTTATTGACATGGATAGAAATTGGATTTATAAACCAGTCCTTTTATGGGAGGTTGCTGGAACAGAAAACACTAAATCTGTTAATAATGAAACAGGTATGCAATCTTCATATCTCTTAAGCGCTATACCACTTAACTCTAATTTATCAAATCAAATACCTACAGTTGTAAATAGAGAATTAACAAATAACATTATAGACTTTGGTGAAGGAATTTATTGGATAGCAAGATATAATGGATACTTTTATTCAAATGGTGAAATAATTAAATATGATGCTGCACAATTTAATGTTGCTAATTTTGGCAACGTTTGGATTAGCAGCGCCCAGAGAATATGAATATTATTTTTCACAGTTACCGTTTAACGGAAAGATGTACCCAACTGGGCTTGTAAGAATATACACTGAACCTAATTATGAAGAGGTCAATGGAGTAATTAAAATTAAAAAATGGAGCGGTTGCAAAACATGGCAGAGGGCAGTTTGGAACTTCTATTGTAGAACACTATGCAGGATTGAACTCTTATTGGAGAGATGACGCAAATATTAGAGGATGCTACTATGCAGTCAAAGTATTTATTTGAAGACAATACTCAAGTACCAAATACTGTGAGGGTGCTGCTGGAATTAATAATGAACTTGCTAAAAAAACAACAAGAAATGGAATTATAAAAATTTTATGTCTGCTACTTTTAATTCTGAATCAGACGTAAATACTTTTACAACCCCAATCAATCTGGAACTATTCAATCTTCTGCTTTTGTTATGCAAGGACCATCGATACCAGTAACAGGTAAGCCAAGAGATTTTGTTTCATATGTATATAAACCACTTAGCAGTAAATTTAAACATTTTGGAACCAGAATGAGAATTGTAGGAAAGATAGAGAACAATGCAGCGTGGGCAAACAGCAAACGGCAGTACAAACTATTATACTGTACCAGGCCTAACTCCAGATAGAGACATAACTATTTCTGGAGGTGGTGGAGGTCTTGCCATAATGGTAAATCCAGAAACAAATAATGGATATTATTTAGAAGTTGAGTGCCCTTGGAAGTTCTAATATATCAACTCTTGAAAGACAAAATGTGCACAATGTTATATTTTTATAAAATTAAAAACAGACTCATGCTTCTTCTGATGCAATACCAGTAAAACTTTGGGAGGGCTTAGTGAAATATTATTGTAGATGATGGTAAGTTTACTGGTCAATACAGAATGGCTTGCTGAAGCAAAATGTAACAGTTTATGATATTGGCAGTTGAGTATCGAGGCTATTAGGAGAATGCAAGAAGGTTTTCATTTATATATTGAATGGGTCATTGTTAACAACAGTTGTAGATACAAGACCCACTACCAGTATATAATAACATGGCACTTTTTGTTCAAGAGGTTCGTCAAGAGTAATGTTTGAAAATATATATGCACTGTCAAATAACTATAGCACAAAATGCAGTGTTTGCTTTGGACACACCAGTTACATCAGCATTTTTGATGATGAGATATAATGCTACATGAATCATTTAGAAAGTATGCTATGAGCGGTATTGATTCAAGGAACGTATTTATCTGGAATTAGCAGTTCAGACACCTAATAAGTACAGCATTTATTTTGAAGAGTTTGGAACTATCATGAGAGAAGCTGCACATATTTAATATTAAATATGATAAAGCCTATCCTGCACTTTACTGCAAAAATATCTCCAACGTTTAATAAGATAAAAGGCTATGCTGTGTCTGGATTTAGGGCAGGATCCTATGGTGCGAATTTATGATCTTTAATGCAACTGACACTGCGATTAAGTTTAGATGAAACAACTGGAAACTATTTGAGAATTCAAGGGAGTAACCTTTACTCAAGAATCTAATGGAGAGTTAACTGTAGACGAATATTATTCTAAAAATAGTTCTTTGTCTGATCCAATTATAGTACAGGATCTAATGTTGTTGTGTCTCCTTTTAAAATTAAATAAAGAGTATGAGGATATTAAGTTAAGCAGAATGACTTATGGTAAAAAAGATTTTTCTATTCAAACTGCATATATTCAAACTCAAGATCAAGCAAATAGTTTAATGAAATGGTTGTTATCAAAAATAATAAAACCAAGAAAATCTGTTGGTGTTAAGATTTTTGCTAACTCTACAATTCAGTTAGGGGATATTGTTTCTGTTAAATACACAAAAGACAATATTCAAAAATTGCAAACGACAGATATGTTGTATATTATATTGAATATAGTAAAGGGCCAGAAGGTCCAGACATGACAGTATACTTTAAGTGAGGTAAGGTAATGGCAACTAATTCGACACCACAAATTCCACAATCAAGTCCAAGCATTGCTAGACCACAGGCAGTTAAACCAGCAACACCAGATTTAATAATTACTCCGCCTGACACTGTTCCTATTGAGATAATGACTGACTTAATATTTGAAGATATAGGTGGTCATGAAATCATTACTATATCTAGAAGTGATTTAATTAATGGAGAAAACGTAGTTTATAGTCCTATTAAAAACCTAAGTTCTATATTTTTTCAATATAACCCTCAAAATATTCTTGCTTTACAAAAAACTGCAGATTCATATTTTAAAAATTTCCCAATTAAACTTAGCGATAGGATCCCAGAATGTGGTACGGGATATACGCTTGACAGCATTGATCCTACTAAGCAGATAGAAAACTGTAAAATAGTATATACAGATCCAATAACTGGAGATATTATAATCAATGTTATTAATATGGGTAAGGAAGAGCAGAGTAGAGGTTCAAATCCTTCAGCAGGGGATTGTTCTTAGTGATACAATATACGAGGTGGAATAACTATGATAACTAATAATGGAAAAAATATAATTGCTAAATACCTTGTGGGTCAGTCCCCAGCGTATGCTTCCTACATTGCGGTAGGCTGTGGAGCAAAGCCATTAGACCCAGATCCAGAAGTTCCATTTGGAGATTATTCTAACCAAACATCACTGGACTTTGAAATGTTTCGTGTTCCAATTACATCTAGAGGATATATAAAAGATGACGATGGGACTGCTAAGGTTGTGCTTACCGCAGAACTTCCAACAGAAGAAAGATATGAGATTTCTGAAATTGGAGTTTATTCTGCTGGTGCAAACCCGACTGCTGGTGCTTATGATAGCAAAACATTATTTTCATTTTCTGAGTCCGAAGGTTGGGAATATAACAATCAAATTGCATTAATACCAAATATGAACCACTAGACTCTACTGGATCTAGCGGAGAAATACATATTAAAGACAATGGGGCAGACTTAATGGCATTTACTACAAATGCAAATAATAGAATTTTTACAAACCCTGAAAGAGTAGAGCGGTACGAGAGATGTAGATTTTTAAATAATATTGTAATTACAAATGGATCAATGTCAAATCTATCAACAGAAATGGTAAGTGGAGTAAAAAGACTTAACGCAAACGCTGGAAGTAATTATGTAGGGTTAACTGGAACAGCATTAAACTTAAGCAAAAATGCTCCTACGGATGAAATAAGGCTTGCCTTTTCAGTTGTAAATAAAAATGCAAATAATGTTTCACCAATTAATCCAGACAAGGTTTATATATTAATTGAGTTTTCAGACACAGATGTTTACGGAGAAGGTCAGTGGGCAAGATTTGAAGCAATAATAGAAGACTATGATTTTGCAAATAACAGATATATTGTTAGCACCAAACAATTACAAGAACTAAGAAAAAGCAGTACAGGGTTTAACTGGGACTCTGTAAACACTATAAAGGTTTACACTTCAGTATTTATTGAAAACGATGTTCTTTCTGATGATTTCTATATTTGTTTAGATGCTGTTAGATTAGAAAATGTTACATCTATAAACCCTTTGTATGGTTTAGTTGGATACTCTGTAATTAAAAACATAGACTCTGCAACTGTAATTAAAGAATCAAACACAACAAGTTATATTGAATTTAGATTTGGGATGAATATTAATAATGGCTGATCAAGGTATTAAAAAATAATTATTCCAAGGTCGTCTTTGCCACCAGCAGGCAAGGACGGAGAGTATCTGGTTCGATACAGAATAGCGTCACAAGATAAAAATAGATACTCACACTGGTCTTTAATTCATAAAGTTATTGGCAAAAGCCTACAGATAGTGAGTGGCAGAATTGAAAGGGTTAACTCTATCATAGTAGTTGCCTGGGATTCTGTACCTAACATATCATCTTATGATATTTTTACAAAATATAATAATGAAACAGAATATACATACCATGGAACCGCTACCTCAAATAACTATTCTATCATTAGTCAGGGTGGAACAAGCATAGATATAGCGGTACAAATAGGCGGTATATTCAAAGAAAGAAGAGATAGTAATACTATCTATACTGGAACTTTAAGTTTGGTATAATTATACAGGAGGAATTATGGCACAAATATCACCACCAGAACGAGGACAACCTTTAGACGTAAACTATATTTATAGTATAGTTAATGCAGTAAATGAGTTGTCTAAGCAAATATCACCATCATCTTCAAAGTATGTAACGATTGATATCCCAGGAGATGGGCCAAGGTCTGTTAAGGCTTCTGAGGCAAGAATTATTGGAACAGAGAAAGTTGTTGTAACTAACTCATCAAAAAATATTGGCGATGAGGAAACCTTTGAATATGTGTTTCCAGCAGAGTTTAAATTTAAACCAGTAGCAACTGCTACTCCAGTTAACATAGGCCAGACCAATGCTGGAGAAAATGTAACCGTAGTTTTAAAAAGTGTAGGAACTTCACGTGTGGAGGGCCTAGTTCGATTTAATGAAACTGGAAACTTATCTGTATCCGTAAATATATTGGTCGTTGGCATACCTCTTTAATGATAAGTTGTAAGAAATGTTTTCGCAAAATGTTAATAGACAGGGTATACAACTCAGTCTCACATTTAGAGATATATTGTTTGACTTGTGGATCAAGAAGATTTTTCCATCCACCATCTGATTCGGAGGAAGGTCGATGGCTACTAAAAAAGGAAATAGAACGAGCGAAGAGTACAATGGCGCTCCTGTAATACCTGGAAATAAAAAGGTTTGGTTTTTAAATAAAGATCTTGTTAGGATCGTGCATTATAACAGATCAAACGGCATTATGTCAATATATAATATTAACAAAGATAGATTAGAAAGTTGTTTGATTAATGATTTTAAAACTAAAAGAGAACGTGCTTACACTGTAGGAGAGACTGCTGATCTTGTTAATAGGCATAAAAAGTATATGCCATCATTAATGAAACGTGGGATTATTCCATTTCCAACAGGATCACAAAAAGGTGGTGAACGTGGATGGCAAGTAAGATCTTATTACTCAGAATCGCAAGTAAGAGAGATTCGTGATATACTGGCTACATACCATATTGGTAGAACCAAGAAAAGATAACTTAATAACAAACGATATCACACCAACAAAGGCAAGAGTTGACTCGCAGAATGGGTGATGGTATACTTACATATACGAAGAACTGAAGATGGAAGATTTATACCAATTTGGTCTGAATCAATATAACTAGAAGGGTATGAAATGGAAAACGAAGATACAAAGGTATCAGTAACAATTAGGATATACGCTAAACCTTGGAAACTTTCAATCACTAAGACTTGATCTTGGTGTTGTTGATAGTCAAGACGTGATGGAGAAACTACAGACCAGGCTTTTGAGCGTGTGTATAAGTTTGTTGAAGATAAACTCTCAGAAAAGATATCAGAAGCAAAGGTCTGAACTAGAAGAAAGCAACTAGTATGACTGACAAGCAAAGATCGAATGGGCATTGCTTAGTCGTTTTGACAAGCACTATAAGTTTCAAGATGAGGTTATGCTCCAACACATAATTTAAGTGGTAGAGCAGTGGGTCAGCAGAAATTCTTGTTGAGTCCTATACGCATTAGAAACTTGCTATGCTTTGCTAGAATACTATTTTGAAGTTGCAGATAATCCAACTTGGAATCATTTGCTTATACATTGCAGATGATATACTAAAAGGCAAAGACTGAATCAGAAAAGACTTACGTGATCGTGAGACAACGTAAAAAATTAGCAAAGGAGTGGTTGAGTGAATAATACAGAGTCTAAAGCTAATCTCAGCAGTTCTTCAAGACAAGCAAGTGCATGTTTTGTTGCAGGCAAATGTAGAAACATATACTAAGAACACACTTAGATGTCTGGCAACTTTATTAGAAAGTATTCATGAAAATAATGGCATCAGTTCCTCCAGCATCTTTAGTTGTAGAAAAGTTTAGAGATTTTGATCCAATTAACGGTGTTGGTTCTACAAAGCATCACCTTGAAGAATTACAGACAGAATACTTAACATGATAGTTTAAAAGATATTATTACGATCTGCAGCATACTGATGTACAAGGTGGTCATAGGATTAGATGCACTAGAATCATCTAATTACTAAAACATCAGAACTTAAAAAAAATACAGCAGCCATTCGTGATATTGATGTTACAGATCTAGATTCTGCAGTTGCATATTTTGAAAATGTTAAAGAAGCAACAGGAATCTTGGAGCGTTGGAATTAAAACAGGTTTGCCAGGCTTCGATAACTACTTACCTTCAGGAATTATGCCAGGGCAACTAGGAGTATTTCTTGCATACCCAGGTATAGGAAAGTCTTGGTTGGCTCTCTACTTTGCTGTACAGGCTTGGAAGCAGGGTCGTAGCCCCTATGATTATCAGTCTTGAAATGTCTGAAGACGGAAGTTCGTAATCGTGTATTTGCAATTATGGGCGAGGGTCTTTGGTCACATAGAAAGTTAGTTCAATGGTGATAGTTGAAATTGATATGCTTAAAGTATTGGCATGCACAAAAACTGTTCAGGGTAGACCAGAGTTTCATATCATATCAAACGATACTGGTGGAGAAATTAATCCAATCGGTACTTCGTGGAAAGATTGATCAGTACAAACCAGACTTTGTTATTGTTGACTACCTACAACTTGATGGCACCAAACCAAAAGTCTGATAATGAAACTGTACGAATGAAGAATCTTTCTCGTGAACTTAAACTTAATGGCTATTAGTGAAGAGGTACCTAATTATTGCTATCTCATCTGCTACACCTGATGATGTGAAAGATTTGTCAACAGTCCCAACACTTGGACAAACAGCATGGTCAAGACAGATTGCCTACGATGCTGACTGGGTTTTAGCACTTGGTCGTGGTAACCAATAGTGATATTATTGAGTGTGCATTTAGAAAGAATCGTAACGGATTTATGGGAGACTTCTTAGTACAGGTAGACTTTGACAAGGGATATTATAGGTACAAAGATTATGAAGATAAGTCAGTATAATATGCTCCATGGAGACATTTCAGCACAAACCCATAAAAAGGTTTGCTTTGGACGGGGGTCATCAATGATGACTCTGCCATATAGCAGATTACAGCAAGAGTATATCAGGCTACTGGTATCAGAGATGCAGACTATCTGGCTATGCTCCAAGAATTGACATCAATCCAGAATTTACATTATACATATAAACGAAAACAAAAATTATTTTGAATTTAAATTAAGCGTATACGGAATATATATAGGAGAAAGAAATCAGAATGGATACTAGGGATAGACGGAACCAAGCCAGTATATACACAGCCAATCAAATCAAAAGAGTACATCGCAGGATCTGGCGTAACTGTGAAAAGAGCAGAGTCTCGAATACATAGTATTTTGCCCATTCCATTCAAATCATAGAACCACCTGCAGGAGAAATAAATAAAGATACTGGATTGTTCTTTTTGTTTTTCATGCAGAAAACAGCAGACCTAATAGAACTTAGTAATGCATTTGTCTGATAGAACATATTTTGAATCTGTTAGATTTATTAAGAGTAAAGAGGTTGAGACAGATATTCTGTCTGAGGTTAATAGTAAGTTAATCGAAAAGCACAGAATGTGACAGAGTTTGACATGTACTGTATGTTAATAAGGCTTCATGAACAGGCACTTAATTCAGCAAAGAGCAAAAGACTATTTTGTTAAAATCGTAAAGATTACTAAAGAATCTGTTACTAAAATTTGAATTTAGGTTATTCTGAAAACCAAGACATGGTAACCATTCCAATACAAAATAGCAGATGGACTGTGCTGTAGGGTTTGTTGGAAGATCTATTGAGGGTAAAGACTTTAAGAATACACCAGGACTTCCAAAGACTAAAATATTATTTAACTCTAAATAGAGTAAAATTGCATCTAAGGTTATATGTTGTGGAGTCATCTTTTGATGCCATTAGGTTAGACCAGGTTGGATTTCCAGCCGTTGCTACATTGGGTGCTAACGTATCATCCAAGCAAATAGATTTGCTTCAAAAATATACTTTAGTGATATAATTATTATTGCTGATAATGATGAGGCAGGCGGTAACATGAAAGAAAAGATAGTTGAAAGACTAAATGGAAATGTTATCTGTGATTAACTTAGATAAACAATACAAAGATATAGGCGACATGGACGATCAAGTCAATAAAAGAATTGGAATACCAATTTGACAAATCAATATTGTCTATGCTACAATAGAAAAAACAAGGAGAAATAATGAATAAAATAGTAGGACTTAAAAACATAAATGCTTTACTAGATAAGAAGACAGACGAAAATGGTCCAAGGTTCGCTGGCTAAAGTTAGCTGATGGACAGGCAGTAAAGATTAGATTTATTGAAGAGTTAGACGAAGACTCTGCAAACTATAACGAAAAGCGTGGACTTGCATTCGTTGTTAAGGAACACACAAATCCAAAGGATTACAAGCGCAAGGCTGTAGACACACTAGAAACAGAAGGTCGTGACTGGGCTGAAGAAATGTACCGCAAGGATCCAAAGGAGCTGGCTGGAGAGGCCAGTCTTCGTTTTTATTGCAACGTTCTTGTTGACGATGGCATCGAAGACCATATGTTGCAATCTGGTCAATGGGTATCAGCAAGCAATCATCATTTAATACAATTCGTGAGTATGCACTTGAAACAGGAAGCATCTCAAACGTTGTTTGGAAGTTAAAGCGTAATGGTCAGGGAACTGAAACATCATACACTTTGATTCCTGCTGCACCAGATACGGAGCCATTTAACTGGGAAGGTGTTGAACCATATCGCTCTAGAGAAGGCATTGCGTCGAATTCCATATGCGGAGCAAGAAGCATTCTATCTTAGGTTTTGATCACTCCATCTACATCAGCGTACGAATATTGACTGGTAGTAGATGAACTACGTACCACTACACGTACATACTCACTATTCATTATTGGATGGTATTGCTACTCCATCAGAATACGTAGATCGTGCTAGTAGAGTTGGGTATGCCAGCAATTGCTATTACAGACCATGGCTCTCTATCTGGGCACAGTGAAATGTATCGTATTGCTAAAGCAAGTGGCATCAAGCCTATTCTTGGCATAGAAGGTTATATGTGTGAAGATCGCTTTGATCAAAGAGATAAAGGCAGAACGAGACCGATCAATTAGATATGGTTTATAACCATATAGTTCTTCTAGCCAAGAATAAGGCTAGGTTTAGAAAACCTAAACAAGACTAAATGAAATTGCTTGGACAGAAGGTTATTACAGAAAGCCACGATATTGACTTTGAAGTTCTTGCAAAATATAAAGAAGGAATTATTGTATCTTCTGCTTGCCCTAGCGGTATTATTGCTAAGGCAATCGAACTAGGCGAACTTGGCATGGCTAAGAAATATATAAAGTGGTTTAAAGAACAGTTTGGCGATGACTATTATATTGAGGTAATGCCACACAATCCGACGAATCAATCAATAGAAATATATTGAATTAGCAGATGAGTTTAGGGTTAAGATTGTAGTAACTCCAGACTGCCATCATGTTGATCCATCAGCAAAAAGAAATTCAAGAATTAAAGTTAATTCTTAATACCTACATGCTAAAGATTGCAAAAAGATGTTACATATGAAAAGTCTAAAAAACAGAGTGATCATGATGAAGCGCCTTGATTATTTATATGGTGCAGATACGTCAAATGTCGTTTAATAAGTTTGACATTCATTTGTTATCATATGAAGAAATGAAAGAGGCTATGGCAAAAGCAAGGTATTGATCATGAAGAAGATATTTATGTAACTACAATTGATATTGCATACTAAGATTGAAGACTATGATATTCAAGATGGATCTAAATCTGCTTACCAGTTCAGTATAAAAATCCAGATAAGAATTAAAGAACTGGCTATGGAAGGCTTAAGCAGAGCGTGGTCTTGATACATAACCAAGAATATCTAGATAGACTTGATGAAGAGTTAACAGATTATTCAGGATAAAAAGTTTGGTCCATACTTTCTTGTTGTTCGTAATATGATTAACTTGGGCAAAAAAGAAGGAATTATGGTTGGTCCAGGTCGTGGATCATCTGCTGGATCTTTGCTTTGCTATGCACTTGGAATCACAGATATTGATCCTATTCAAGCATGGACTATTGTTCTTCCGATTTATTAACCCAGAGCGTAATGATTTTCCTGATATTGATACAGATATTCAGGATTCTCGTCGTGATGAAGTTAAAGATTATCTTAGTTAGACAGTATCGACATGTTGCATCTATTGCAACATTTTTAGAGTTTAAAGATAAAGGTGTTGTACGAGATGTTGCACGAGCATTAAATATTCCATTAGTCAGATGTTAATAAAGTTTTAAAGACTAGTAGATACTTGGGATGAGTACTGTACATCAAAAACTACTGCATGGTTCAGAGAGAAATATCCAGAAGTGGAAATATATGGAGAACAACTACGTGGTCGTATTAGAGGTACTGGTATTCACGCTGCTGGTGTTGTCACTAGTAAAGATCCTATCTTTAAGTATGCACCAATGGAGACACGTAATGTCTACTGGTAGCCGATGAGCGTATTCCTGTTGTGGCAGTTGATATGGAAGAGGCTGAAAGAATTGGTCTTATTAAGATTGATGCACTTGGTCTAAAAACACTGAGTGTTATTAAGGATACTCTTAATATGATTAAAGAAAGATCATGGAACAAGATATTAGATCTATTAGACATTGATATGGATGATACAAACGTTTATCAAATGCTTTCAGATGGATATACAAAGGGTGTATTTCAGTGCGAAGCAACACCATATACAAATCTACTTAGTTAAAATGGGTGTAAAAAATCTAGAAGAGCTTGCTGCATCAAATGCTCTTAGTTCGTCCAGGTGCTATGAATACAATTGGCAAGGACTATATTGCTCGTAAAGCATGGTAGACAAGCAGTAAACTATTTACACCAAATAATGAAACCATTTACGGAAGATACATTATGGCTGTATTCTATATCAGGAACAGGTTATGCAGGCATGCGTACAACTTGGCGGTATGTCCATGTCGGAAGCAGATAAGGTTAGAAAGATCATTGGTAAGAAAAAGGATGCTAGAGAATTTGATGTATTTCAAGTGATAGGTTTGTTAGTGGTGCTTCTAAGTTTATTAGTCCTAATCGAGGCTCTTGATCTTATGGCATGACTTTGAAGCGCATGCAGGCTATTCGTTCAACAAATCTCATGCGGTTGCTTACTCTACGCTCTCGTATTGGACGGCATGGTTAAAGTATTATTATCCACTTGAGTTTATGTATTGCATTACTTAAAAATGAAAAGGATAAAGATGCGAGAACTGAATATCTTATTGAAGCAAAAAGAATGGGTATTAGCATTAAAGCTACCTCACATTAATGATTCGGATATTGATTTTAAAATTGAGGGTAAAGGTATTCGGTTTGGACTGTCAGGATTAAGTTTATCTCTGATAAGATTGCAGAAAGATATATTGCAGCACGACCATTTAAGTCTTATGAGGAAGTTGAAGAATTTACTTTTACAAAAGGTAATGGAGTAAACAGTCGTGCACTACAGGCTATGAGAGTTATTGGTGCTGCATACATTCCCAGATAATCCAAGAAATGATGCATGAGATTAAAGAAAATCTTTATGAGTATTTAAATCTTCCAGAATTTAATATAACTAGTTCCATCACATTATTATGCATTTATAAATGAGATAGAGGACTTTGAAGAAAAGGGTTCTTTTATTTTGATGGGAATGGTTAAAGGCTATTAAGCGTGGCAAGGGGTGGTCAAGAGTTGAGATTATTGGATAAGACTGGAAGCATAGGTAGTATTTGATGAAGAGCAAACTACTATTGAGGCTGGACGAAGTTATATTGCACTCTTGCAACTGATAATAGAATTGTTAGTGCTGTTCCTGTGGACGAATTAAAAGGGTCTGAAGCAGCGCTTATTAAGTTTTTAAATTATAGAATGCTTCCATATAAAGATGATGAGTTATTTGTTGTATCTTTTAAACCAAGAATAACAAAAGCAGGTAAAAAAATGGCATCACTTACTCTAGCAGATACCTCTAGAGAGTTACATTCTGTAACAGTATTCCCTACAGCATTTGCTAAGGCATATATGAAAATAGAAGAAGGACAGGCATATAAATTTGAATTTGGTAAAACCAAAGATGGTACCGTAATATTGGAGGATGTAAATGTCGGTTAGCATTGAAGATGTATTAGCACAGTTAAACCCTAAGTTAAGAAAAAGCATATTAGTAGGAGATGAAGTTCCAAAGACTGAGTATGCAGCAACACCCAGTTATGGACTCAATCGTGCCCTGAATGGTGGTCTACCGTACGGTAGACAGGTATTGATATGGGGATCAAAATCATCTGCTAAATCATCACTATGTTTACAGACAATTGCCTTAGCGCAACAAGAAGGCAAGATCTGTGCTTGGATTGATGCTGAAATGTCATATGATAAAGTCATGGGCAGAGAAGCTTAGGTGTAGATACATCAAAACTAATTGTTTCACAGGCTAGAACAATTAACGAAATGGTTGATGTAGGTGTAAATCTTATGGAGGCTGGAGTAGATTTAATTGTTGTAGATTCTATTACATCTCTTGCTACCTGCTATTTATTTTGAAAAAGATTCTGACGAACTTAAGCAATTAGAAAACACAAAACAAATTGGTGCAGAGTCTCGTGACTTTAGTAATGCGTGGAAGATGATTAACTATGCCAATAATAAAGTTAAGCCAACATTGTTTATATTAATTAGTCAATCAAGAAATAATATTAATGCAATGTATACAAGCCAACAGCCAACTGGTGGACAAGCTACTAAGTTTTATTCTTCTACTGTTATTAAACTATTTTCATCAGAATCAGACAATCAAGCATTGAAAGGAAAGATATATGTTGGTGACAAGGCTCATTGAAGAAAAGATTGGTAGAAAGGTTAGATGGGAACTCCAGTTTTCAAAAACTAGTGCTGCTTTCCAGTCTGGTGAGTATGATTTCTATTTTAGAGGCGATACTTTGGGCATTGACTCTGTCGCTGATCTTGTTGACACTGCTGAATCTTTGGGCATAGTAGAAAGAACTGGAGCCTGGTATGTTCTTCCAGATGGTTCAAAGGTTCAAGGTAGAGATGGATTTGTTAATAGAGTAAGAGAGGATCTTGATCTACAAGAAATGATTAAGACTAAGATCAGTGGATAAGTACACAATATTTGAAGGAAAGTTTCCTTGCAAAACTTGTAAAAAAGAAGTAAAAACTATTAGAGTATATATTTCAACTGGGATGGCATCCTGGATGTGCTCTGAAAAGCATTTATCAGAAGTACAGTTATTTAAAGTTGGATATAAGAAAGTAAAAAGAGATGAGTGAAAGAGGCGAGAGTAAAAGAATAGGTGCCAGGCAGCACAAAAATTCTGGTAGAAATACTAAGAAAGGTGATGCTACTTGGCATAACTTTACTGTAGATTTTAAAGAGGTGGGAAAATCATTTACTCTTAATCAGGATGTATGGGCAAAGGCAACAACGGATGCTATTAAGAATAACGGAGATCCAGCCATTATCGTTGTAATTGGCGAGGGAAACAAGAAGGTCAGACTTGCCATGAATACGAAGTTAGAACTACCTGAGCAGGTTGGTGATTGGAATGATAGTACATGGCTAGGATATGAGGGCTTAACATCTGATACATGTGGGCTGAAAGGATATTTGCGAATGCCAGATATCCAGAAGAGTGGAGGCGGACTGAAGTTAGTTAGACCGCAGGCCATTCAGGGCTGCATGGGTATATGGATGGCACAGTTTCAATAGAGGAAATTAAGCAAGATCAATAGATGGTCCCGTGCTGCTCTCAAATACATAATTAAGTGATATCTGCTATAATTAATACAAACAAAGGATAACAATGACTAAAAATTTATTGAAGCAAGTAATGATAAAGAGTCCAGACAAAAAGACTGAATCTAAAGAGGATACAAGTTTTATCGATGGAATAATAGAAGAAATAGAATCTGGCTATATGACAAAAACAAAGCCAAGATTCAGCAAGAAGACAAACTTTTCAGCATCCGCTTTAACTTATGGCGCTGGAGAATGTCCTAGATACTGGTACCTTGCATTTGATGGTCAGGTTCATTATGATAACTCTGACGCATTTGGTGTTGCAAATAGAACTAACGGAACTCTTGGCCATGAAAGAATTCAAGAAGCAATTGAGGCTTCAGGACTGCTAGATACAGATATGGAATTTGATCCAATTGAAAGAAAATATAATAAGCAAACTCATCCAGCAATGGAATTTCGAGTTAAATTAGACGATCCACCTTTTGATGGTGTATGGAGATGTCATGCTTAAGCATAATGGTGAAAGAATTATTGGTGAAATTAAAACAATAATGAATGAAGGTTTTGAATACAAAAAAAATAGTAGAAAGCCTAAGATGGGTCATCTTATGCAATTACTAATCTATATGAAAGTTTGGAAAGTCGGCAAGGGTGTAATGATTTATGAAAATAAAAATAATCATGAGTTGTTGACTTTACCAGTAGTAGTAAGCGATCATTACCGTCGGTGGGTAGACCAGGCATTTGATTGGATGAGAACAGTACACAAGTCTTGGAAAGATCGAGAGTTGCCACAAAAACCTTATCGATCTAATTCTAAAATTTGTAAAGTGTGCCCAATCCAAAAAGCATGTGCTGAAGCAGAGGCAGGGGTAATTAAAATTAAACCTCTGGAGTTGCTAGAAGATGAAAAGTTGTAGATGGTGCGATCATACATTTGAATCCGATATATCCTATCAGATATATTGTTCAGAAAAATGCAGAGAGCAAGCCACTAAAGAAAAAATTGCACAAAGATATATCCAGACTAGACGACAAAAACGTAAGGGTAAGAATAGAATTTGTAAACAGTGTGGAGAGAAATTATCTATATACAACGATGAGCCGTTATGTAATCAATGTGTAATTAATCCAATAGATGTTAAAAAAGTTTTAAAACAAGTAAAGGGATTGTCAAATGACAAAGGCAAAAGAAACAGATAGATATCTAGAAGGCAGTTACGGTAAAATGCCTGGAGTAATTTGCTCTATAGATGCCAGTACTAATAATCTTGCTTTTGCGATATATTCATATAAAAAATTAGATTGTTATGGAAAAATAACATTTAATGGTAGAGATATATACGAGAAGATAACTGATGCATGTAAAAAGTCTAAAGCATTGTTTGATCATTACAACTTGGTTGAAGCCATTGTTATTGAACATACAGTATTTATGAATAGTCCAAAAACTGCAGCAGACCTTGCATTAATACAGGGTGGGATCCTGGGTGGTGCTGGTTTATCTGGTATTCAGATTATCGGTAAGGTTTCTCCAATTACTTGGCAAAATTATTTAGGAAACAAAAGATTAACTAAAGAAGAGCAGATTAAAATTAGATCTTTAAATCCTGGAAAATCAGATTCATGGTATAAATCTTATGAACGTGAGTTCAGGAAACAAAGAACAATAAAACTATTAGATGTTATTTATGATAAAAAATAACAGATAACGATGTTGCTAGATGCATGTGGAATTGGTCATTGGTCAATAAATAACTGGAATAAGGCTATTGGTTTTGACAAGGATGAATCATGAGTGCTAAACTATATACAAGTGAATTATGGCTTAAAAAGAGATATCACATTGATAAGAAATCTCCAGAGGCTATAGCAAAAGAATGTGGGGTAAGCGTGGAAACTATTTATGTATATCTTGCTAAGTTTGGATTAAGGAAGTCAAAGAGATGAGATTAGAGCCAGTATTTCAAGATTCAAAACATTTTAAGTGTGAGGATTTATATTTACTTACAGTAGGAACAGAGGCTGGAAAAGAAATATTAGAGACCTGCCATGAAATTGCACACATGTTAGTAAAAAAGAATATTGCTTATGGTAACTCAGCCCTTGAACCTGTACGTATATTTTCAAAGGCGGGACCAAGAGAGCAACTTCATGTTCGCATAGATGATAAGTTAAATAGACTATGAAGGGTACAGAATATCCAGGAGATAATGATATTGATGACTTAATAGGATATTTGAGTGTTGTTTAAAATAGCAAAATCAAATGATTTAGGAACTCAGGGGGACTATAAACTTGTCAACTGAAGAAGATTTAATTAAGCATCTTGATGAAGTTAATAATGTTGTTGGAGAATATCTTAAAGGGAAATGATCCAACAAAGATTTCTAAAGATCTTTCAATTACCAAGAACTCGTGTTGTATCAGCATATAAATGAGTGGAAGGTTATGGCATCTGCCAATGATGCTATCCGTGCTCGTGCTAAAGAAGCACTTGCAGTTGCAGATACACATTATAGCAAACTAATTAGCAAAGTCATATGAAGTTATTGATGAGGCATCCATGACTAATAATCTTGGATGCAAAGACTGCAGCAATTAAACTTGTTATGGATATTGAATCAAGAAGAATTGATATGCTACAAAAAGCAGGACTTCTTGAGAATAAAGAACTTGCAGAAGAAATGGTTGAGATTGAAAGAAGACAAGAAGTTTTGATGGCATTCTTAGAGATATTGCATCTGAGCATCCAGAGGTTCGTGATGATTATTATGCAAAGACTATCTGCTATTGCTAGAGAAGGAGAGGTGATTACAGTTGTCCACGATGTTCAATGATTTTCTTGAAGTATTTAAGCAGATAATCATTTTGAAGAAGACACCAGTAGATGCAAAGACATTTGTTGAGTCTCCAGACTATCTTGGACAGCCACCATTATCTGATATTCAATATGACATTGTAGAAGCTATGAGTCAAATTTATCGTAAAGAAGATCTTCAATGAACTATTATGGGAGACAGAAGAAGGCGATAGACATTATTACGAAATATACAAAAAATGAAATTATTTTGCAACTTGGCAAGGGTAGCTGGAAAAGACTTTGCATCTACAGTAGCATGCGCATATGTTGTATATAAACTATTATGTCTTAAAAGATCCTGCAAGGTATTTTGGTAAACCATCTGGAGATGCTATTGATATTATTAACGTTGCTATCAACGCTCAACAGGCTAAAAATGTTTTCTTTAAAGGTTTTAAAACAAAGATTGAAAAGTCACCGTGGTTTGCAGGAAAGTATGATCCCAAAGTAAACTCTATTGATTTTGATAAATCTATTACTGTTTACTCTGGACACTCAGAACGTGAATCTCATGAGGGTCTTAACTTATTTATGGCAGTGCTTGATGAGATTTCTGGATTTTGCCATCAGAAGTTGGAACTGGAAATGAGCAAGGTAAAACTGCAGACAATATTTACAAAGCATTTCGTGGTACTGTAGATTCTCGTTTTCCTGATCTTGGTAAAGTAGTTCTTCTTTCATTTCCTCGTTATAATGGAGACTTTATTTCAAAACGGTATGAAGATGTAATTATGGAAAAAGATGTAGTAGAACGCAGACATAAATTTATTATTAATGAAGAATTACCAGAAGAGATCCAGATAATGAATTTGAGATTGCACTGGGAAGAAGATCACATTAAATCCTATAAATATCCTAGAATGTTTGCAATTAAAAGACCTACATGGGAAGTAAATCCCACTAGAAAGATAGATGATTTTAAGATTGCATTTCTTGACTGATCTTGGAGATGCAATGATGCGCTTTGCTTGTGTACCCCAACATATTCATCAGATGCTTTTTTTAAGCAAAAAGATAAATTAGAAAGTGTATGACACTTAGAAATCCTATGGATAATTCATAGAAGATTTGATCCAAGCTTTAAGCCAGATCCAGATAAAGTTTATTATGTACATGCTGACCTTGCACAAAAGCATGATAAATGTGCATGTAGCAATTGCACATGTTGAGAAGTTGGGTTAATATTCAAGTAATTAAAGATTATGAGCAAGTTGCACCTATTGTTGTAGTTGATGCCGTTGCTTGGTGGGAGCCAAAGGTTGAAGGACCAGTTGATCTTTCTGAAGTTAAAAAATGGATACATAAATCTTCGTAGAGAAGGATTTAATATTGGAACAGTTTCATTTGACCGTTGGCAATCATTTGATATTCAGCAGGAGCTGAAAGCGGTAGGAATGAGAACTGATACTGTTTCTGTTGCTAAAAAGCATTATGAAGACCTGGCTATGATGATATATGAAGAAAGAATTGCAATGCCTATGATTCCTTTATTCTAGAAGAAATGACGCGAGCTTAAGATTATGAAAAATAATAGTGTTGATCACCCACGCAAAAAATCTAAGGACCTTAGCAGATGCTGTTTGTGGGGCGATATTTGGTGCCATATCTCGCATACAAGTAAGAGACTCTAAACCTTGAGATTGAGGTCCATACATTTAGAGGACAACCTGTCAGAGTTGACACGCATCACGCAGAACGTGATACAATATAGAACCTAGCCAAGTAGAAGATATTAAAGACATATCTGGATAGACTAAAAACGAATATAAATAATAAAATGAATAATAAAAGGAGAAAAATGAATTCATTTAAGAAAATCGCTCTTGCCGTGGTTGCAGCCATGACTACCGGGCAACAATCAGTAGCAACACCTGCAAGTGCTGCCGTAATGACAGTCGCATGTAACTCTTGATGGAACTGCTAATACAACAGCATCCGCAATTGCTACACCTAGCTGCATTGCCAGTACCAGCAGACAACACAGTTGACGCATGCTGATGCACTTAAGTTTGTTGCAACAGTAGACACAGGAACATCTGTTTCAGTAGTTGCAACTAACGCAACAATCGTTTCTGCATCTAGCACATCTGCTGCACCAGTAACAGCATCGTCAGGATCATCATCTTTGACAATTGCAACTGGAACAGGAACAACTGCAACGTTTTATGTCTATACAAAGACAACAGCAATTGGTACAGTTGCTGTATACAAATCAGCGGAACAACACTAACATATTATGTTCAGGGTACTGCTGGCAAGATTAATAATCTTGCAGCTTTCATCCTGCTACATGATGCTGCTGGCACATCAAGTGTTGTAACAGCTACAATGCTAACAGACGTATTTGGTAACAAGGTTTCAGGTAAGGCCTAACTGCACCCGTTGTTGGTGCAACTGCAACACTAGAACTACAGCTACAACTGGCTGCTACACTTTGACAGATTTTAGCAGATTGCAAAGTTTAGTGCACTTCCAACAACTGGTTCATGCAACCCTTGTTGTTCTGCTCCAAATTCATCTGATGCAACTTCGCAGCTGTAGTATCGAGTCTTCAACTACTTAGTAGACTTGCAGCGTAGCTTTATCAGAGCAATCTGACAGTATCGTGATCTAGTATGCAGCACTTGCTGCAAAGGCTGCAGATGCTGCATTGTAAAGGCTCGTGTGCAGATGCTGCTGATGCTGCAAAGGCTGTATGCAGATGCTGCTGCTATGCAGCACTGCTAAGGCTGCCTGCTGATGCTGCTGCTATTACTGCTGCTGCTGAAATTGCAACTTTAGAAGGCTAATGCTGTAACTGCTAAGGCTGCTGCAGATAAGGCTCTTGCTGATGCAGGCTGCTGCTAAGGCAGAACTTGATAAGGTTAAGGCAGATAACGCTGCTGCATCTATCGCTGCAATGAAGAAGGCATTCAATGCACTTGCTGCAAAGTGGAATGCAAAGCTAATCCAAAGGCCAAGGTTGCACTAGTTAAGTAATACTAACATAACAATTAGGGGAGTGGGAAACATGCTCCTCTTTTCTTTTAGGTGATATAATTAGTATGTTTGATTTAATGGAAAAGCAAAACAAAATAGTAAAGTTCTAACCTGTTGAACAGTATCATACTGGAGAAATCACATGGGAAGACGTAGCAAAATTTTTATATAGTGAGTCTCTTATACCAAATGAAATTCTTAAGGATAGAATTTTAAATCAAGGTGGTTCCTTTAGAGGTAATGTTGAAATTCAATCAGGCCTATGGTTTGCTCCTCAAGGCAAGAAAATCAATATTTAATCATTTTCAAGGGTGTAACTGAATTATTATATAAATTAAATAAATCTATAGACAATACCAATTGTGATTATTATGAAAGCAAACCATGCAACTGTAACAGCGACTGGCACTCTGCAAGGAATAAGAATATCAATGACTGACAGGCTTACAGGCTATCATGCAGATACTGTCGATGCAATTTTTGGCAGATACTTGGAACATCTTTATGGGAAGTAGATCAAAAAGAAACTTATGAACTAAAACCGGAGATATAGTTTATCTACCTACTGAAACAGAACACAAGGTTTGGGGCGTTGTGGCCCAAGACTAGGCCTTATAATTGACAACCTTAATACCAAATATTTACAATAAAATGATATAATCTCCCTATAGCACAACGGGAGAGGAGATTAAAACTAATTTATTCAGAGTAATACTTTCAGGATTATTTGCATTTGGATGGATGCTTTCGGCAACATCTCAAGCAAGTACAGATCCTTTAGTTCAAGCATATCACGACATACAACGAGTTACAGACAGATATAAAAATAACCTAACAAAAAACAAAGCCAAAACACAAGAATTATTAGATGTAGCAAATATCAAAATATAATACTGCAGTTTGCTGCTAAACAAGATATGGACAATAAAAGTCTATAATGGATAACAATCAAATAGCATACGATACTGCAGTATCAGACGAGGCAACAGCAACTACAGCAAAAAACAATGCTACAGTCAGCAGTAGATACTCAACAATCAGTTAGAGATTCTGCCTACATAAACCTTCAAAACAAACAAGATGCTTTAGATATAGCAAATATTAACTTGTCAGATAGCATCAGTACAACATCAAAGTGCTACTAACAATGGCGTATCATTTCAGAATATTATCCACTATCTAAGAAATGGAAACTACTGCCTATTTATCCCAGTATGCTGGAGTTAATGTGCCAGGGTGCACTTCCATATTTTTATACAGTATGCTGGAGATGGTGCAATATGTGGATCATCTCAAAATATTATTGGTATATTTAATGCAACTCTTACAGTTCCAGCATGGAATTAATGACGTATATTTTGCAGCATACACAGATGACGGGTCTAAGATTATATGTAGATGGAGTTCTTGAATCATCTCAATGGGTAGAACAAGGTGGAACATGGGGACCCGTATACAAGACATTTTAATACCTCAACAGATAAAACTTTAGAGCTAGAAGTTTGGTGGTATAACGGTGGTGGTCCAGGAATTATGACTATTGGTTGGGGATATAATGGAATTTGGACTGGAATTCCAGGGGCATATCTATCTTATGGATCAGGGCATCACAGTCAATAAGTTATAAATGCATATAATCAAGCTGTATCGGCACAGCAAGCAAGCTCAAACAAATTATAACAATGCTTTATCTACATACAATACAGAAAATGATTTATTAATTGAATATAATCAAAACCTAACAACTGCTGAGCAAAACCTAACAACTGCTCAATCAAAACCTAACTAACTGCTCAGCAAAACCTAACAACTGCTACAAATAACTATAATACTGCAATAATAGAAATGCAAGCAGCAATTGTTGATGCACAAACAGAATATAATAAACAATGGGATTTTGAAGAAAAACAAAGGGTTGCTGCAGCAATTGCTATAGCTATAGCAAATCAACCACAACCAACGCCAGAACCAACAATTATTGTAGATCCAACGCCAGAACCTTCGCTAGAACCTACTGTTGAGCCAACTCCAGAGCCAACGACTGAGCAAACAAAACCAACCGATCCCACTCCAGAGCCAACGCCTGAAACAACACCTTCGGCAGAACCAAGTCCAAGTCCTGAGCCTGAGCCTACTGTTGAGCCTTCACCAGAGCCTTCACCTCGAGCCATCGGATATAGATCCAGAGCCCAACTCCTGAACCAGAGCTCAACTCCGATGTACCTGTTGAAGAATCACAGAAGATAATACCATAATTGATGAAGAATTAAAAGAATTAATTCCAGAAAAAGGGACTGGAACTTCAGAAGATCTGTCTGGAGTTATAGCAAATCTAACAAGCAAAGATAATAAGCTAGTAGTACTATCTAAAGAACAAATTGCTGCTGTAAGTCAGACATTAACTAGCATTAACATCTGAGAGCAAAAAGCAGAGGTGGCAAAGATCTTAGGAATTAAAGCGATGAAGTTGCTAATAGTTGCAGAATCAGCTGAAGAATAATCCAGCAATTAGCAACAGCACTTGTAGAATTTGAAGATAGAGCAGAAGAAACTGTTGAATGCACCAATGCCATATACATTAGCAGATGCTACTACAGAAGTACAAACAGAAGCATTTTTGGCGGATCCAATAGGTGCAGTTATATCATATAGATTTAATCTAAAGATTTTAAGTCCATCAGAGTGGGGCAAAGATATGACAGATGACCAGAGAGAAAAAGCACAGGAAGTAGTTATTCCTGTAATTATTGCAAGTAATATTGTTGGCAGTCAGCCATGACAAGGAGGATAATAATGAAAATAATTAAAGGCAATTATCTTTAATTGGATATGGGAGGCATATTAAAGGAAAGTATCGCCCAAGTATGGACTATTCTTGGATTTTTTATTGCATGGCTTACACTTACTGGTACAGCCCAACAAGTAGTAGGATTAGCTACAGTATTTGCTACAATTCTATGGCTTGTTACAATACCACTGCGTGAAGAAAGAGGAATAATAATGAAAGATAAAGTTATTTTATATTCATGCAGCTAGTGGTAGGACTAGCAATTATTACTGCAATTGTTGGAGATTATGTAACTGCACGGCCTTGAAACATCTACAAAACTGGTGAGCCTGTAGAGGTTTCTGCAGAGGTTATGACTCTTGGTACAAACTGCCCTTGGAGGCCTAATAGGTATTATTGGTGGATATTTTGGGGCCAAAGGCTCTAAGGATAAAGACGAATAATTAGGTATAATGGTGGGTATGAGAAGACTAGCTGGAATTGCCTTACTTGGACTACTATTACTAGTAGCTGTGGCTACGATGGTGGGTATCGTTATCCATGTCAAGATCCAGCAAATTGGGATAAGACAGAATGTAATCCTACCAATTTGTGAACCATCTGGAACATGTTCAAGAGATTTAGTTGGTCAAACAGTATGGGACGAATATCAAAATAATAAGGGGTAAAAAATGGCTAAAGAAAGATTAACACCACAAGATTTAGATGCTAGATTAAAGTTTATTCTAGGAATCACATTAGGATCAATTTTATTTTTTACAGCAATGGGAATTTTATACGGACTATTGTTTGTTACACAACCAGTAGGAGCACAATCAGAAAATGATAAAATGTTTTTCAATGTGCTTGGATCTGTGGCAACATTTATTACAGGAACATTAGCGGGTCTATTAATTGGTCAATCTGGTGCTAAAGATATAATGAAGGCACAACTTGATAATAAAGAGATGGATGCTAAAAATACACAAGCAGACAAAAAACTTGAATCAGAATTAACAATTGCATGAAAAAAAGTTGATGCAGAGCTTGATGCAGTCAGAGCAAGACTTAGCAGCAAAACCAGATGGTGCAATGCCAGCAGAACAACCAGTAGATGCTAGATTGGGATAAGGAGTAAAAATGGCGCTAGATGATTTTCCAGTACCAGCAGAAACTGCTAAAGCTCCAAAGGTAGCGCTGCTCGTTTGATTCAAATTGCTAAATCTCAAGTTGGATATATTGAAGGTCCAAAAGATAATGAAACAAAATATGGCGCTTATACAAAAGCAAACTTCCAACCATGGTGTGGATCATTTGTTAACTGGTGTGCAAATGAAGCTGGTGTAAAGATTCCTAATACAGTTTACACTCCAGGAGGAGCAGCAGCATTTAAAAAGGCTGGTGCATGGATTGATGGAGATGTTGCAGATCCAGAGCCAGGAGATATAGCCTATTTTGATTTCCCATCAGATGGTGTTGATAGAATTTCTCATGTAGGAATTGTTATTGAAGATAATGAAGATGGAACTGTTTGGTGCATTGAAGGAAATACTTCAGGAACTAAAAAGGGAAGCCAAAGAAATGGTGGAGAAGCTTGCAAGAAACTTCGTGCATTTAAGAAAAATAAAGCTGGAGAACAAATTTCTATTGTAGGATTTGGTCGTCCAAAGTTTGGCGGTAAAGCCAGCAGAAAAACCTGCATTCCACAGCAACTGCTAACAAGGCTAGCCTAAGCCTAAGCCAGCTAACTCAAACTTGTCCAACATGTGGACAAGAAGTAAAGTAATAGCATGACAAGCATTTTTTTATTGCTATACTGATAT